AGCAGCTGAGCGAATTTCAGCTAATCACGCAAACGCACTCGCCAAAGCCACTAAGCAGAACCAAGCGGATATGGCTCGTCTTGAACAGGAGAACGCTGATTATGAAGCTCGTCTCAATGAAGCCGGTCGCCGTTGTGAGCTTGATGCTGATGACATTAACTGGCTGCGCAAATCATGAAAAACGCCTAATTGAAGCAAGCGTTTCCAAAGCGGTGGCAGAAGCTAATGTAAGTCTACCGGCGCGACCAAGTGAATGCGCTGAACGCCACAAAGAGGCGCACGCGAATTTAATTGCCGGAACTGAGGTTCGAACAGTGCTGCGAAATGAACGTAAAGCACTGCAGAGACAGTATGACCGGCAAGATCGTTGTGAAGCTTTTTACGACGAAGTGTGGAAATCCTATTGAACCGGAGTGTTTCCCTCATCCTTCTTCATTCTAAGTATTTATATCTTATTAGATAATAAGATTATTAGTATGCAAGAGGATCAGGGAAGACACTTCCGGCTCGACAAAAAGTAACCACTTACTTATAATCTCCACAAAGGAGAATGGTATGCTGTGTTCATCATCGGAAAAGGTTCCGGGTAAAGTTATTATCGCCGGTTACGTTTGGGTTATGCGTCTGAAGATCACAAATGGCGCCTTTACCGCTGCATCCACATTCCGTGCGCAAATGAGACGCTCTCCAGACGTCAATGATGTTCTTCACGAGCTTACCACCGACAATGGTGGGGTCAGGCGTATCGATGAAACCACGCTTGAACTTATGATCCCTGGTGATGTTACGGCAAGCTGGCCGGCGCGCACCGCTTTTATTGATATTGCACGAACCGACTTGAGCGAACCAACACATCTTGGTTTTCGTCTCGCCGTGCCAGTGCAGAAGCCAATCACGAGGGCGTAATGGCAGATCAAATCGTTATCACACCGGCAAGTGATTTCATCGAAATTCAATATTTTGGTGATGACGCGCCTTCGGTTGAGTTGCAAGGCGTGGGTGCGCCGGGGCCACAGGGTAAGCAAGGTATTCAAGGGCCACAGGGCAAGCAAGGTATTCAGGGAATACAGGGCAATCCTGGTAAGGATGCTATTGTTACTCCTGAGATGCAGACGCTTCACGCCAATACGCTCGCGCTTCGAGACGAGGCGAAAGTAATTAAATCGGATGTTGTGGCGACGCAGCAAGCTGTCAATCAGACGGCTCACGCTGTAAGTCAAACGGCAACCGAGGTTGAATCGAAACGTGACGCGACCGAAGGATTGCGTGCGGCTACAGAGCTGTTGCGAAATGAAGCACGCGCGGCGCGAGATGATACGAATGCGGCCAAGCAAGTTGTCGTAACTCTAAATGAGCAAACCAGTCTCGCTCGCGATGCCGCTCAAACAGCTGCTGCTGTTGCGGAACAGCATGAGCTTGGATCATCTCGACACGAAATCTCATCAGGTCAAAATGCCAATAGATCCGAAGATGCTGCAGTTCGCGCCGAGCAGGCGGCTGATCGAGCATCGCTTTTTAATCCAGCGGATTATATCAAAAGCGCCAATAATGGCTCGGATTTCGCCAATCCAGCCGCTGTTCGTGAGAATATTGGCGCTGGCGAAAAATTGGAAACTGTGTCCGAGACTGAAGCCAAAGCCGGCACCTCAGTAACGCCACGGAACTGGACGGCGGAGCGTGTTAAGCAAGCGGTTTCTGACAAGGCGCCGTTAGCCTCACCGGCTCTTACAGGCGTTCCTACAGCTCCAACCGCAGCGCCAGGCACGGATAGCGATCAAATCGCCAATACAGCCTTTGTTGTGGCCGCTATTCAACGAATTGTTGGCATGGCGCCGGAGGATCTCGACACCCTTAAGGAAATCGCTGATCGTATTGTTGCAGGTGAGGGTGAGCATGAAACACTGCTTTCACTTATCAACACGAAAGCGGATAAAAATCACAAGCACGGAATTATTGACGTCAACGGCCTGCCTGAAGCTTTAGAAGCGAAGGCGCCTTTGGCTAGCCCGGTTTTTACTGGCGATCCAACCGTTAAAACCCAAGAAACAGCAGACACCTCGAAGCGCATTGCGAGCACCGAATTCGTAAAGAACGCAATTTTGGCGTCTGGTTTATCCGTTGAGGGACATAAGCACGGTAAGAGCGATATTGAGGGGTTGGTTCAGGATCTCCTCGACATCAACGCCGGGCTCACAGCGCTAGGTCAAAATAAAGCTCCATTGGCAAGTCCGGAGCTAACCGGCAAGCCAACAGCACCTACACCAGCATCCGGAACTTCGAATACCGAAATCGCGACAACAGCTTTTGTCGCTACCGCTTTGAATAACGGAATGGCTAGTAAGGCTGAAAAGAGCCATACGCACGGTGTTGAAGGTGTTGACGGCCTGCAGGCTCTTTTGGATGCTAAAGCCCCGACATCATCTCCGACGTTTACTGACGCGCCTAAAGCCCCGACAGCAACCCCAGGCACCAATACAACACAAATTGCCACAACCGCATTTGTGACGGCTGCTATTTCGGCATTCAGCACTAACCTGGCAATCGGTGGTGTTTCCGGTCTACAGACGGCACTCGATGCTAAGCTGAGCAGTTCGCTTGCGGCGTCAACCTATGAAACTCTTATTCAGGCGTGGACGTATTCGGCTGTAGATATGACCGCCGACACAGCTCGTTTTCCCTGGGTTGACTTGGCCGGTGGTAAGTTTCGAGCCTCTTGGAATGATATCAAAAACAATCTGCAAATCAGTTACGATGCGCGTTATGCTGGGGCGACACATACTCATACGATTGCCGGTGTTAGCAGTCTTCAAGAGGCGCTGAACAATAAGTTTAGTATTGAAGGTGGAACGGTTAGGGGAAATGTCCGCTTCCTTCGCGACGGTAATACTACCGCGACTCAGTGGATTGGTGGCGGTAATGGTGATGGCGCAACCTCCACGACCAATAATTTGAAGCTCGTCTCATGGTATGGCATCGGTCTTTCTCCAAGTATTGAGGGCTCGCCTGTGCCTGCTGGCGAATACTCACACTGGTTTAATACTCGCAATGGTGACATGGGAATGCGTGGCTCGCTGACGGCAGCTGGCAACATCTCAGCCTATTCAGATGAAAGGCTTAAGACGGATATTGAAACCATCACAGATGCTCTTGCTATGATTGTCAGGATGCGTGGCGTGCGCTTCACTATGAATGGCGAGAGTAACATCGGCGTAATTGCGCAGGAGATGAAAAAGGTCGCCCCTGAAGTTGTTCATGAGGGTGAGGATGAGCAAAAAACGCTTTCCGTATCTTATGGTAACATCGTGGGTATTCTCATCGAGGCGGTTAAAGAGCTGAAAAGTGAGGTGAATGAGTTGAAGCGGGGGCAAGCATGACACTTCCGTCTTCCGGTATTATCACTGCCGCTATGATTAATATTGAGCTTGGGCGCGCGCAGAATGCGCCTTTCAATCTTAATGACGCAGCGGTGCGCGCCTTAGCAGAGAAGCCAAGCGGCCCTATCTCATTTAATGACCTTCGCGGTAAATCTTCCGAAATCGTTATCGATGCTCCATTGGGTAATGGCCTTAATCTGTGTTCTGCCATCTTCAATAATTACGAAGCTGGTTTGTGGAGCTCCAATAAGAAGAAGCGGCTACGGGTTACTGGTGAAAGAAACTCCCTGCGTATTGATACGCAGTATGGGGGTGAATTTATCCTTGAAATTACACCGACTGGCATTCTTTCAGGTGGCACTGTTGTCGAAGGTTTGGCTATCGACCAAGGCGTGACGTCTATCGTTCCGGTGATTAATAACGGGATCATTAGAGGTCGCGGCGGTAACGGTGGTGCTGGTGGTAAAGGCGGCGCCGGTAATTATTCCGTTTATACTCGTGAGCCTGTAAACGGTCAGCATTTCAGTAAAGGCTCGTTCCATTACGGTGAAGAAAGATATTACGAAAGATCAGGCGGCGGTGATTACAGCGAGTGGTCACGTTGGATTATCGTATGGAATGGCTGGCGGATGCATAACTCCAGCAGTTGGTTGCCGCCATCTCCGTTTTACCCCGGCGACGGTTGGGCTTATCACAAAGTTGGCACTTATAATATTCCTAGAGAAATGGGCTATCAGGGAACATATCAAGCTAGCGGTATCGTTAGAGATAAAACTGATTGGTATGGAACTAACGGCGGAGCGGGTGGCGCCGGTGGTGTCGGTGTCGGTTACGGTATTGCGCGAACTAACGGACAGGATGGTCAGTGGGGTGGAACCAATGCTGGTCGCGGCGGTCGCGGCGGCGACGGTGGTGACTGGGGTCAACCTGGCGGAGCTGGAGCCACCGGCGCAGCTGGTAACGTCGGGGCTGGATCAGGTGGCGCAGCTGGTGGCGACAGCTTCTCTATTTGGGGCGTTCAGCGTATTAGCCTCACAGGATCTGGTCGTCTGGTTGGTAAAACTATACCAAATTAATAACAATAATAAGTATTTGCTTACTTATTAGTTGAAAGCTCGCTATAGTGGAGAGGTATTGATTATCTCTCCACTGGAGCTCCTCATGGCAAAACAGAAGAAAGCCCACGCACGACAGACCCGTCGAGATGCGCGTGAATCTGCTCGTGATAATTCTCGCCTCGTTGCGTCCCTCGATCGATCCCTTCCGACACCGCCAGTTCCTGCACGTCAGACACCTGTAAAACCGTTGACTGGTGGTCAGCGTGCATATGATGCTGCTTTTAAAACAAGCGATATTATTTACGGAGTAGGGCCGGCTGGGACGGGTAAAACCTGGTTCGCCATTCAGCGGGCGGCAGAAGAGCTGAAAAGTGGTAAGATTAACAAAATATACGTTACACGTCCGGCTGTAGAGGTGGGCGAAGGAATGGGCTTCCTTCCTGGCGAATTGGATGAAAAGTTCGCTCCGTATCTCATTCCAGTCAAAGAAGCATTCGTTGAAGCGCTTGGTTCGGGATTTTACGAGTATTGTCTCAAATCTGGAAAAATTGAGCCAATTCCTTTGGCGTTTATCCGCGGACGAACGCTTAAAGATGCATGGGTGATTGCAGATGAAATGCAAAACGCAACAAAGGCGGAATTTAAAGCCTTTCTTACGCGTATCGGTAAAAACGCAAAGTTTGTAATTAACGGTGACACTTCTCAGGTAGATGATGGTGTTTTGTCAGGATTGAAAGATGCTATTGATCGCACCCGAAATCTGGATTCCGTAAGTGTGATTGAATTTTCCCGTGATGAAATTGTGCGCTCCGGTCTTTGTCAGCAAATCGTCGAGGTGTATGAGCGGCCTTAATCAATAAGTAATCACCTAGTTATTTCTGCTATAATGAACAGAAATAACAAAATGGTTGATTATTATGATGGACTTCCAAAATGAAAACTCCTCAAACGGGGATATTCCGCTACGAAATTCCCCGTTTGAGGATGATGTTGTCGCTTATCAGTTTATACAAAACGAAGAGACCCTAAAGTTTGAAACGCAGCTTTTTAGTCAAAAGTGGTTTGATTATCGTCATTTGACACCGCTGCAGGCTACGCGTCTTTATATTCAGGCATATGATGAAGTTTATCGTCGTCATTACGCCCAGAACATTGATCATACAGCGGCCAAATACGTCAGAACGGTTAATATCGACGATATTTTTAACGGACTGGCCGCTCCTGAAAGCTCAACTCATAAAAAGGCGAAAATGCAATTTACTGCTTGTTGGCATGGCCGACAAATGGCGGATTTACTAGGTATGCCTTATGAAATTTATCTCGATCTCGCCTTCGAATATCGCCTTCGTTATTGGAATCGGAATTATCTTCCTCAACCGCAGCATCTTTATTCCGATTTGGTGGTAAACCGAATTGAGCAGCGTTGGCCAGAGCTACAGGCATCGCGATTATACACGAGCGACCATCCGGCCTATATGATTGAAAACTATAACGAATTGCCGCATCAAAAAGATTATCATGAGTGGCTTTTTAAGCAGGCGAATTTACGTTCGAATCCGGGTGAAATGCTTGGTCGTTTCGTGAATGAAGATCGTCTATCCGTTGAAAAAATTAAAAGCAGGGTGGAAGAGGGCGTCTTCGAAATCGCTCGTTCTTATATTCACTAACCCCTTAACTATTTAGCTATAAAGCTATGTAGCTAAATAGCACAAAGAGAGTTTAGAAATGACAGGTTTTCGTCGGGACGGTTATCGCCCAAAAAATCAAACAATCACATTTAAAGCATCAAAACCGAAAACGTGGTCGCATCAGGATGATCTTCAAGCTGCGATTGGCAAAAAGATCCGTATTAAGACTCTTGATGAAAGTGATCCGATCGAAGGAACATTGGTGGCTGCGGATCAGTTTTCGCTGAAATTGAGCCGGAATGATAGCGCTTATTTTAGCGTATATTATAAGTCATCGCTTACTTATTTCATGGTGCTGTAATGAGTGATGAATTTGAGCAACCCACATACGAATTTGATCGAGCGTTCCAGAGTAAAGTCGTTTCTCTGTTTATGCGCGATACCCAATTCGCTATGCGCACCAAGGATTTGATTAAGGCTGAATATTTCACCGAAGCCGCTGACGGCGCCGTGATTAATATGGTTCAGGATTACCTCAAAACCTATAAAAGCGCACCTGATGTTCGTATTCTACCAACGCTACTGAAAGACGCGTTTGGTCAAAAGCGTATTCGTGCGGATATGAAGGATGACGTTCTCGCTGTTGTAAAAAGCGCGATTGGAAAAAATGTCGATCTTTCGAATTCCAACTTTGTGATCGACAAAGTGCGCGACTTTGCTCGGCACCAGGCGGTTGAACAAGCTATCATGGCATCGCTTCCGGCTCTCGAAAAGAAAGACTGGAAATCGATTGAGAAGTTGATGAAGCAAGCGCTCTCAGTCGGAAATGAAATTGAGAGCCAAGATTACGATTACTTTAAAGAGATCGTGAGCCGAACTCAGCGCCGTGAGGATATTAAGGCCGGCAGGCTTGTTAAGCGCGGCATTACCACCGGATACTCAGGAATTGACGCCTGTCTGTTCCATGCAGGTTGGGGGCGGCGCGAATTGTCCTGTCTCATGGGGGCGGCGAAAGCAGGTAAATCGCTTGGTTTGGGCGATTTTACCAAAAACGCCTCATTGGCTGGATTTAACGCCTTTTATGGATCGTGCGAAGTCGCGAGTTGGATTATCGCCGAGCGCATTGACGCCGCTCTATCCGATACGATGATTAAGGATCTGGCGGTCGATCCCGCTCAAGTTAAGGCTAAAATTCAGGCTGTAGAAGCAAAATCCGGCGCGTTCAAAATGCGTGACTTTGCTTCAGGGACATTGAAGCCGTCTCAGCTGTATCGCATCATAGAAGAATACCGGAATGACGGTATTATTTTTGACCTGATTACGGTCGATTACGCTGACATTATGGCCTCGGAATACCGTTCAGATAACCTTCAGGAAAATCTCCGCACAATCTATATTGATCTCCGCGCGATTGCACATGAGTTTGACGCCGCGCTTTTAACGGCAACCCAAACTAATCGCGACGGTGCGAAGGCCGCAACTGCTAAGGCCACAGATGTTGGCGATGATTGGAATAAAGCTCGCACCGTGGACATTTTGATCGGCATTAACGCCACTGATGCGGAAAAAGCAGCGGGTGAGGCGCGTTTGTATTGGGCGCTTTCACGTAACACTGAAGATGGGTTCTCGCTGCGTATTAAGCAAAATCGTCAAAAAATGCAGTTTCTGAACAAAGTAATTGGGCGTGAATAATGTCTAGGATCGATGCAGATGAAATTCGAAAGGAGCTCGATATAGAGTTCCTTTTTGAACGCGAAAGCCTTCCTTACAAGATGTCTCGCGGCGCGTCAGGAATGCAGCTTAACGCCAAGCACTGCCCTGCGTGTGGTGACAGTCGTTGGCGCGTTTATCTGAATGCCGATTCCGGTGTTGGGAACTGTTTCGTATGCAATTTTCCCTACACAAAGATGAAATTTATCAAGGAGCATTTCCAGCTCGAATGGCGTGAAGCGTTTGATAGAGCGCAGGAGTTGCTTAAAGAACAGGGTTGGCGGCCAAAGCGTATTGCTGCTGTAATGGTTGATCATGGCGAAGTCGCCCTTCCATACAGTCTTGAACTACCAACAGAAGATGGGTCAAATCTTCAGTATCTGGAACAGCGAGGCATTACGGCTGAATATTCGCGATATTTTGGTCTAAGTTATTGCGAATTTGGCTGGTGGCAGTTCGAGGAAGACGGCGAGAAAAAGCGGCAGCCGTTCGATAATCGAGTGATTATTCCAGTTTACGATCTCGATGGCAAACTCATGACTTTTCAAGGGCGCGATATAACCGGAGCAAGTCAGCGGAAATATCTCTTTCCTAAAATGCTTCCCGGCACCGGTCGCTTTCTCTTGAATGGTCAAAATGTTCACGCAACGCAGGAAGTCGCGATGGGAGAGGGCTTCTTCGACGTTGCTGCAATGAAAATAGCTTTCGATGAGGAGGTCTCTTTAAGGCATGTCGTTGCGGTTGGCTCCTTTGGTAAACACCTCTCCTATGGCGCAATGGATGGTAACGATCAGCTAGGTCGCTTTAATCAGCTTAAGGCAAGGGGTGTTCGCCAAGTAACTATAATGTGGGACGGGGAAGAGAACGCTCTTACAGCAGCGCTAAATGCCGCGAAGTTACTTACCGGTATCGGGTTGGTTGTTAAAATAGCTCTATTGCCGGCTGGTAAAGACCCCAACGAGGTGCTTCCGGAGGTCGTGGTTAGAGCGTATCAGGATGCAAAAGTTTGGACGCCGACGCTGGATATTCAATGGCGCTTGCGAAACCCTTATGGCAAATCAAAACAATAAGTAATTAGTTAGTTATCCCTATCAGCTTTCGCTATAAAACAGTCATAAGCGCGAACACGCTGCAAAGAGAGAGAAAAGATATGTCTGTTTATCCAATGGAAGGAACGAAGTGTTCTTTGACCCATAAAGGTGGGACAAAAGAATATTTTATCACTCTGATGGCTAACGCCCAGGGCAAAGCAATTGTGGTTCGAAGATGGGGCGCAAAGGGCGCAATCGGGCAGGTAAGAGTTGCAAAGTTTGACACTGTAGCCGAGGCCGAAAACGATTACACAAAAGAGGTAATGAAGCGCCAATCCAGCTCTAAAGGTTATCAAATAACCGACGAAAAGATTGTTAGTGTTGATGCGCCTGAAAAGCTAAGCCTGGTCATCGGTCGAACTGTGTTCCCGAAAATTGGCGCATCGAATGTCACTCATCTTGATCCCAATTATGACACCGCAGGAATGCGAGAGCCGGAGTCTAATCGCGACGATGATGATAATTACATTGGTGAATATCGTCGTCGGGTAAAATTTGACCCGGACGCGGTGGCGGCTGTGGAAAGAGCAGAGCGAGAGAAAGAGCTGGACGTTCTGCGCTCAAATCCTAAATTTGGGAGGTTCTGATGCCTAAAACCTTCGACAGTCTCTCATACAGTAATCAGTTTCAATTCACATGCCCCCTTTTCAACACGACGACCCGTATGGGCGCCTGTGTCAAGCTCAGGGATATGTTTTATGCAGGTGTCAGAACCGAAGTGCGTCGCGGATGTCAAGCTGCAATGGCTTGCTCGAAATGTCCCGCTTCTGAAATGGTTCGCCGATACGCTTATAATAGCGATTGGGATAATGATCATCATGGTTCGAAAGCGCCAAAAGACGGCAAGTTGATGCTGTCTCTGCTGGAGCGTATCCGGCCGGTAATGATGCGCGAAAATATTATGGATCAATATCGCGTTCCTGACGCTGAACGCGCTCTATTGTTGTCGGCGAATACTCGGATCGATGAACAGATGAGAACCGCTCCCGGTAAGCCAAGCCGCGTCGCGAGTGAATTCGAGCCGATTAAAAGCCAACCACGCAAGAAAATCGAAGCCGAGAATTCTCCTTCAAAACAATCAGTTAATCAAAACATTAATCAGGCTGCTATCACCGGCGATCTTGCCGCGGCTATTAATGCATAAGGAAGTAGTTACATATGAATGCCTCTGAAGCTCTCGCCAAAGTTGAGCAGATTGCAGCCGAAAGTTCCCGAATTGGAAAACAAGAGCTACTGGCGGAACTGCTGACAACCGATATTGGAAAATTCATTGTTAAATGGGCGTATGATCCATTCATCACCTATGGCCTGAAACCCATTAAGGCTGGTTCCAATTTCACGACGAAAACAGAATTCACCATTCAAAATATTGAGCCGCTTTTACATAAGCTGTCACAGCGAGAGTTGACGGGTAATGCCGCGGCGGATGTTGTGCGTGTTGCTTTTGAGGCATCAACTGATGATGGCGCAGATCTTTTGTTCCGTATCCTTAATAAGGATCTTCGCTGCGGAATTGCAGAGTCCTCTATTCAGACGGTAATGCCAGGTCTTATTCCGGTATTCGCTGTGATGCGCGCCCATCATTATGAAGAAAAACGCATCAAATCTTGGCCGCAAGTGGTTGAGCCTAAACTGGACGGTTATCGGTTTACGTTCCTGTGCCGCGAAGGAAGCGGTGGCTTCTTTACCCGATCCGGCAAACGTGCTCCAGCTGCAGAGCATCTGGTTGAACCAATGATCCAGACAGCGCTTACCGCGTTGCAAAATGATAAGGTAAGAGGCGATCTTTCTTATACGCTCAGCAGCAAGCCTGGGCATTTGGGTGTTTATACGCGTTCTAGTCTTAATTTCATGGTTGATGGTGAAATGACCGTGAATGATACTTTCGCGGAAACGGGAGCTTTGCGCCGAACAAGCGAAACGGCCAAAGATGCGCTTTTCAACGTCTTTGACATTATGTCATTCGCGGATTTCGACGCTACCGGTTCGGTTGGTAGCCCTTATATGAGCCGAAGAAGTCTGGTTGAGCAGTTTGTTAGCCATGCAGACGACAAAATCATCACCAAGACGCCGCGCTATTTGGTCAATAGTCACGCCGAGATCATGGAGCTTTATGACAAGTTTCAGGAGCGCGGTCTTGAAGGCGCGATGGTGAAAGATCCAAAGGGGCTTTACGACAAGAAAAAATCCTATGGTTGGTTGAAGATCAAAGCGGAAGAGACTGACGATCTTTACATCGTTGGTGTTTACAATGGTGAACCTAATAAAGAGTTCGAAAACACCATTGGCGGTTTGATCGTCAATCGTAACGGCGTAGAAGTGCGTGTTGGTGGCGGTTATTCAAAAGAATTGCGTCAAGAATTGTGGGAACTCTGGTGCGAGGATGCTCGCCATTTGAAAATTAATCCAATGGTCGGCTACAAACCAGGTCACTCAATTCCTTTCGGACGCCTTCAAAACGACCATGAATATAAGCTGCTCGGACGAATGATCGAGGTCGAGTATCACGAAGTAACGCCTGACGGGTCGCTTCGACATCCACGATTTAAATGCTTTCGTGATGATAAAGCGGGAGAAAAATCAAAATAATCCCGTATCCGATTGATATTCTGCTATAATATACAACATCAGATACCCCGTTGCTGGGTTAAAGCAACACTTTCTCTCTCAGGAGGTGCTTACAATGCACCTCCTTTTTTTTTAATTCGCTCGTCGTCGGCGCATCCCGCGCACCTCCTCGTTAAGATCAACGCGGCCAGTGTCAATCATGCGAACGTAAGCGCGGAAGTAACCGCCGAAGTTCTTAATGGTTTGACCGGCATCATCGGAATATCTTTGCAGCACTACGAAAAACGCCTTTGCGGCGCGCGCCGGCCCCAATAACTCTATTGCCTCGTGCCACGCGCTTTCATGTGTGCCAAAAACGCCGCGCAATCTTCCTGCTTCATTTATAAGGTCGCGTTCCGTTCTCACATTTGTCACATACTGCATTGCGTCTGGACAAGCATCTGCGATCTCGACCATGGTTGGCTCTGTCCGCTTTTGCTTAATATCCTCAAAGCCTTTGTAACAAGACTGGTCAGGATTCTCGTTGTTGTCTTTAATGATACGGCTGTTATTGCCCCCAAAGGCGGCATCATATCTTGATTGTGTAACTTCCAAGAGAGCACGCCATGATGCAAGAGCGGCTTCAGGGCTGGCTAGGCTATCCCGTCGCGGTAACATTTCAACCTGACGGTCAAATTCCCTCAGAAGGTCATCAATTGGCTCTTTATCCGTCACGCGTGACAGAACGCTAAGCATTTCCTGCGTAGACCGTCGGCAGATGGTGATCTCGTCGAATTGGCGTCTCCGGTATTCACGAGCGACCTTAATCTCCTCACATCGTTCGCTGTATTCAGCCTGACGCTGCAGAAGAGGGGATAAATCTATGCCATAAGCGTCCGTAATCTGACCGCTTTTAGAGCGCACTGCGAAACGCTTGCCATTCGCCGACTCCTTGGAAGTAATGACGCCCTCCGCAATCAATCCACGGATAGCGTAACGAACAGCGCGCTCGGAAAGTCCGGTGCGTTCCATCAGAAATTCGTTAGATGGCCATACTAAATAGCGACCATGAATCAGCTCGCCTCTGAAACAGCCCACCAGCTGATCGAGAACAAAGCGCTGACTGGAACGCAGTGATAACGCCGTCACAGCTAAACGTGAGGCAGCAAATAGTTCCTTCAGCCCTACCTCCGGCGGCGGGGTAGAGGGCTGAGCGATGCGCGCAGGTCGCCGCCAGCCGGAATTTACCGTCTGCATGTTATTTCTTACCCTTTTGGACAAAGGATCTCATTCACTGAATCGGTGATTCAGTGTTGACAACAGCATGTAGGCGTGTGAAAAACGGAAGCGTATGCCGAATCACGTTGCCAATGCAGCGATGAGTTTCAAAAACCCCTTGGTTGCAGCCTTGGGGTTTTTTCCTTTTGTCAGTTCCTCGATTGGGTCTCCTCGTTGAAGGAAAGCCGGCTCAACGCATACTGTATGGCCTCGGAACGATTTTTGAGGCCCTTTAACTCAACAATGTTGGAGATCGTCTGATCCGCTTCACGCGTCAACCAGATCGTAGTTTCTTTCATACCTTTGGCTCGACGACGCTCACGAAGCCTTTCAGCTTTTTCAGCAGACATACGAATCTCCACATACAAATTACAACGGTGCGAGTAACCGCGATTCTGACTGATTTGGCAAGGGTTACGTGTAACTTTTAAAGCATATTTAACCATAACCCCTTTTTAAGATGTGGTTTTCAACTGGAGTGCATAACCCTTATTATGGAACTCGCTGAACTTAAATAAGTAGCTATTGACTTATTATTGCCGCTATGGGAACACTCGACCATATTCTTTTACGGCTCTTATTTCATAGAGCCCCTATCGCCAGCTGCTATAAATAAATTACACAACGCGATAGAGATAGAAAAAGGGAAAATTTAATATGGAGACTGCCGGAAACAGTCAGTCGAATCTACAGAAATATCTTAATGAGAGACTTAACCAGCTGCAGTATAGAAAATCTCAGCTGGTTATCGCGGAAGAAGCAGGTTTTGCTAATCCAAACTTCATTTCGATGTTGAAAAAAGGTCGCTCTAAGCTGGCTTTGGATCGTGTTCCAAGTATGGCTAAGGCACTTGAAGCAGATCCGGCGTTTTTATTCCGCCTCGCGTTGGAGCAATTCTTTGATGAAGCCGTTTTGAAGGAGCTTATGCCCCTCTTTAACTCGGTAATCACGGAAAACGAAAAAGAGATTCTCGATACAATTCGCGAAGCCTCGAATGGCACAAATCCAGATTTGACCGTTGAGTTGAAAGACGGATTGACGAAACTTTTCGCTTCCAAAGCATGATTTTTAATTTGCAGTCGCACTAAACCGGCCTGCGTATTTGGCCGGTTTTTTAGCTCTATTAATAGTAAGTAATGGCTTACTGACAATATGAAAGATACGTTAATGGTAGAATTGAGCAAGAAGGTAATGGTCTCTGTAACTCAGGAAGAAGCAGAGGCAAAAGTAGATCAACTCACCAATCTTCATAAAACCGATGGCGGCGGCGTTATTGTCTATTCGGGAGAGCATAACGAAGACGGACTTGTTTTCGTGGTCATTCCAGCATTTGGAAACTCAATCCTTATTTATCCATTTGAAGCCCAAAAATTGACGCTATAAAAATAAGTCATAGATTACTTATATATCGGAGAGAAAGATGAACCGTGAGATTGTAGAGCTTCGTGAGGTTGTCACGAAGCTCATTCCGATGCTCGTCGGTAAGGGATTAAGGGTTACACAACGCGGTTCAGAAGCGTATGTCATTGCAAACCCTGTAACTCGCAAACCCGAACAGGTGAATATTCCCAACATACCGGATACGGCCGAGCCTAGTTTCGTTCGCGCTATCCAGGGTTTTATCGATCACGAGGTAGGCCACGTTCTCATTACCGATTGGGATTGGGTTGCTGGTTATCGCGTGACGCAGCAGCAGCTGATGGATAAAAAGGTGCAGCGTTTGCGCTCCCTTCACAACATCATTGAGGACACCATGATTGAGCGCGAAATGGAGCGCATCTTTCCTGGGTCGAAAAAGAATATTGGCGATCTTCGTCGCCACTTTATTGCAAAAATCACCAAGCCGGCTGTCGCTGTAGCAAAAAACGATAAGGAGAAGTTTAGTTATCTTCTTGTCGTGCTGATGCGCGCCCTCGCCGGTCATACAGAATTCCAGGATTATATGGATGATGAAAATCATTGGGATAATCCGCTTGTTAAAGAGTTGGTTGGTAAACTCTCAGCTCCGGTTAAAAAGAGTCTTTTAAAGGCTCGCACCACACGCGAAACTCTTGAAGTTGCCAAGGTTCTGGACAGCATTCTTTATCCTGTCATTCCACGGCCAACTATCACGGCGGTAACTCCTAATCAGGGTTTCACTGTTGGTGGCGATCCGGTCAAAATCACAGGCACGAACTTTCAGGATATCGAGTGGGTCAAGTTTGACGGCAGCCTTGCTAAAATTCTTGCGCATCAGGATGTGCGGAACGTCGTTGTGGAGACCCCGGCTCACGCGGCTGGTTTCGTGACTGTAGAAATTCAAACCGAGCATGGCCTCGGAAGCAAGGTCGACGCTTTCGAATACATAACGCCCCCGCCGTCACCTTGTAGCAGCAGTAAAAGTTCCGAAGACAGTTCGGAGAGTGGTGAAAGCCAGGATCAGCAGTCCGATAGCGAATCTCAGGACAAACCGAATAAGCAAGCAAGTAAAGGTGATGGAACCGGGGAGCGTGATCATCAACCTTCTGATGATGAGGCATCTGATGAGGATGCTAACGGCGAAGCGAACAATAACGCCGACGTTGAGGATTCTAAGGCTGCATCGCAAGGTGATAAGGAGGAATTGCAAGATGATGCGGACGATAAGCAGGAAGGTGAGCAATCCGGATCAGAAAATGACGAGGCTGAAGGAGAGCGGCCGGAGAATGATGAAGTCGAAGATCCAGACGCCGACGAAAAGTCCGATAGCGACGATCAGGCAGAGGAAGATGACGGCAACATCGAAGACCAATCACCTGATGAAGATGGGGAGAAAAACGACAAAGGTGACGACGACACGTCGGGTGATCCAGAGGATGCGCCAGATGCTGATGATGCCACCGATGATGAAGCGCAGGAAGGCGACGAGTCCGATGCGGGAAGCGGCCACGATGAGGATGATGAATTTTCATCAGATGGCGAAAGTGAAGAGAATGGTGACGACGAAGATGATCCAGATAAAGAAGGCTCATCGCGTGAAGAAGGGCAAAAAGCCGATCGTTTAGCAATTCAGACGGATGATCACGAGGCTGGTGATATTGGTGTAGCGGAAGACGACACGGATAATTCCGGAGGTGGCGTTGGTGGCGGACTGGGTAAATCGCTTTTCGATTTCTCGGATGATGCTTTTGATAAAGCCGATGTTTCTAGCCAGCTTGCTGTTCTGATTGCAAATGAGGCGGTCGATCTTCTGAAGGACAATGACTATAACGTCTACACCCGTGAATTCGACCGTATTGAGGTGCTTCAGCCGCCCACAATCAATCCTGCATGGGTGCCGGAGCTAGACGAGAAAACTCGCTCTATGACGGGAAGAATGCAGAAGGATATTGAGCGTATGATGGCTTCGCAAAGTCATGTCATTCGCGTTCCAGGCTTCAGAGCAGGTCGTTTAAATGGCCCGTCTCTTCACCGCATCGTCCAAGGCGATGATCGTCTTTTTAATCGAAAACAGGAACATAAGTCGAAGGAAACTGCTGTAACGCTTTTGGTGGACAACTCCGGCTCAATGGGTGGCGCAAAGATTGAGACGGCTATGGTCGCCTCATATGCGCTTGCTCAAACGCTTGAGCGTGTGGGTATTCCTTGCGAGCTAATGGGCTTTACAACCGGCGATCATCGCGGCACCGGTTCTCGCAAGGCCATGGAAGAAGCAAGTCAGCAAATTTGGAAAGACGCGCAGAAGGGAATTACCTATCACCGCACAGTTCCGATCGTGATGCCAATTTACAAAGAATTTGACGAACGGATTAATTCCGAAGTTAAAAAACGCATCGCGTATATGGCTAACGCTCAAAACGGCATGGTTACGAACGTGGACGGCGAGTCCCTCGAATACGCGGCTATTCGTCTTATGCGTAGGCGTGAAAAGCGGAAAGTGATGCTCGTTCTGTCTGATGGGCAGCCAGCTGGCGCGAGAAACGCGGCTGGTCATTTGAAGCAGACCACGGAAAAACTCGAAAAAATCGGCATTGATCTGGTTGGTATCGGCATCATGGATCAGGCGGTGCGTCGTTTCTATAAAAACCATATCGTCCTTAATCGCGTGGAGGATCTCCCTACTGAGGTGATGCGCGAATTGAAGGCTATTCTTACCAATTAAATTTTCAGCGGGTATCAACAAAAATAAGTAAGTCCTTACTTGATACCCGCTGAAATTAACAGTAAGTAATTAGTTACATATCGCAACACGCGAGAGAGAGAAAGAGGTGCAAGACATGGCTGATCAGGCCAACACAAATTCAGATGGAAAAATCGTCTGTCAGATTGATGGTGCAAGAGTTCATACCATTCAAGCTCATTTGCGCGACAATCATCCCGACTGGTCTATCGAGCGTTACCAGAAAGAGTTTCCTGACGCGCCGATCCTTTCGGATAAAGCCAAAGCAGCAATCTTGCAGCGTCTCCAAGCGAAAGCACAGGCGCAGTCAGGTGATAACATCGTGACTTCTGGTAAGAAGAACTATCTCCATGATATCTTTGAGTTTGGCGATGCGCGCGCGGCGCGTAGTTCGATTGGTAATCCAATTGAAATCGCCGTTATCGAAGATAAATCCGAACAGGCGCTTCCTTATATTCAAGCCGTCGATCACGATTACGTGTTCAATATCGACCTTGTGAAAAAGATCATCATTGGTCTGGAAATCAACAAGCCGGTTTATCTTTGGGGATTTCACGGCACTGGTAAGACGACTGCTCTTGAGCAGGTTTGCGCTCGCACCGGTCGCCCATTCGTTCGCGTTCAGCATACTATCAATACCGAAGAGGCTCATATTCTCGGCCAATACTCGGTTCGCACGAAGCTTTCGGAAGAAGAAGTTCTTGGCGAAAACGGCCAGCGCGAAACACTTCAAAAACCACACACAGTAACCGAATTTCAGCTCGGCCCTCTTCCGATGGCTATGATGAATGGGTGGGTCTATTGCGCCGACGAATACGACTTCGCCATGCCGTCTGTGACCGCCGTTTATCAGCCGGTGCTTGAAGGTAAGCCGCTTGTCATTAAAGACGCCCCGCCTGAGTTACGCGTGATCAAACCTCATCCGAACTTCCGTTTCGTAGCCACCGGCAACACCAACGGTGTTGGTGACGAAACTGGTCTGTATCAAGGCACCTTGATTCAGAACGCTGCCAACTATTCGCGTTTTCCGATCGTTGAAGAGGTCGAATACATGGATGCGGCGGTAGAAGAGTCCATCCTTGTTTCGAAAACCGGCGTCGATAAGTCTACGGCCGCAAAGATCGTCAAATTCGCCAAGAATGTTCGCGATAGCTTTAAAGATAGTCGGATCTCTATGACTATCTCACCGCGTGAGCTGATTAATGCTGCTGATCTCGGCATGTATTTCGGTGGTGACTGGAAGGAAGGTTTGAAACTGTCATTCTCCAACCGCTTGTCTCGCATTGATAAACAAGCGGTTGAAGAATACGCCCAGCGAGTGTTCGGCTAATGCTGCTGGAGCCTCAAAAAAGTGAGAAGGCAATTAAAGCCTTCTCATGGCGTGTGATGAAGCGTTTGTGTGCCGCCGGCGATGGCGGCCGCGCATTCAGCATGGAAGATATTCAGCAAGAACTGCGAATGGCTTGGGTGAAAGCATCACAAGCCTATTCTCCGGAATTAGGTGTTCCATTTCAGGCTTATCTCTTGAACGGTATGCGACTGCATATCAACCGAGTGATCGAAAAACACATTGAGCGCCGTCATACCGAAGTTATCGCAATGTCTCTGGACGCAAGCATGTCTAATTCCGGCGACAAGCCGATTACGCTTGCCGATGCGATTGCAGATGAAACGATCAAAACGGAAACCGATTTTGAAGAAGATCAGCATTTTAAGCACGCCATTCGGAAACTAAAACCGCGCGCCCAGCTTTTTATCACACTGCTGCGAGAACAGCCGGAAGAGCTTCTGAATGAGGTTATCCGGATGAAGAAAAAAGCCGAATACGCTCGTGATGAAATGGGGATGACGGCCTCGTCCACCAACCGTCTAACCGCGTGGATGATCTTCGATCTTATGGATGCGCCCAATCCAGAACGCACCGAAATAATGAAAGAAATTCGCGCCCTTGGGGAGCGCATGTGTGAGGCTATGTCCAGATGACAGATATTCCTAATTTCGCTCCAGGTTGCTTTGGTTCAGCACTCGCGTTTCAGCCGGATAATACAATTTGTCAGGCATGTCCTTTTAACAGCCAGTGCCAGCCACTTCACGAACAAAACCTCGCAGCCTTACGGCAGCGCTTTGGTATTCAACCAACGCGTAGAGGGCCTAAGCTAAAGCCGGCGGCAAGTCCCACTGATGATCCCGCATCAATGGTTCTTCCTGTGAAGGTTCGCCGCCTGATTGAGAAATTAGATATTTCAGATCTCCGTATCACTGAAAAAATCAAGCAGGGAATTAATCCGTTCGAAGGCAGAAGCCCTTTTATGCAAGTGGCTTGTCATTTGCTCATGCGCCTCGGCCGCCCTCTTCCAAGACCGTTATTGGCTCAAGCCTTGGTTCAAAAACTTGGCTGGCAAAAAAACACAGCCGACGCTCACGCGCGTATGGCGTTTCAAGCGCTCGCCCATATCGGTGTCATCGTTGACACAGAAGCGGGAGCGGTTCTTAAGGAGAATTTGTAATGCATTCTATTCTCGCCGCGAAAACGGATTTTTCCATTGGTGAATCCATTCTGCAGGTCAGCCATCTCGTAGAAACGGCTAAAGCCCTTGGTGAGAAAGCTGTCGCGATCACCGACACTATGTCGATCACCGCCATGATTGATTTTACCAATCGGTGTAAAAAGGCGGATTTAAAGCCTGTTATTGGTGTTCGTTTGCGTTTGGTTGATGATCACACATGGCGCGCTGACAAGGCGGATAAGAAGAATAAAAAAGGCCAGCCGATTTATCATGCGACGGCTTATATTTTGTCAGAAAAGGGCTTGAAGGCGGTATTCCGATTGCTGACCCTGGCCAATGCGGAACCGCGATTTTATTACGTGTCCCGCTTGGACTTCGCCGATCTTTACGCCGAGTTGGATAATCTCACGAAAGACGATATTCGCCTCACTCTTGGGGACTCAAACCCCGTAATGACGCATCCTGATTTCGCAATTATTCAGGAAAATATTCAATCGCGCCTTGGTCATGTTTACGCAACAATGATCCCTGTCGATACGCCGTATTTTGCAAGACTGAATGAGTTGTCGGTTGAAGCGATCGGTCGCGGCGCGGAAGCTCTTGTCGTGCGTCCCGCATTCTATCGCGAAGGTGAAGCAGATGCGGCGGAGTTCATGTCGGCAATCTGCAACAACAATAAGATTGCAGATCCTTGGCACAAATCAACATTTAATCGTGACTTCCACCTGATTGGTTTTTCCGATCTGGCGAAAGAGGTCGGCAAGGCGTCACAGCGTTTTGTCGAGCGCGGAAACACGAGCGCCGGTGCGTATTTTAAACAAGGTCTCCTCAACACAAAAGGACTCGTGGATGCAGTCAGTTATGAATGGAGCAAAGCCGAAGTCACACTCCCGCAGATGTCGGAGAATGAATTCGCAAGCGTCGTGGCGTCATGCAAAAAAGGCTGGGCTGAAAGATTCTCAAAGCCAGTCTTCGGTCACCAACCAACCAAAGAAGAACTTGCAACCATCTATCAACCAAGGCTCAAATATGAGCTTGAGATCCTCAAAAAGCTCAACTTCTCCGGTTATTTCCTTCTCGTCGAGGACGTTGTTCGGTTCGCTAAATCAAGCGGGATACTGGTCGGCCCTGGTCGCGGCAGTGTCGGTGGTTCTCTGGTCGCTTACTTGATGGGCATTACTGAATGCGATCCAATCCGTTTTGGGTTGCTTTTTGAACGCTTTATTAATCCAGATCGTATCGACTTGCCCGATGCCGATTTGGACTTCATGTCTCAACGCCGTCATGAGATTTTCCAATATTTATACGACAAATACGGAACCGATCGAGTTGCTGGTGTTTCCAACTTCTCCGCACTCGCGGCTGCATCCTCTATTCGTGACGTCGGGCGTGTGGCTGGTTTGTCGGAGCGCGAGTATGTTTGCTCGAAATACGTGCCTAAGCTGCATGGCGCCAACGTCCCTTTGCCAGACTGCGCCGAACAGGTAACAGAAATTAAGGCTTTTTCAGAGAAGCACTCAGATCTTTGGGAGGTTATGACACGTCTTGAAGGCACCATGCGAAATTACGGACAACACGCCGCTGGCATGATTGTTGGCGGGGTCGATCTGGTGGAGCGTGCCGTTATCGAGCGCCGAAAGGAAGGCTCTGTCGTAAATTGGGATAAGCGCATCGTTGAGGATCAGGGTTTGGTCAAGATGGATATTCTGGGTCTCTCGACCTTGGATTTGATCAATCTGACGCTTGACTATGTTCGAGAGCGTCATGGTGCGCGTCCGGATCTTATGCGTATTCCTTTGGATGATCAGAAGGTGCTGGAAAACTTCGCCAACGGCATGACGACTGGTATTTTTCAGTTTGAATCCGGTGGTATGCGCGGCTTGCTCAAGCAGTTGGGTCAAGGCGGTGCTATTACTTTTGATGATATCACAGCCGCAACCGCTCTCTATCGCCCTGGGCCGATGGAGTCAGGAATGATGGAAAGCTTTTATCTGCGCAAGCAGGGATATGAGAACGTCGAATACGACCATCCCGACATGATGCCGGTTCTCGAAGAAACCTTCGGTGTGATTGTTTATCAGGAACAGGTTATGAAGATTTCTCAGGTTATCGCCGGTTATTCCGCCGCTGATGCTGATAAACTTCGCAAAATCATGGGTAAGAAACTACCCGAAGAAATGAAGAAGGAACGCGGTAAGTTCGTCGATGGCTGCGTGGCGAAGATCGGCGCCAATCCTGAATGGGCTGGCCAGTTGTTCGATAAGATCGAAGGCTTTGCCGGTTACGGGTTCAATAAAAGCCACTCGGTTGAATACACGCTCATTTCCTATCAATCCATGTGGCTGAAGGTAAACTATCCGGTTGAGTTCTTCGCCGCAGCGCTAACGCTGATGGATGAAGATAAGCTGCCGGGTATTATTCGTGATGCTGGAAAATTCGGCATTGATGTATCTATGCCCGATATCAATATCTCCACGGATCGTTTTGAGATTGCGACCGATGTTCGATTGGTTATCCCGTTCCAGCGTATTAAAGGGATTTCGGGCAACACGACGAATGCAATCCTCGAAGCGCGCAAAAGCGGGCCATTCCGTAATAAAGCGGATTTTCTCGCTCGTGTGGAGAAGCGCAAGTGCAATATTAAGCACCAAGATGCGCTTGATCGTGTCGGGGCATTCTGTCGGATCGAGCGCGATCAGTTGCCAGCGACCGATCCCTCTCGTGTCCGTGATTTGATTGAACTCATTCCCGGACTGATCACCGCGAATGTCCCGGTTAATCGCGATCTGGATACTAGCAAGCACGCCAAAGATGATATCGGCGCTATTGCGCATGAATATCGCGAAAAACATGGCCCAGGTGGTTCATCAGACGGTCTGCCGGTTAAGCCGAACTTTGGACGTGACGCTCGGTTTATGATTATTCAGGACTGTCCGGGTGCGCAGGAAGAAGAAGTTGGCCTTATGGGTTGGAGCCAAGCTGTTGGTTGCGTGATTGACGCCATGTCTACTCATGGGCTCGCTCGTGAGGATGCTTATTGGACAGCGCTCTGTAAACGCGCCAAAGCCGATAAACAGTTGTCGGCTGAGGAAATCGCAACATACGAGCCTTATCTCCAAAGAGAGATCGACACCATCAAACCACCGGTCATTGTATTGCTCGGATCGACCACAGTTCGACACTTCTTCCCAGACTTTAAAGGCAAGGCGTCGGATCAAGCCGGTAAGGTGGTTTATTCGAAAGAACTCGATGCCAATTTGGTAATTGGTTTCGCACCAGGGGAAATTTATTTCTCACCTGAAAAACAAAAGAACATGGATGACGTGTTCTATTCCGTTCAAAATCTTCTCCCGTAAAAGAAAGGAACCTCGCTATGAGTGAGGAAGCAAAAAAAGGATCGCCGCGCGTAATCAAAGTTATTGAATACGTGGATGGCGCAGAGTTGAGACGCGATCTCGCCTATTCAACAGCCGATCTTTCATCTGCTATGCAGGATCAGGCGGCTATGTTTGCTGATTACGGTGTCAGAGCTGCAAAAGCGTCGATGCAGGTCGATAAAATGAAACTGCTTCTGGATAATACCGAGGCGGAAATCTCTCGCCGTGAGCGTGATGCTAAAGCTCTAAAAGGTGAAAAGGTCACCGAGCCGCAGTTGGCCGCCATTGTCACGCGTCATCCGCGTGTTGTAGCGGCAAAGCAAGCCTTGAACGAAGCTAAACAAATTGAATCCGTTGCAAAAACGGCAGTAGAAGCTTTCCGGCACAGACGAGATATGCTGGTTCAGCAAGGTTTGATTTCTCGTGAGGAAATGAAGGGCGAGCTAGCCGTGGCTGTTAAAAATGCGCGTGATGAAGAAAGTCGCGGTCAGCAGCAGCGCATTTTGGATCGTCGGCGTGATCGTCAAAATGGTAGCGAAGAATAACGCGTATCCCTTTTTTTTACTGCTATAAATAAGTAATCAGTTACTTAAAATACAGGAAACGAATATGAGACTGAGCATTGGTAAGGAAGAAAGCATCGCCGATATCATGCGTCCAATGACGAAGATCGTGGATCGACTTCGTGCATTTCGCGAACGCGCTTTGAGCCAAGCAGAAATGGAAGATGCAGATGCAAAAGCTGCAGCGATCCGCGCTCAAAATCTGCGTCAAGAGGCTGAGGAAGCCGATCGCCTCGCGGCCAAATACTCCTAAAAACCCTGAAAATAAACACGAACTCCGCTGCGTAAATGCTATAAATATATTTAGCTAAATAGCTAAATAGCTTTCTGCATGAACGACCAAACGAACTAACGAATGAATAAAGGAATTCTCAAATGGCACTGTCCCCAGCACTCCGTAAGTCTGTAAGCGAAGCTAAAAATAAATACGGCCGTAGCGACGGTAAACGTATTCGCCCTAAAGAAGGACGTAACGTCTATCGCATTCTCGCCCCTACCAAAGCCACCGCACCTTGGGTTGGTGAATCTGGTAAATTCTGGGCTGATCTTGGCACTCACTGGATTAAAGCTGAAAAGAACGGCAAGCCTCTCGCTGTGGTCGGCTCCCGTGACGTTTGTTATCAGGAACCATGTCCTGTCGGCACCGCGATTGATCTTGCTATCAGCAAGTATGCGCATGATGAACAGACAAAGGGCATTTTCGAAGAATGGAAAGTCTCGAAGAACGTCCTCTTCAACGCGATCGACCGCTCGTCCGATGCAGAAGCCCAGGAAATTGAAATCCTTGAAGTTCGCCCAACTGTCGCACAGCAGATTTTCGATCTGATGGAACAGTATGACGACGAAGGCATGGATATTACCGATCTGTCTGCCGGTGTTGATATTGTCGTCACCCGTTCCGGCAAAGGTCTCAATACCGAATACACGGTCAATGTGAAGCCTGGTGTTTCCAAGCCGGTCGCTAAAGATGCGCTCACCAAGTGTCATGACTTGCATGAGCATATCGCGAAGGAATTCTTCCGCGGTGATGAAACAAAAGCTCTTAACGCGATTGGACAGATCGCCGGTATTCCGCAGGCTCAGCTGGTTGCGATTGCTGGCGGCGCTGCATCCGGTAATACCGCTGCACTCATGGCAGCAGGCTCGACCGCCGGTAGCGAAACAGCCACGCGCACCCCTGCCGCTGCACTGACCTCCACAGCCGCGGCTGTAGAAGGTGCTGTCCAAACCGGGGATGGTGAAATCAGTGATGCCGAGCTGGACGCAGCTGTTGCTGGAATCGAAGATCCGGCGCCCGCTGCAGCGACCCCTGCGGCCACTCCCGCGCAGGCTGAACTTTCTTCTGCAGAGGTGGATGACGTTCTCGCCGAGCTTGATGGTCTGATCGTTTAATCGGATCGCGCCGCCGGCATACAAGCGGCGCGTCTCGCCGATCCTCACTTAGCTCCAACTAACGGATCGGCTGGCCGGTATGCAATGGCACCTCTGCATACCGGCCTTTCTATTTCCACGAAAGGACGATCATGAAACGCCATCTTCTCATTGATGGAAATAATATCGCACATGCTGCAAATGCTGGCACAACTTTGACTGTTGGTCAGACACAGGTGCAAGCTGTTTTCGGCGTGATGCGCACCCTTCGCAGACTTATGTCTGTTTACGGAAATCTCTTTACACCGACTGTTCTCTGGGACGGCGCTTCGTGGCGTAAAATGCAATTTCCAGATTACAAAGCAAATCGTGACAGAGAGGATACCGCGGCAGAAGTCGAGCTGAAAAAGCAGCGTGAAAACCTTAAAAAGCAATCACGTCTGATTGAAATCGGCGTTCAATTGCTTGGTATTAATCAAGTGCGCGCCGTTAATATGGAGGCTGATGATCTTGCCGGTATTATGGTTCAGCGCTTTGAGCCGCGCGGCGATAAAATCGTTCTCGTCTCCGGTGACCGGGATTGGATTCAACTCGTCAGCCCGACCGTCACATGGTTCGATCCGGTTAATGACCGAAAAATCACCCCTTCCCTTCTGCCTGAAAAATACGGCGTCAAAGACGTAAAACAGTTTCTCGAATTGAAGGCGTTAATGGGTGACATGGGTGACAATATTCCCGGCGTTGGCGGTATCGGTGAGAAGGGCGCGAAGGACTTTTTACAAACATACGGCTCGGTCGCGGATTTCACCAATGCAGTGATCCTTGAAAAGAGCATCGATATCAACTCCCTTCATAAGAAGTATCGCGCTCTTATCGAAGATGAGGAAAAGGCGATCATTTTCCGGCGTAATCTGGATCTGATGGATCTTAAAACCACACGTCGCCCCGCCCCAATCAATCTCACAGTCACTAAGGGTGAGCCGAATATCGATAAGCTGCGAGCCTTTTGCGACAAGCTTATGTTTCGTTCGCTAACGGCTGACCTCGCGGGTTGGACTGAAGTCTTTCCGGCGTATCAAGCGTCTATGCAGGAGGCAGCATGAGCGAGAAAAAGACCAATGGGCGAGATAAGTTCGAGGCCGCGGTTGGTAAAGTTGCCAAGACCTATGCAGACCTTATCCGCCTGATCGAGAATAGCTCCGATATTGAGCAAGCTCATGTGGACAAAGCTTTTGGCTTTTTATCCGGCGTCCATGAGGACAGCAGCAAGAAAGCCAATCTCTCCCTGAAAACCGCACTCGCTGCAAACGGCGGGTTCTCTCTCGATAAAGAATATGACGTGACGTCACCCACGGTGCGTCCCGCACGCCCAGAGCGCCTTGTTGGCCAAGGAAAGCGTGCGCCAAAAGTTCCACCCGAAGACGACGATGATGATGGCGTCGGTTTCTTGGATGAATAGAAAGGAATAGAAAATGGCTTCTGCTAAGGATATCGCAAAGACACTGTTTGGCGTAATCGGTGAAAATGACGATGAAGCGACCGTTAAACACTGGCTTGATAGCGGCTTCCCACCTCTTAATCACGCTTCTTCATCCTCGTGGAATGGCTGCTTTCCGGTTGGTCGTATGGTTGAAATTGCCGGCCCGCCCTCTTCCGGTAAAACAGCAATCGCGACCGCCGCAATGGCTGCTGCACAAAAGCTTGGTGGTATTGCCGGCTTTATGGATCACGAACGCTCGTTCTCTTTGAAACTGGCACCGCGTCTCGGTTTGGACACAACGCCTGGTCGTTTGGTTTATCGTAAGCCGGAAACATTCGAGCAATCGATTGCGATTTTTGCCACAGCTGTAAAAACCATTCGCGACAAGAAACTGATTGCCCCAGATGCGCCAATTTGCTGGGTCTGGGACTCTCTTGCAGCAATGACGCCGCACGCCCTGCTCTATGATGATAAGGGCAAACCGCGTGAAATCGACAAGCGTAATATGAAAGATAAGCTGGAACTTGCCGTGTGCACTTCCACGCACTTTCCTTCAGTTGCGCAGATCTCCGAAGATTACGGCGTGTGCTCAATCTTCCTCAATCAGATGCGTAACAAGATTGGCGTTATGTTCGGCGATCCGCGCAAAACTACCGGTGGAGATGCTCCAGAGTTTTACTTCTCACAACGTCTCTGGCTGTCCGCCGCTCAAATCAAACTCGGCACTGATGTTATCGGTATGGAAGTCACCGGCGGGTTCCGTAAGAACAAAGTCAACCGTCCGTTTCAGACTGCAAAATGGCGGTTCATGTTCCAGCAAGACGGAACAGGTCGTTTTGACCGTGAGCGCTCACTGGTCGAGTTTTTGAATGATCAAAATCTTCTCGACGGCGAAGGCACAAAATACACCAATGAAAAAGGTGAAGAGAAGTCGGTTAAAAAGGGACACGTTCTTTGGGCTGGTAAGCAGGTCAGCCGTGAAGCTCTGGCTCGTTTGATCGAAGAGGAAGGCGATACAGGTTTTGCCAGTCTCGTTAAACTGCTTCCTCCAGAATACACACCGCCGGTTGTTGCTGAGGTAGATATTTCTACTGACGATCCGGAAGAAAAGGACGCCGCATGAAGAAACTCTACGAGGTCGTCCTGATCCGGCGTGTCGAACAGGTGCAGCGCGCCACGGTCAATGTTGAAGCTGTCACGGAAGAAGAAGCGCGATCACTTGCGCTTCAAACCCCCTATGATCAGCTTGAATGGTCGGAAGCGATTAAAGACCTGCCAAATCGCGAATTAAAAGCTGGTGAAGTGGAAGTTCTCGCTGAGCTATCCGAATAAGGAAAATCCATTTCCCTGAATTTTCAGCTCCTTTATTGCTATACATTAGATTTTAGCATGACGGAGCGGGAATGAAGGTTATTTCAATATGGCAGCCGTGGGCATCACTTGTTGTCCACGGCTTTAAATTCTTCGAGACGCGAACTTGGGCTCCGCCAAAATCGGCAATAGGTCAGCGTATTGGAATAGCAGCTACAAAGAACATAACGCCGGATCAAAGAGGCGCGTTCGCCGATCCGCTTATGCAGAAGTATTACGCTCAGACCGGGTTACCGCCATTGGAGGAGCTGCCGCGAGGATATCTCATTGGCACAGCATTGCTGCATAGTTTCGAGCCTGTCACCGAAGAATTTCTCAATGATATCACCGAGGAAGAGCAATCTTACGGCTGGTATGATCTTGGTAATTATGCCTGGCGGATGCGTTATCCGGAAATTTTGGAACATCCGATCCCTATTCAGGGAAAACAAGGCTTATACGAATGGAAAGGCTTTGAAAGTGGCGCGCAAACCTCCCTCGCTGCGCAAGCAAATGGACAAGTTGCCCAAACGGGTAATCAAGAGAGGCCGGAGACTTTACGGAGCCGTTTATACATTGCCTAACGGGACAAATGTGTATCTGGCTTATCGAAAGCTCGGTGAGATTTTCAGGTCGGGCAAGCGCAACCTTTCCGAAGCTATTCGGGAAGGTGTTGCCGCGTGGGCTATCGATGAGGAAACGCTACGAGAACGCCGCCTCGAAGGTATTAAAGTTGTCGGCGTTCTTTGTAAGGAGAGTGATGATATTTGGCTGGCGCCTATCGAGCGGTTCTTCGACACAAATCATGCGCGAATTATGAACTATGAGAGCCGCGGCGGCGCATTGCAAAGGTATTTACCGTTGAAAGAATTCAAGCGAAAAACTTCCATCGCTCGGCCTTAATTATCCAACCGACTGCCTTTTTATTTCGCTTTATGAATAAGTCATTGTTTACTTAGAAAGCGAGATAGAAATGGCACAAGCACTTCGCGCAGCATCACCTAAAATCGTGTCGCCGGTTACACCGGCGACCTCTATTGTAGTTAACAATATTCGAGTTTCCGCTGAGGTTATGAAAGCTACTGAATGGGTGAAAATTCCACGCAACTCAATTCAGAGAAATGAGACTTTACGCGCAGCTTTGCACCTTAAAACCCTTCAGCCTGAACATGCTGTTGCATTTATGGCGCGAGATACATATGGAAATTGCGTCAAAGTCGATGGTCATACGCGCTCGTATTTGATTGATCGTAAGGCTAGCTTCCTCGATGAATTGCTTGTTATTGTTTATGACATTCTTGATCCTAAAATTAGTTTAAAAGCTGAATCGGAAAGACTTTATAACAGTTACGACAGTCGCCGTTCAGTCAAAACCTCTCCTGATGCGATTCAGGGTTTCATGAGCGCCGCCGGTATGAATTTAAAAACCAGCTGGTTGGCGAAAGGAAGTTTTGGAGAAGCGTTAACACTTGCGAGCTCCTACGTAAAAAGCGCGCCTGGCAAGAATGACCGCGACTCTCAGCTTAAATTTTTCCAAACCGAGCTAGAGATTTTGGATCAAATTAACCCTGTTAGTTCTCGATTTAAAGTTCCATTCTTGGCAAGCGCGCTCCTGATGCTTCGGCGGGATTCGGGTTCTTCTACCCTTATGATGCTTGAAGCCTACAATGATAAAACCGGCGCTGTTTTGATGAATGGCCAGGGTAATGCGCATTATTATCTCAACTCTTATCTTCAGTGCGGAGTTAATGGAGATGAAGATGATACAAAAACCTGGAACGGTAAGTTTGGAACCGGGAATGGTGATGCTCAACGAGCCATGCACAAGATCATCACTTACATGCTTAAAGCGGTTAAAAATGGAAACGCAACACTCAGTTGCCGGCCTAAATTGATCAACCTGGATAATTTCAAAAACTCTGTGAAATAACCACAGTCATTCCTCATAAAAAGCGCTATAAATAATAAGTAATCACTTAGTGAACACGAGAGAGAAAGATGATTGTTCCAACTCCCCATATACGTGGCGTTTATATGATGTATTCCGCAGCTAAACGCGCAACCAACGAATTCGTGGTTGGATCAATGTTCTTTGAGACTGCGTTTGCAGGGTCAGAGTGTGTTACCGGTCGCCAAAAATCTCGAAGAATGTGCGTGTTGGAGAAGCTGGTCGAGCAAAAGTTCGACCTTCACGACGCTCAAATATTTCTCATCAAACAAGACACTTATCATCGTCAAGGTTTTTGGTTTCCTGAGCCTATTAAAGTGGAAGTTCCCGCGTTATGACTTACGCCGTTCTATCAGACATTCACTGCCATAACTGGTCAATGTTCTCACGCATCAATCCGGATGGCGTGAATAACCGCTTGCGCATTATTTTGGATGAAATGAAGCGCGCTGCCACTGAGTTAACCAAGCTCGATGGTAAGGTGATGGTAATCGCCGGAGACGTGTTTCACGTTCGAGGCTCGATCGATCCAGAGGTTCTTAATCCTACACAAGCGACGATCAAAGAAATCTTGGATATGGGCGTTACGATTTATGCCATTCCAGGAAATCACGATCTTAAATCCAAAGATACCAGTGAGCTGTCCTCAGCAATTCAAACATTGGCGCAAACACAATCCGATAAAGGCCGCTTTATCGTGATCAATGAGCCTCAGCTCGTGCATACCGAAGATGATTACTATCTCGGCTTTGTGCCTTGGCGCTCGTCGCGCGACGAACTTCTGCGAGATTTGCAGAGCATCGCCACTGCTACCGGTCTTATCGACCAAACAGACGTTTTCATTCACGCCGGTATCGACGGAGTTATTCCGGGTATGCCTGATCACGGACTGACTGATGTCGCATTGTCCAAGTTCGGGTTTCGCCGTGTAATGGCCGGTGACTATCACAATCATAAAGTCATGCAGGGTGGAGTTTACTCAATCGGCGCCACGACGCATCAAACCTGGGGCGATATTGGTTCAAAAGCAGGCTTTCTGTTGGTGAATGATGAATCTGTTCGTTTCATGGATACCCATGCGCCGAAATTCATCGACGTATCTGGTCGTGACGAGGATGAAATTAAACTCATTTGCGATGGGAATTATGTTCGCTTTCGTGGCAGTCAAATGACGTCCGAAGATATGGCCGAGTTGAAACGGTTCTTTGAAACGCACGGCGCGCTCGGCACTTCAATTCAGGCACCGCCGGCTCAGACCTCCCAACGTCAAGGCGCGACACCAGCTAAGTCCGGCCAGACACTGGATCAGTCCGTTACCGCTTACGTGGATAAGGTCGATCTTGAGCCTGATGTTGATCGCGATGCGGTTAAAAAAGCCGCCAATGACGTGCTGAAAGCTGCCCGATCAGTTTACGAAGAATCCTAACAAACCCAACCGCGCGCCATTTTTGTATTTGTTACAGTAAGTAATCAAATACTTAGGAGAGAAAAGTGCAACTCTATACCGTCAAACTCGCAAACCAGCACATTGTATCGGTTTTCGATGCAAAGGGTAAGAAAACTGGCGAAAAGACCACCATTGTTGAGCAGGTCATTCGCGATCTGCCCTACCCGACCGCCCAAATGTATAAAAACAAAGACGGCGATCGCTGCACGGTAATCAAACAAACCGAGCAGACCGGTGATCGTAATCCTCGCGCCAATATCTCCACGCGCAGTGCGAAGCATTCTTCGGCCAACGTCACATCCACACAAAAGAAACCAACGGCTCGTCCCGCACGCGAGACCAATATTCAACGCGCAGCAATGTCCGGCGATCTGTCGGCTGCGATTAATCAAGGAGAATAAGCATGTCACATTTTGCAGCAATGGTCATTGGTGACGTAGATCACAACCTCGCGCCTTTCCATGAATTTGAATGCACCGGTCACGACGATGAATTCATTCAGGATGTCGATCAAACCGAAGAGATCCGCGCCGATTACGAAGGTCGCAAAGACGATCCGGATTATCCAACGATCTCCGCTTTCGCGACAGACTATTACGGTCTGAAAAAGGTCGAATTCGGCAGCGAACCGGATACAGATGACGAGCATAAATACGGCTATCATACCGTTGATGAGGCTGGTGAACTGGTAAAAGCGATCAATCGCACCAACCCAGATAAAAAGTGGGATTATTACACTGTTGGTGGTCGCTGGAGCGGCTTCTTGCTCGGTAAAGACGGCAAGCGCCACGACAGTCTGAAAAAGTGCGAAATCGATATCGATGGTATGCGTGATGAAGCCGGTAAGCAGGCTGGTGAAGCATACGATAAAGCGATGACCGGCGTTGAAGAAGCTTGGAAGAGCTGGCAGCAGGTTTTTGATGAAAACTCAAAAGATCATCAGAAGGCGCGCGAGCAATATCACTCTCAGCCGCAAATCGTAAAAATTGCTGAAAATCTTGGTAGCGATGGCTTCTTTTTCGACAAAGATGCTTTGCTTGTGGGTCGTGAAAAATACATTCAGGCCGCCCGTGATCGTGCAATCTCCACCCTTGCAATCGTAACCGATCGTAAATGGGCCGAACGCGGCAGCATGGGTTGGTTCGGCATCGTCAGTAATGAGACCGATGCAGACGAATGGAACGAACGTATCGGTAAATTCCTCGATGCGCTCCCCGAAGACGCTCTGATTTCCATCGTTGATTGTCATATCTAGGACAATCAATATGCAAAATAATATTTGCTTTATCAAAGCTTCCTGCCGCGGCCGATATGCCGCGGCGGCTAAAAGCTTTCTCGAAAATATGTTTTACGAGAAAATTATTCCCCAACGCTCAAACTCATTACCTTCAAAAGGTATTTTTGTCGAAATAAATGACGAGATTGTGGGGATGGCGACCTATGACAATTACGGGTCAGCGATCGAGGCAACTGTTACCTTTATCTATCTAAAACCAGCTTTCAGAAAGATTGGAATTGGCTCTGCCTTATTGAGAGAGCTGGAGAATAACCTGTCTCACTCTGGGTATATTAAGCTTTATATCAAAGCAGTCACATCCGATATGGACAGTCTTCTGGATAAATTTAGCTACGATATGCCTACCGGTTGCAGAACCAAGGTGCTGTCCCTGAAGGCGATTACTCATCTGTCACACGATGAATTTCGTTCCTGATGAAAGAGAGAAGAACATGAAATTCACCAAAATGAAGCTTGAAAACTTCCTCACACTCACGGATGCGGAAGTTAAGTTTGATGATCGCGGTTTGGTTCTTATTCAAGGAATTAACAGCGACGATACATCGTCAGATTCCAACGGCGCCGGCAAATCATCATTGGCTGACGGTCTTTGCTGGACTTTATATGGCGTGACAGCGCGCGGCGTGTCCGGCGACGATGTTATCAATTTCACCGCCGGTAAAGGCACGATGGGTCAGGTCGATATTGACGATGCTGGTGAGATTTACCGCGTCACACGCTATCGCAAGCATTCGAAGGGTAAGAACGGTCTTAATGTCCAACATTTGAAGTCTGACGGCACAATCAACGATCTGACCAAAGGCACTGATAAGCTCACGCAGGAAATTCTCACGAAGATCCTCGGCGCGTCCCTCGACGTGTTTACCGGTGCGATCTACGCCGGTCAGGAAAAGATGCCCGATCTTCCGGCAATGACCGACAAGCAACTCAAACTGCTGCTTGAGGAGGCGTCCGGCGTGACCCTGCTCGAAGAGGCTTACAAAGAAGCCAATAAGCGCATGGCGGCGAAAAAAGCAGAACGTGATCAAGTATCAGCGGTTATCGCCCAGACCGAACAGCAGAAGACGTGGATTCAAGACCAGATCACGAACGAGACCGCTTTGTCGGTTCAGTGGCAAAATAACCAAAAGACGCGCATTGATGCTGGTAAGGTTGAAGTCACCAATCTGGTTCGGGATATTAAAGAGCTGGACGCGCAGATTGCCAAAGTTGATTTCGTCGCTCTCGCCGCCTCCGTTGCTGATTGTGATACACGAATTGCGGCTGTTAGTCAGGAAGGTGTAAAGCTGCAACAGCTGAACTCCGCGGTTGTATCTGCGCAGCACGCCGCGCAGATTGTTCAGCAGACAATCCAGTCCAGTGAGCGCGACTTGCAGCGTCTCACCGCGGAACTTACCGGGATACAGCACAAAGTTGGCTGTCCGTGCAATGAGTGCGGTCGCCCAATGACCGAAAATGAGTTGGGCGCGGCCAAGAAATCCGTCAATGAAAAGATTGAGCACTCGACCAAAATCCGCGATGAGGCGAAGGCTGAGTTGATTAAAGAGCAGCGGAAAATAGCTGATGCTCAGAAAGCAGTCTCTGATTTTCAGGCCACAATGACTGATACATCGAAAGTCACTCAGGAACGCGCTCAGATTCAGTCACAGATCAACGCCGGTGAGCGCTTGAAGTCTCAACGTGCGCAACTCGCAAGCACTGCAAAAGCGACTGGTGAGCGCGTTAAAGCGATTACAGCAGAGCTTAATCCGCATGAGGCTACGCTCGATAAGCATCGAAAGAAACTGCAGGAAGCCGACGGCGCGGGGCAAGATCTCCTCGATAAGCTCAAGCAAGTCGATACCGAATTGAAAATCGCCGAAAGCGTATCCAAGGTGTTCTCTCCAGCCGGTGTTCGCGCCCATATTCTTGATGAAGTTACGCCGTTTCTTAATCAGCAAACGTCGAAATATCTGGCTACATTGTCGGATAATAACATTCAGGCAAATTGGACGACCTTGGTAAAGAACGCCAAAGGCGAATTGCGTGAGAAGTTCTCCATTGAAGTGGAGAAAAAGGATCGTTCGAAGTCTTTTGCCGGTTTGTCAGGCGGTGAAAAACGAAAGGTTCGTATCTCCGCGGCACTCGCGCTGCAGGATCTGGTCGCGACACGCGCAACCAAGCCAATTGAATTGTTCATTGGTGACGAGATTGACGACGCGCTTGACCCTGCCGGACTTGAGCGCCTGATGCAGATTTTGGAAGATAAAGCAAAAGAGCGCGGCTCCGTGTTCGTTATCTCCCATAACAACCTCAAAGACTGGATCTCCAATATCATTCAGGTTGAGTCCAAGAACAATAAAACCATCGTTTCGGAGATCACAGTATGAACCGCCAAGAACATCTTTTGAGCTGCCTTGCGGAAGAATGCTGTGAGGTCGGACAACGCGTTTCAAAAGCGCTTCGCTTCGGATTGGGTGAGATACAGCCCGGTCAGGAACTGACCAATGCAGAGCGTATTCGCGTCGAATTCGTGGATCTTCTAACCGTTATGATGTTGCTGGTTGAAACAGGCGCGATCGAGCGGGTTAATGAGGCAGACCTTCCAGCTATGGAGGAAAAGCGCCAAAAGATTGAGAAGTTTCTCGAATATGCCAGAAGTCAGGGCGCGCTTAGTGACTGACTTCATAACATATCGCGTTATGGGCAAATATGAAGGTTATGTCCGGCCGGGTTATGCTCGGCCGGCTTTTTAACACACTCCAGCGGCTCATCCCGCTCAGTAAATTATAAGCGCATCGCGCTACCCGATTGCTATAATTTAATAAGTAATCACTTAGATAGGTAACACAATGGCCAATGTTCATTTAACTGAAACCAAGATCGACCGCGATAAGCTGTTCGAACGAGTGGTTGAGCAGATCAACACATCCATGAAAGACACGGTTCACGTTGTTGAAGGTGCGCCGCAAGCGTCGCTACTACAGAATGATGGCACTTATAAAACGAAGCCGGTGTTTGGCGACCAAGAGCTGTTCTTTAAGGACGTTCGGATCGGTAAGAGCGGGAAGATTATTTTCTCTTTCACTCCTGTAGACGACATGCCTTGGAAGCAATGCGAATGGGATGCTGTAAAACTCGATCAGGCTGTCCCTCTCTTTGGCGGCGTTTTTGCCGAAAAACTCAATTTGGAAGGTGAACATCTTCCAACTCTTGTTACGGATTTCATCGAGAAAACCGAACAAAAGATCATCTCGGATGCGGAAGCTGAAAAGCGAAATGCGGCCGAGGTTTACGCAAACAATGAAAAATTCGGAAGATTTTAATGGCTAAGATTATCATCTGCGGCCTCGATGGGAGTCTGCGCAATTTCGGTATGACCAAAATGAGCTACGACCTCGGCACCGAAGAGCTTGATGTTATCGGCATGAGGCTTATCGAGACCCAGAAAAACAAAAATAAGTCCGTTCGCTCGTCCTCGGACAATCTTTTACGCGCACAAGAAATCGCCAAGGGTGTTAGCGACTTTCTTTCCGACGTTACTGTTTGCTTTGCAGAGGTGCCATCTGGCGGACAAGATTACAACGCCGTTCTGGGTTTCGGCATTACCATTGGTATTTACGCCAGCATCAAAATTCCGCTTCTCGAAGTAGCACCGGTTGAAACGAAGAAAACTACCGTAGGCACCCGGACTGCAAGCAAGCAGGAGATGATTGAGTGGGCGAACGAGACCTACCCAAACGCGCCATGGCTGACGACTAAACGCGGCGGTGTGATGGTTCCTACTTTGAAGAATGAGCACTTGGCTGACGCGGCCGCTATCTGTCACGCCGGTATTCAGACACCTGCTTTCAAGCAGGTTCAGGCAATTTTGGCTCAGCGAGTAGCCTGATTTTTTATTTACCCTAGATAATAAGTAAGCAATTAGTTATTATCTAAATCTTGTTTCCTTATAAGGTGAAAATATGAAAGCGACTGATACCCAGATCGTTAAGCTGTTCGATCCGCAGATCGAGCGGATGCCTGATTACTATCCGTGGGCGCAGACATTCATCGAAGCCATGCAAGATGGCTTCTGGACTGCGAAGAAGTTTACCTTCGATAGCGATGTGGTGGACTTTAAGCTCAAACTGACCGACCACGAGCGCCTTGTGGTAACGCGCGTTTTGGCAGCAATCGCTCAGATTGAAATCTCCGTAAAAGAATTCTGGAAGCGTCTCGGTGACCATCTTCCGCATCCATCGATTAAAGACCTTGGTATTACCATGGCATATGTGGAGACCATTCATAACAATGCTTATGAAAAGCTCCTCAAAAAGCTCGGTCTTTTCGGTATTTTCCGCGAAATTATGAAGGTTCCGGCCCTCGCCGGTCGAGTAATCTATCTCAACAAACACGCCGAGCGTGTCTATCCTCATAATCAGCGTAAGCAGTATATTTACAGCCTGATCCTTTTCACGCTTTTCGTGGAAAATGTCAGTCTTTTCGCTCCCTTCTACGTGATTTTGCGGCTCAACCGTAACAAAAACGTCCTGAAGGACACCTCTCAGCAGGTCAAATATACCCGTAACGAAGAACTGCTCCACGGTCAGGCCGGCAGTAAAATCATCAATACCCTTCGCGAGCAATATCCGGAGCTTTTCGATGATGAACTGTTGCAACGCGTTAAGGAAGAAACTGAGGTCACATACACCGCAGAGTGCAATCTGATTGATTGGATGCTCGATGGTTATGAAGCCCCTGGTTTAAACGCCGACATCCTTAAGGGCTATGTGCGCGAGCGCCTCAATGAGAGCCTTTTGGATATTGGCTACACCCCAACATTCGACGTCACGCCGGAGCAGAAGCAGGCGACCTTCTGGATGACCGAGGGTCTTCTGGCGCCAACGCGTGTCGATTTCTTCAACTCCGAACCAACCAGCTACACGCAAGCAGATGCCGCGGAAGACGATGACTTTTAAGGATAAGAAACATATGAGCCGTCCAGATTATCACCACCTCAATGAAATCTCTCTACAGGTGCTTTCACGCGGTTATTTAAAAGCGGGAGTGGCGCATGACGCCCTCCTCGCCGCCGCTGTGGATCGCTTGGAAGATATGATTGAAGCTGCCGAAAATATTCTCGGCTTTCCTCTTCCGACCTTGCGCCATGGCGCCAAGCGTGGCTGGTTCTCGCCATCTTCGCCGGTCTGGTCAAACTTTGGCGCCGGACGTGCGCTGCCAATTTCATGTAACGGCTCCTATATGGACGACAATCTCGACTCCATTCTGTGGAAGGTTGCAGAAGTTGGCGCTATGACCGGTGCCGGTGCTGGCACATCGGTTGCCATGAGCGCATTGCGTCCGTTTGGAACACCGATCAGCAAAGGTGGCGAGTCCAACGGGCCGGTTCACTTCGCACGCCTCCTTCAGGAGGATATCGAGGTGGTTTCGCAGTCGTCCGTTCGTCGCGGCTCATGCTGCATTTATCTCAATGTTGATCATCCGGACATTGAAGAATGGCTGAAAATGCGCTCCATCGCTGGCGGTGTGCATCATAAGATCCAGCATCTTGATTTCGCTGTTGGTCTCACTGACGAATTTATGGAAGCCCTTGAAACAGATCCAAAAGGCTCTCCTCGTCGTAATTTGATGGCGAAAATTCGTAATAAACGCCGCGAAACCGGTCGTCCGTTTATCTTCTTCCCAGGCAACGCTAATCGCGCAAAGCCACAGGTTCTGAAAGACCTTGGAATCGATATTCACGCATCAAATCTCTGCACCGAAATCATGCTGCCTTCCAGCCCGAATGAAAGTTTTGTGTGCAATCTCTCATCGGCAAATCTTCTCTATTATGATGAATGGAAAAATACCCCATTCATTCGTGAAATGATTTATTTCCTCGATGCTGTGATGTCGGATTACATCGACAAGATTGAGCCGGATAAAAATCCTAAGTATCGTTTGCTGGCAGATGCTCATCGTTTTGCCGTTCGCTGGCGTGCGCTCGGTCTTGGCACCCTGGGTTATCACTCACTGCTTAAATCGAAGATGATCCCGTTCGAAAGTGAAGATGCACGGGCTTTGAACATCGAAGTTCATAAGTATATTCACGAAGAATCCATCGCCGCGTCCCGCTGGCTGGCGGAGAAATTTGGTGAGCCAGAGGGGATGAAGGGTTACGGTATGCGTAATCTGACCGTTAACGCTATCGCGCCGACGCAATCCTCCTCAGTCATTTGTGGACAGGTTTCGAAGTCGATTGAGCCGGAAGAGGCTGTCGTTTTTGAAAATGATGCTGCGAAGGTTATCTTCACGCAATACTGTCCAATCTTCCGCGAAGTTCTCCAGCGTCACGGAAAAGATACCGCCGACGTCTGGCGTTCAGTTATGAAGCAAGGCGGTCGCGTTGATCATCTCGATTTTCTGACCGATCTGGAAAAGGAAGTCTTCAAACCGTGGATCGACATTGATCAGCATGAAGTTGTCCGACAGGGCATTGATCGTGGCGTTTATGTCGATCAGGGACAGTCCATGAACATCGTTCTTCGCAACGAAGCTACCATGAAGGACGATATCGACATTATCCGCGCAGCATGGCGGGGCGGTCTGAAATCGCTTTACTATCGCAATGGTGAAAACGCGGCGCAAAAGAAGGCGCGTGAAAATGCCTGTGTGGCTTGCGAGGCATGATGAACGAGTATCACATCATTACTCGCCCAGGCTGTAGCCATTGTGATCGCGCCAAAAAGATGCTGGACGATCGCGGCCTTGGCTACAGTGTTGATCATCGGGTGACCGACGAACAACGAGCCGCTTTTAAAGCTGAAGGATATACTTCATTCCCGCAAGTATTCCATGGTGACAAACTTGTGGGCGGCGCTGACGATCTTGCCGCGTATCTCGACACCATGTCGGATGATTTTTAATCCGTGAAATAAGCGAAAATAGCGCGTGTGACCCATTTCACACGCGCTATATAATAAGTAAGCACTTAGATATAATCAGGAGTCAGAAATGTTTGGATGGTTTCGCAGTCGCCCGAATTTCAGCATTAATTTTATCTCCACAATCGACAATTCGGCAGAACATGATCGCCGTGTTACCGAGCTGCTTGAACATAACAACAAGCTGGTGAACGAAAACCGCGCTCAACGGGTTCTGATTAAGGAACTAGCTCACTGCGCGATTGAGAACCACAATCTGTTGATCGATCACTCTGAACACACCGGCTATTGCGGCTGTGAGCTTGAGAAGCGCACCGTTGTCGCTGTGATGAAGGCGCGGGGTGAAGATGTCGCTAAATGACTACATGCGCGATCAACGCCGCATCGAGGCGACTCCAAAGCAGCCAGATCCCAATGCAAAGCTCAAGCAACTCGCCGGCATTATTCAAGGTCTCTCCTATCGGGAGATGAAAATCTTCTCCGACGCAATTCACTCCAAAATCAACGAAGGCACGAAAGAGATCCCTGAGATCCTTCTGGAAGTGTCCGATGAAACTCTGAAAGGGTAATCATGTCCTCTAAGGATTTGATGTTCGCTAAGGTAATTCTTGCCAGTAAACCCACCAATGGCGCACCACCGATCGTCACCATGCACTTGCGCTATCCTCGGATCATTCACTCCGAGCTTATGACGCACCGTGTATTTAGCCGCAATGCGCGTTCCTCGCGTGCCGTGCCGGCTCATAAGATGCTGCTTGAAGTCACTACAGCGCCGTTTATTCCTTGGCATTGGGGTAAAAACCAGCCAGGTATGCAAGCCGGTGAAGATTGGAACGCGCTTGTTGATGTCTTTAATTTTGGTTCCAACGCCGAGAATCCGGATGATTACGACGGAATTGAAGTCTGGTCGCGTTATAAGGAGTCAGTGTCGCCAGAAGAAGCATGGTTGAAGGCGCGTGATGCGGCTGTAGAGGTTGCGGAAGCCTTCATGAAGGCTGATTACCACAAGCAAATCGTCAATCGCTTGCTTGAGCCGTTCATGTTTATTGATGTTCTGGTTACTTCAACACAGTGGGCGAACTTCCGACATCTGCGCGATCATAAGGACGCCGAGCCGCATATTCGCGATCTGGCCGTTCTGGTCGGTGAGGCGCTCGATAATGCCGTATATCAGGAGCTGGAAGGCGATCAGTGGCATCTGCCATACATCACCAATGAAGATCGCGAAGAGGCGCGCGCTCGTGTTGGCAGTCGTGCCGGTTCTACAGAGAAGTTCTGGGAGCTTCTGCTCAAACTCTCCACTGCACGGTGTGCGCGTATCTCCTACACTCCGTTCGACGGCGATGCTTCATATGAGCGTGAATTGCAACGATATGACGATCTTGTCGGATCTGAGCCGCTTCATGCCTCCCCTGCCGAACATCAAGCGAAACCTGATGTCTTCGATCATTTCGGACACATGATCGAGGATAGCTTCTCCCGTGATGGCGTTAAAACTTGGAAACATTCTGAACTCGCCGGCAACCTCGGCGAAGGTTGGATTCAGTATCGCAAAACGCTCCCTAACGAATACGTGCCGGGATGACGACAGTCTCTCTGAGCCTTCGAATTAAGGAGATCGGGAGCCATCCCGATCTCAAGCCAGGCTTTTACTGGACGCTCGATGATGGCCCCGAAGATGAATGTTTCTGGTCTGGGCCTCACCTCTCTCCCGACGCTGCCAAAACAGCAGCAGTTGAATCCCTCGCAGCCGGATATGCCGCCGCTGCGGAAACAATCCTGAAAGGATGATCATGTCTAAAACTCTCGTTGGTGTTAAAAAGTTGCACCCAAACGCCAAAGCGCCTGTTTATGGCACCGATGGCGCTGCTGGTGCCGATCTTTCTGCGGTAACTTATCCAGAGGATTACGGCAGCCACGGCCCACAGCCAGGTCATGAGGCCCTTCCAATCCTTCCAGGTCAGCGCCGTTTAATCAAAACCGGTATCGCCATTGAATTGCAGCCTGGCTTTGAAGCGCAAATTCGCCCTCGCTCCGGTCTCGCGCTGAAACATGGCGTGACGGTTCTGAATACTCCGGGAACCATTGATAGCGATTATCGTGGCGAGATCGGCGTTATCCTGCTGAACACCTCCGATCAGACCTTCTACGTCAATCCGGGCGACCGCATTGCCCAGATGGTTATCGCACCTGTTACCAAGGGTGAGTTTGCATTTACCGGTGGTGATTTCTCCGAAACTGAACGCGGTGAAGGCGGCTTCGGCTCTACAGGGGTGAATTAATGCTTTTTGGGCTTACTGGCGCTCACAGATCGGGCAAAACGACGTTGGCGCGCGCGGTAGCTGACGATTTGGGAATTGAGTTCTACGAGACTTCAACCTCTCAAATCGCCAAGGAGCTTGGCTATAATGCCGTTGGCGATCTTCCTTTGGAGGATCGCCTTTACCTTCAGACAAAGCTTCTGGAAAATCATATCGATCAGATTAGCAAACTTCCACGACCGCTGATCACTGATCGAACACCGCTTGATTTTATGGGATACCTCGCTTGCGAGTTTACCATGAGCAATGGGAGTGGTGTCAGTCCGGAAGTTCTCCAGCGCGCCGCGCAGTTTATCGATACCTGTCTGAACGCCACACGGCATTACTACGACACGCTTTATTATCTCGCGCCACTTCCGGATTATGTCGTTGAAGATGGAAAACCGGCGGACAATCCCATCTATCAACAACACCACGCTCTTGTCGTGCTGGGCGGTATTCAGCAGCTCCGCGATAGTATCAATTCCTCATTGATCTTCGAAACTGCTTGGGACATTCGCGAACAGTTTGTCCATGACGCTATCGTATGTCGCCTCAACGATATTCATAAAGAGCGTCGTTCCGCGACATACCTCAACTAACCATACTCGCGGATGCAGAATCCGCGAGTATCCCTCTCAACGTCTGCTATAAACAATAAGTAATCACTTAGTTACAGATCGAGAGAGAGAGAGAAAACAATGGAAGTATCGCAGATAGCAGGGCTCGATACTCACGCCATTATTGGCGGTGGCAAAGCCCACGCATTCACAATGTCAGAATCCGCAGAATTCTTTACCGTTCTTTCTGACACTCTTTACCGTGATAAGAAGCGCGCCGTTGTGCGCGAGGTTGTATGTAACGCCTATGACGCGCACATCGTGTCCAATAAGCGTGATATTCCGGTAGAAATCACCCTAACTGACACAGAGCTGGTCATTAAGGACTTTGGCCCAGGTATTCCCGCTGACAAGATCGGCACGATCTATTGTCGCTACGGTGGCACCACTAAGATCCAGGACTCCAGTCAGACCGGCGGTTTCGGCCTCGGTTCGAAAGCCCCATTTGCTTATTCCGACCACTTCTCCGTGACATCTTGTAACGGTGGTTTTCGTCATGTGTTTGCGATCTCGCGCGGCGGCGCTGAGACGGATGGTAAACCTGACTTCCGACAGATGGTAAAAGTGCCGAGTGAAGAAACCGGCGTCACCGTCTCTATTCCGTTGAAAAACGAAAAAGATCGCGCCGAGTTTGAGGAGATTATTCGCTCTGTAGTTATGCAGGGCGGAATGGTCGCCAATCTGAATGGCGATTTGATCAACCGTTTCGACTACGAGAACGCCACGCATAATTTCATTCTGGCACCAAGAGCCGGAATGAATGAAAGCCATGTTTATTGTCTTTATGGCACCGTTCTTTATCCGGTCTCCACCACAGATAAAGAGATTCATGACAGTCTGGTTAAAATCGGAAACCTTATTCCGCATCAATATCGTTTAATTGTAATGGCGGCCGCTAATTCGGTCGGCGTAACACCCTCTCGTGAGTCCCTGTCTTATACAGATAAGACTAAAAATACTCTGCTTGGTTTGATGCAGCGCGCCCATCGCGTTCTCGAACAAAGCATGAAGCCGGTGGCCAAGACGATTATCAAGGATACCGCCGCGGTGATCTCGACCAACGAGAAGCGAATTTGGAATCGCAGAATTAACTACCAGGACTATCGCGAAATAACGCGTCAGGTTGATGATAGCCCAAAAGCTGCAGTTGTTCGGATCGAGGACATTGCAGCGAAACTGGCCGTTTTTCATATTGAGCGTTTGGTTCGCAACCAAGTTAAGGCCGTTCGACGTGAGTTTGCGAAACTTCGCCCTGATTATCGTCGCGTTTTCCGCCGCGCGAGGGATCGTGGAATTGATGATTTTAAAGTCGAAAGCCGCCTGTATCTTCGCATTGCAAATAAATTGGCTTTGCATAGAAATTTATTTTCTTTCGAAGTCGGCAGTTGGGCTGGACTGGCGAAGCCGAAGCGCATCGATACGGTAGATCAATCCGATGCCGAGGTGATGCCAAAGCTCTATATCAGTTTTAATCAACGGGACGTGATTTCGACTATTGCGGATGAACGGAAACGCGCGAAAATTAAAGATCCGGAATATGGCAACGCTCATAGCTACATGACATTTGTTTTGAAGCGCAGCCAACACGGCATGATTGCTAAAATCAAACAGGAAGCTCAACGCTATGGCATCAGCGTTGAAGAGGTTGCGATCACCGCACCGCCTAAACGCGCAAAGAAAACGCCGGAAGACGCTCGTTTCATCAGCTTGATGAATTTGAAACCGAATAAAAAAGAGCAGGGCGAGCCAGCTCTCGTCACAGCACGATATTATCTTCGCCAGGTAAATGACTGGTATCACAGTTATGGCGTGGGGCCGGTTACGAACTATGCGAAGACGGTTACAAATTATTTCGGCGATGTCGCGATTGCATGTGATGTCAAAGATGAAGCGGCGTTAAAGGCGCGTGGTTCGGTTAATCTTTATGCCGCAATGGCGGAGTTTCTTCATGAAAATATCAAGAAGAAAGAGGTGCTTTACGCGGTCATGATGGCTCAGGGATTTGTCGCTGAGAACGTCGGATATCGCGAACCGTCGCAGCTCGTTCAATCCGTTATACATCATCGATCGGCTGCTGAATGGTTTTTCCCGCCTAAAACTAAACTTACCGAAGTTTTTGAAAAGGCATTGTTTTGCACTCAAAGGCTGAAAGAGCGCTTGCACGGGCAATATCAGCGCAAAAAACAAGATCAGGGCGAACACGCCCGGATTTCAGAAATGCTGGAGGCGGTGATTAATGCCGCGCAAAGTGTTTACGGATATTTGCGTTTGGAGCGTAGAGAGGCGAACCGGAAATTTGCCTATCTGAGCGTCTTTGCAAAGTCATTTCCTTACGCAAATGTTGATGACGCCGCATCGCTGGACGACTTTATGATCGTTGTGAAGGCTCTTCAACGAAAATATCAGGCACAAGCGAAAGCTGAAGCCAAAGCGGCAACCCTTGCCGCCCAAACTCCCAAAATCAAAGCAATTCCTGACGCAGAGCCAGTTCCGGCTCCTGCGCCAATCACCATCAACAAAATCGCAGTAGTTGAAAAGGAAGCAGCATGAGTAAGGTTCGCATTGTATCCGCCATCACAAGTAAGGATGGCGTCACCCTCTACACCTCTGAAGGCAAGGAGATTAATCTGCCGGCGTCTGGCTGGCGCACCAAGTCGATCATGGACGACATCGTGCGCCCACTCGCCAAGCACAAAACCGTTGAGATCGACCTGGATAATTATTCGCTCGAAAGCAAAATCGAGAAACAGTCCGGCGGTTTCATTCGCTTCATCAAACGCAAATTCAAAGATTTTGCCTCGCACTTCAATCTCGGTAATGGCAATCAGGAAACGGATCGTCATTACGTCGCTCCAACGGTCAATCCCGAAGCGGAAACAACTGTCGCTGTGGTGAATGGTGTTGAAATTCCCGGCGTCGAAAAGCTCGAAAAACAGCTTGAATATGCAGCGTTTCAGAACTCCAAAGGTCTTGAGAAGTTTCTGGAACGTCTCTCCAAAGTTATCGATAAACGCAAGCATTCTGTGCAGGAACTTTTGAACTTCATGGAACGCGGCGATTTGCCGATTGCCGATGATGGCTCGATCGTTGCTTACAAGATCCTGAAATATCGCGACAAAGCCGCCGATCTCTTTCACGATTGCCACAGTCGGAATGTGCCACAACGCGTTGGCTCTCGCGTGTCTATGGCAGAAAAGATGGTTGATGATAGCCGTCGTGTTGAGTGCTCGACCGGTTTGCACGTCGCGCGCCGCGGCTATATTCGCGGATTTGGCGGCGATCTGGTCACGCTGATTAAAGTTGCACCGGAAGATGTGATCGCGGTTCCATATAACGAGCCGGATAAGATGCGCGCCGCTGCTTATCACATCGTGGCTAAGCTTCCTCAAGAAGCATATTCGCTGCTGATTAATAACAAACCTATGACGTCTCACGCCCCATCAGCCCAAATCCTCGCCAATGTTATTGCTGGTGATCATATCGGAGTGATTGAGGCAGTTATTATCGGCGGCCCTAAAGGCACCGATCTTTCTATCACCCCGAAGGTTGAAGTTGTGGGCAACAGCCTGCCGAAGGTGGCTGAAATCAAGAAGGATGCGAAACCTGTTGCTGCGCTCGATGACAAGAAACCTGAAGAAAGTGTTTCGGTAAAAGAGGTGAAAAAGGTTGTCGCAGAAGCGGTGGCTGAGAAGAAAGCTAAACAGGCGGTTGTGAAAAAGAAAAAGCCAGCCAAGAAGCCAGTAAAGGCGGCCACTCCTGCTCCGAAAGCAAAGTCTGATCCGACTGAAATTCCGGAGAAGTATCGTGAGGCTTACACGCGTGTTGAAGCTGGTGAAATCTCGCAACGACAGGCCGAAAAGCTCTACGGTGTATGCGGTAAGAAACTTCGCGCCCTTCGTCGTGCGCGAGAAGGTAAGTAATTACTTAGTTATGATCGTGGGTTAGACAATCTTCCCCACGATCATTTCACAAAGAAAGAAAAGCAATGATGTCTCCTTTTTATCAACCTCCGGCGCATCCCACAGATCGCGGCCCGTCCATGAACACAGCGAATGGGCGTAAGATTTACCCATTTCATCCAAGTGCCGAGGAGATCGATATTGAAGTCGTGGCGCATCATTTGGCTAACGCCAATCGCTGGAATGGCGCTACGCAGCACAAACAGTTTCGCAGCCGTATTTCATTCTCCGTGGCCGAACATTCTGTTCTCTGTGCTAAATTCATGGTCGAGTATCTTAATCGCCCGGATTTAGAGCTTGAGGCGTTACTGCATGACGCTCCGGAATACATGACTGGCGATATGATCCAGCCAGTGAAACATCATCCGGCTGTTCACGCTATCATGAAGCCTATCGAAGATCGGGCGGACTTGGTATTCGCCAAGCGCTTCAATTTGGCCAACCCCTTCCCTCCTGAGATTAAGATCGCGGATAAGGCCGTTTGCACTGCAGAATTCCGACAGATCGTGCCGCACTCGCCGGATGATCCATCAGACATGCTACACGCAGAGACACTTTGCGCGCCATACGAAATCGCAATGCTGAGCGCCTACGAAGCCAAAGAGTATTTTCTCGACGCATTTGAAGTCGCTATGAACCGGCGACGTCATTTCGCAAACCCACCCGACACCCTTTAATCAGCTTGCTATAATAAGTAATCAATTAGCTAATATGAGGTCTAAATGTTTGCTAAAGCCAATGAAGTCAAAGCCGGTGATCACTTGAAATGTGATGAAGGTTTTACGTGTTTAAAACCCCACACCAAAGTCGTCGTTCAGGAAGACGAAGAGGGACTTTTTGTCAGCTGCGCCGATGGTAAACACTACCTCGACGGCCAAGAGGATGAAAACGGAAATTTGGTTGGTCTCTATGTCTGTGAAGCAATCTGACACGGATAATTGGCCGTCATTCGCAGCCGAGCTGACGCGCAAAGGTAGCGCTGCTCTCGATAAGTGGGTGACGGCCTATGAAGCCGGAAAAATCAATGACCGGGAATTACTCATTCTCTCTGATGGGCTCTGGGATACGATGTCCGGTCTTTGTGAGGAAGAATTTCTTCGCATTCTCGAACAGATCATCGCTGATATCCGCGAGAAGGGTAAGAAGTGACGCGCCGTTTTAATAAGGACAAATGGATTCTTCACGCGATCAAATATCGCTATCTCGTTCCGAAAGAGGATGGCTCCATTTTACGCTGCCGCAGGGCTACGAATAAAGGCGAGTTGGTTTCAGATCAGTATGACCCAATCAAGGTTCGCGTTCACAAGAAATCCGGTCGTGTTTATTTCAACATGACTTGGATGGGATTTACAAAGTCCGTTCTTGTGAACCGAGCGGTCGCTCTGCGCTTTCTGCCTAATCCGAGTAATCTTCCGCAAGTGAACCATATCGACGGCGACAAAGAGAATAACGCTCTAACCAATCTCGAATGGTCATCCGGAAGCGATAACGAGCGCCATGCTCATCGCAACGGTCTTAAGACCGGCCGAGGCTCCCAAAATTCAAACGCCAAACTTACTGCCGATCAAGTGATCGAAATTCGCAAGTTGGCGGAAACAAAGAGTGTGCCTGATCTTATGGATCAATTCGGGATAGCTCGATCAACCCTTAGTAACATCATTAAACGCACGACGTGGAAACACGTCTGAGGAGTATAATATGGCCGCTCTAATTGCCGGGCTTGATACCGAAACCACCGGTCTTGAGATCGGGGATCATCGCTTGATTGAAGTTTATATTGGTCTATGGCGCGAAGATGGCACAAAGGTCTTCGCTTTTGAACAACGCATCGATCCGGAGCGCTCAATTGCGGTTGATGCACAGCGTGTTCATGGTATTTCATCGGCTGATCTTATTGGAAAGCCAACCTGGGAAGCAGTCGCGCCAGCTGTCTACAAGGTGCTGTCAAAAGCCACACACTTCGTCGCACACAACGGCGAAAGCTTTGACGGCCCTTTCCTCGCTTACGAGTTGAAACGCGCAGGACTGGCTCTTCCTGACCGTCCTATGATCGATACAATGCTCAAAGGCGTGTGGGCTACACCGGATGGTAAGAAACCCACTCTCCAAGAGCTTTGTTTCGCGATGAATGAGGAATATGACCCGTCAAAGGCTCACGCTGCGGCATATGACGTTGACCGCATGATGGCGTGCTTTTTCAAAGGTTTCAAACAGAACTGGTTCTCTCTTGAGGATGAGAAAAATGCCGCCTAGCATCAAGGATCTCACCGTTACACGCCTTGATAGCGAAACCTTGGAAGTATCAAGCGGTTTAACCCGTGGTCGCTGCGCCACGGTATATATGTTTAGTTTCAGTAATGGACGTAAAACGATCGTTCCATTCCTTATTCCCTCATATATGCAAGGTATCGGCACGACCTTGATCAGCGAGGCTGTTGACGCTTTTCTTGAACGTGAAAAGGATAATAAAACTTCCTAAACAACCCAGCCGCACCCCGTTTCGCTCTGATCTATAAAAAGTAACAAGCGCAATAAAGCGCAGAGCGAAACGGAGAAATATGATGGATGCGAATAATAAAACAGTAAGCGCCACTGATATGTCGGAGATTGATAATCTTCTGGGCGATCTCGAAATTAGCGGCTCTGATGATGATCTGGAAGAATTAATCGAAGCCGTTGATCAGGCTGTTGCCGATGTTGTCGTCGAAAACCCGGAAATCGATACAAGCCTGGATGATCTTACGCTGGACGAAAGCGATCTTCGCAAGGTTGAGGCAACAATCGAACGCCAGGAGGCGTATGCGGAACAGGAGAGCGCTATCGCAGCCGCGCCCGCTACGACACAGACAGTCGTTAAGGCGTCAAAAACTCCCCGTGCGCCAGCCGCGCCGCGCGTAGCGCGTGACCTTAACAGTGTCGCCTCGGAATACTTTCTGCTCGAAGTCAGCAGCGTTCCGCTCGATGATGCGGCGTTGGATCAAGTCAAAGCTGATACGCTTAAACTCATCCCTACACAGAAGAAAGTTGCGGAGAAGTTTGAAAATCTCTTTACGTCACTGGCCTCCGGCCGCGCGCCATCTACATTCGTCGTGATGGCATTCAATCTGCTCGAAAAGACCGGCACGATGTCCTCCACCGAGCTTGTTGCGGCTTATAAAATGGCCGGTGCCAAATCTGATACTGAAGGTTACAACGAGGGAACGGCTCGTAGTCAAGCCGGACAGATTATGAACCTGTTCGACACTGTGAAGATCGCCACGCGCACAAAACAGTCCCTTGAGCTGAATGCAAACTCTGCAGTAGCCGTAAAACTCCGAGCTATCCTCAATCCAGCACCCTAAGATCGAAGAGTTTGCGGCGTATTCGTGAAAATAAATACGCCGCAAATAAGAAACCCGATGCGACCCTTTTTAAGTCCGCTATAAATAAGTAAGCACTTAGTGCAGGAGAGAGAAAATGCAGAATTACTTGGTTAAGCGCGGTCGCGACGCCTACCTTATTGAACAGGCTATTGTTCAAGCAAAATCTGCCGAGGACGCTGAGAAATTCGCCGCCCTTCGGGAAAACGCCTCCAAGTTGGATTGGGCCGAAACGGACGATATTCGCACGTTTGACGACACGATTATTATGGAAGGTGAAACCGAGAAAGCCGAGGATGCTGAAATCACTCCGGCCTTCAATCTCTACTTCATCACCGGCTACGATGCCAACGGCGACAGCGCAGATCAGTTTGTTCGCGCTGAAAACCCCGAAGTTGCGTTCGATATGTGGCGTAAGTTTTGGGAGACAATGAACGCGGTAGATACGTTCGAAGCCACTCTCTCCCCAGAAGAACCTAAAAACGCTGACGAGCATACGCTCCGGATCTTTCTCGTTCCGGATGAGCCAGCTCGTGGCTGCATCGATTGGAATACCTCGAAGGGCGTTCAAGTGGTCGCTTTTGCTGAAAGGGTTGAACCTTAATGACAATTGAAATTTACACAGATGGCGGCTGCAGACCAAATCCGGGAGTTGGCGGGTGGGCGGCGATACTTCGATACAAAGGCCATTCAAAAGAAATTTATGGCGGGGAAATTGATACGACCAATAATCGTATGGAGCTGATGGCTGTAATTCAAGGATTGAAAGCTATTACGCGACCAAGGCAGATCGTCGAAGTTTATACCGATAGCCAATATGTGCGGAATGGTATGACTAAATGGATCGATGGCTGGGTAAAGCGTGGCTGGAAAACAAAAGGTAAAGCCATCAAGAACGTCGACCTCTGGAAGGAACTTGACGCGCTTTGCAAGGCGCATGAGGTCAGCTTCAACTGGATTCGAGGTCATACCGGTCATTCGCTAAATGAAAGAGCGGATTATTTGGCCACATTAGGCATTAATTCCGTCGATAATAGTAACTAATCACTTACTGATAGAGAGAAAGAAAATGGATATTTTTGTTTTTGGCTCCAACCTCGCTGGACGACACGGTGCCGGAGCTGCATTGGACGCGCTGCGCAAACACGGAGCAATTCTGTTTCAAGGTGAAGGCTTGCAGGGGCGCAGTTATGCCATTCCAACCAAGGATCATCAGATCCGCACCTTGCCACTCGAACGCATTCGCAAATCAGTCGAAGAATTTAAAACCTTCGCCCGATCCCACCAGGAAATGACCTTTTATGTCACGCCGATCGGCTGTGGTTTGGCCGGTTATAAGCGCGAAGAAATTCGCCCGATGTTTGCTGACATGCCGGGGAACTGCCGTTTCGCAGAGACTTGGGCGGAGGAGTATGCGTGATGGCTGATGTTCAAAACTCTCATCCAAAATTTCCAAATTTCTTGGAAGTAAGTTCCATTGATGTTGACGCCGGCTCTATCTGGATCGGTGATGGCTGCTATGTTCTGAAGGATAATAACGAAGCTCGTCCGAAAGATCTGGGCGATAACTGGCATGGCATTTGTGATCGCTTCTTTAAGCGCTCCGGATATAATGACCGCAGTCGTGAATTTCAGCGCTGGGCTAACAATCGCGACAACTTCCTTCATGAACATACAGAGTGGCGAAACTGGTTGATGGCCAACCCACGCATCGAAGGTGTTCAGCCTGAACATCAAAAATGGAATACGCCAGAGAATATCGCCAAACGTGATCTGATCGACCGTATTTATAAAGAATTTGAAGCAGCAAATCCCTTCACACCAACTACGGTTGATAAAGGTTTCGCATCTTTTCAGCATGATGGCGGACACGATGGTATGGGTGTGATGATCTCGACCTTTTATGGTGATGGTTCATACCCCGTTTACATCGAATATGGTGAAGGCGGCCGACCGCGGCGAGTATTGATCGATTTCGATCCAGGCGGCGATGATGAAACGGTGGAAGAAGAATGACGGAGCGCGTTGTTCTTCGTTGGAAAGCCAATAAATGGGAGAAGACTGGTATTATGTGCCGTCTCTTCGGACACATCTGGTGCGCTGGATGGTGGGGAGGTGAACCATATCTTCAACCAGAGCCTGGGGTGGTTGATAATCTAGGCACCCACCACGTCCGTCTAAAAGCCAAATGCTGGCGCTGCAACTGCGCAACCCACATCGCGAATGTTCATGATTGGGCTGAATCCGATGTTCTCCTTACTCAATACAGAGAAAGGCAAGCCCGTGCGAAAGCTCGTAAGGAAGCTTCTATGTCGTCTTAATCGACATAAATGGCGTTCAATTGGAATTGAAATCGCTCGATTTGGCGGCCCACACGTTTTTACCGTTGTGTATTCCGACGACAAAATTTGCACTCACTGCAACCACCTTAAACCAGGCGGTTTCTAAACAACCCTCCCGCAATCCACTCAAGAGATTGCTAGATTTTATTTGCAATAATCAGTAACTGATTACTTAACGGAGTAGAAAAACCCGATGTCTGAATTTGTTAAGTTCGCCAATCTTGTGGCGCATCGTTTCGCCCAGCTGTCAAAGCATGAGCTTTATACCGTCGGTGTAGAGCGTGACCAGCTGTGGGAGACCTATCTCGAAACCTTTCCTGAAGGCACTGATCCTATTTTCCGTGTTCGCACTGTTCACGACGGTTCTTACGATCGTTCCTTCATTCGTAATGTCGGTCATGTTGTCGCTATCATCAACGGCAAACTTGAAACACTCTGGGATATTCCAAACCTTCCTTATCCATATGACGTGGTTGCGAAGAAACTGCACGAAGTGGTTCAAGCGCACCTGATCAACGGTGTATTCCGCACTCGCGAACGTCAGTTCGGTCACAAACAGAATTATGAGCTGATTGACGGCACATCCCATACCTTCAATCACTTTCTGGTTCCGATCGAAAATCGTCATTTCTCGCCGAAGCCGGACGCTGATCGCGGCTCAATCAATACAAATTACGGTGTTTTCTGGCGCGGCCTTACAGAGCTGACCAATGACGCTCTTACAACGGTCGATGATCTGATCAAATCCAACAGTATCTATCGCGGCGCTGAATTCGCAGATGCTGTGAAAGCCTTCCGGAAGTTGAAAGCGGATTTTGATAAGTCCGACAATAAAGAAGCCTTTTCCTGGTCAAATCTCGCTCACACATTGGGCGGTAACCGTATCAATCCGGTAGCTCTCTTCCGCAATACAGTGATCGGCACATTGGTTGTGGATCTGTCTGATGGTGTTGAGCTGGAAAAGGCAGTTGCTAAATACGAAAGCAAGGTTGCACCGCAGAATTACAAGCGCTCCTCCTCTTTGATTACGCCAAAGATGATCGAACAGGCGGTTGCTAAACTGCATGTGCTGGGTCTGGAAGGCGCTATCCATCGTCGCTTTGCAAAACTGTCCGATGTATCCGTCAATAATGTTCTGTTCGTTGATAACGCTGTGCGCGGTCAAATGAAGGGCGGTTTGACTGACCTTCTGATGGAAGCGGTTAAACCAACAGCGGTTAAAATCGATAAGGCCGAAAATATCTCAATTGATGATTTCTTGGCAAACATCGTGCCGACCGCGCGCTCCATTAAATTGCTGGTTGAAAATCAACACCTCGGTAATTTCATGAGCATGACGGCACCGCTGCAGGAAAACACCGGTAAGCTGTTTAAATGGGATAATGATTTCGCCTGGTCTTATAATGGCGATGTGACCGACTCCATCAAAGAGCGCGTTAAGCGCGCCGGTGGTAATATCGACGTTCCGCTGCGTGTCTCGCTTTCATGGCATAACGCCGACGATCTCGATCTGCACGCCATTGCCCCAGAAGGTCATATTTATTATCGCAATCGTCATGGCGTCTTGGACGTGGACATGAACGGTATGGATAAGCACGATCCAAAAGCACCGGTTGAAAATCTTAGCTGGCGCAAGCCACGCGATGGCGCTTACACCATCGAAGTGCATCAATACAGTCAGCGTCGGCGTGAAGATGTTGGTTTTGAAGTTGAGTTCTACTTCAACGGCGAAACTAAGACATTCAGTTATCCGAAAATTGTCACCCCAGGTGAACGCATCACCCTTGCCAGTTTCATTGTGAAGAATGGCACGGTAACGGACTTCAAACCTAGCGAAAAGCTGTCACCGACATCCGGATCGATCGAAAAATGGGGCGTCTCAACCGAGACCCTTGTGCCGGTAAATACACTGCTCGCCTCCCCTAATCACTGGGATAGCCAGCAGATCGGCAACAAGCACTGGTTCTTTATCCTCAAGGATTGTCTGAATCCCGACCAGGCACGCGGAATTTACAATGAATTTCTGCGCGGCGACCTCGAAGAACATCGGAAGGTCTTTGAAGTGCTGGGTGCGAAAACAAAAACACAGCCGTCAACTGAGCAGCTTTCAGGCGTTGGCTTCTCCTCAACCCGTAAAGATGAAGCTGTTGTCGTTGTCGATACAACTCGCGGCAGTAAGGCTTACCGGATCAAGTTCTGATCCGGCGCCGCATCCCTCTCAACTCGAATCCATAAGGAAGATGGATATGAATATTTTCGAACTCGCCTCGCGCAGTAAATCGCGTTTTCCGACCAATCGTGGCTTCATCAATACCGAGCAGCTTTGGGAGGTTCCGGTCTCCTCGAAAGATGGCTTTGATCTTGAAGCTATCGCGCAGCAGATCAATTCGGAAATCGAAAAACTTTCAACCGGTAGTATCCTGGGTGGCGCGATCCTGAAAAAGGATAACGACCGAAAAACTCTGCTCGAAGCCGAGCTGGAAATCGTGAAGCGTGTTTATGCGGTCAAGACCGAAGAAGCATCGGCCGTGTTGAAGAAACGCGAAAAGGCCGCTCAGCGCCAACGCATTCTCGAAGCTATCTCGGTTCGCGAAGAAGGCGACCTGAAAGCGAAATCCAAGGAAGAACTTATGAAGGAGCTGGCCGCCCTCGACGAAGAATAACCCTCTCAAAATAGTGAAGGAGCGAAAGTTCCTTCACTATCCTCCCGCATCCCTCGTCTGATCATGCGAAAAATAATCATCGCAATAAATGAAAGTGAAAATCATGAAGATCACCAAGTTTTTCGCAACAACCGCCGCACTCGCTATGATTAGCAATCCCGCATTAGCGACCACGTATTCAGCTCTTTCTACAGTCGGCGAAAGTGTGCCGAAGATGGCTGAATTACCCTGTTATGGACTCGGCGATCATACAGCACGGTGTATTCTGATTAATCGCGAATACAAACCGGCTCGTAAGACATCCGACGGCTCACCTCTTCTATCCAATCGCGAATTTCCCGAAAGCCACTTAGCCAAACCTTCGTATTGTTCGGCAATTAAGTTTGGTCTCGACCTTCTAAGCACCAGACAGAGCAACGGTGATTTTTAATCAGCCGCGTAATAAGTAACTGATTACTCATAGGCTAATCATGAAAACCGAAGCAACTCTGCATAGCGCAAGATTTCTCAACATTGGAAGCGATCGCATAATCGTCGCCGGTGTAGCTCACAAGATATCCGGCGTGAAAGACGGCAGCACCTACTACTCTGATCCTATTGATGATTTCGACGGGGAAGTGGCGCGATGCGGCGATAAAATCTTCAACATAAAAAGGAATATCTTTCATGGCTGACTACAATTACGGCGTTTACATTGGGCGCTTCCAGCCACTGCATATCGGGCATGAGCACGTTATTCGCGAAGCCTTGAACAAGGTTGAAACTCTCATTCTGATTGTCGGCTCTGCCTATCAGGCTCGCACGCCGATCAACCCGTTCACCTTTGATGAACGAAAAGAAATGATCGAAAGCGTGTTCCGTCACGAAGTAATGTCCGGCCGCATTATCATCGCCCCTCTTCGCGATTACCAGCCGGACTATCGTTGGGCGAATGAACTGCGCAAAACCGTTAACGAAGCTGTCTTGGATCATCTCAACGGCGGTGGTTTTCGTAATCATGGTCTGCGCGACGTAACGATTGCGTTAACCGGATACGGCAAAGATGCCTCGTCCTACTATCTGAATATGTTTCCCGAATGGAACTCCGTTCAGCTGACAGCCCAGCATGGCACCATTAACGCTTCCGATATTCGGATCGAATATTTGCGCCGCCTGCCGCGCCTGCCGCAAGATGCAGTCTCCGCTCGCCTCTTGCCTTGGATGAAAGCATTCACTTTCAGCGATGCGTTCAAAAACCTTGTGGCTGAGGTCGATACATATCAGCGTAACCGTGAAGAATACGGCACAGGGCCATTTCTCGCCGCAGACGCTCTCGTTGTTCATCGCGGTAAGATCCTGCTTGTGACACGCGGTAAAGCAATTGGACGCGGATTGCTCGCGACACCCGGCGGTTTCGTTGAAAGCGGTGAAACTTTTCTTGAAGCCGCTAAGCGTGAGCTGAAGGAAGAAACCGGTCTCGATCTGTCCAACATCGAACATAATCTGGCCAGCCACGAGCTTGCCGATAATCCGTCACGGTCACTGCGCGGTCGTGTGGTTTCGATGATGTATATGTTTGTCATCCCGAACCACATTGATCTTCCCGCTGTCGCCGGCGGCGACGATGCCGCTCACGCGGATTGGTATTACTTCGATGATCTCGGTTCAGACCGGTTCTTCGAAGATCACTTCACCCTCATCTCCAACCTGCTCTAAGAGGTTACTATGACGAATATCATTCTGGCGAGTGATAGCTATAAGCACTCGCATTTTCTCCAGCTGCCGCCGAACACAAAGTTCATGTCCTCGTATATCGAATCCCGCCCAACTGATCAGCCAGGCGGCGTCCTGTTTGTCGGCATTCACGCCTTCATTCGCGATTATCTGATGCATCAGATCACGCCATCAATGATTGACGAAGCCGAAGCGTTGATGAAGACACACGGTCTGCCGTTCAATCGCGCTGGCTGGGAGCACATTGTGATGAAGCACAACGGTTACCTGCCGTTGGAGATTCAATCGCTGCCAGAAGGCAGCTATGTGGAAAAGAGCGTGCCTCTGGTTCAGGTTCGCAACACTGACCCTGATCTGCCTTGGCTGACAAGCTTCGTTGAAACAGCAATGCTTCGCGCCATCTGGTATCCTACCTCTGTTGCGACAACCTCTTTCCACGTCAAAGCGATGATCCGGGGAATGATGCGCCTTACATGCGATAACCTGGACGGTCTGCCGTTCAAATTGCATGACTTCGGCGGACGCGGTGTATCGAGCGGTGAATCTGCCGGTCTGGGCGCAATGGCGCACCTGATTAACTTCCAAGGCACAGATACGATCGAAGGACTTCTCGCGGTTCGCCGTATTTATAATGATCGGAATATCTGCGCCGGTTATTCGATCCCTGCCTCAGAGCACTCGACTATGACCTCTTGGGGTCGCGATGGCGAGGCGAAAGCTTATAGCAATATGATCGACGCCTTTGGGGACGGTATGTTCTCGGTTGTTTCAGACAGCTATGATCTGTTTAACGCCCTGGAAAATATCTACGGCGGCGAGCTGCGCGATAAGATCATGAAGATCGGCGGGAAACTGATTGTGCGTCCGGATTCGGGAGACCCGGTTCTTACACCAATCAAAACGCTGCAAATCCTTTGGGATAAATTCGGCGGCACCGTGAACAGCAAAGGTCATCGCGTTCTGAACTCGAAAGTCGGCGTCATTCAAGGCGACGGTATGAACGCGGAATCGATTGCTAATCTTATGGTTGAAATGGCTGCAGCTGGTTTCTCCATCGACAATATCGCATTTGGTATGGGCGGCGGATTGCTGCAAAGCCATACTCGTAACGATCTGAATTTCGCCATGAAAGCCAACGCAATTTCTACCGGTGCAGGCTGGGAAGATATTCAGAAAAAGCCAGCGACCGATCCCTCTAAGACGTCCAAGGCTGGTCGTCAGATCGTTCTTCGCGATGGCAATACCAGTGTGGTTCTGAAAGAAAGTGAAGCCACGCCGGAGCAGATCGACGCCAACGCCCTGAAGGTGATCTATATGAATGGTCACTATGAAGGTGAAAGCTTCGAAGCCGTTCGTAAACGCAGTGATGAGGCCGGTTACGCGCTGGATCTTCGCCTTGGCTTTAATGAAACAACCCAACAAAAAGTCGCATAATACCTGAACTAACCTCATGTATTCCTGAATTTTGTTTGCTATAAAATAAGTAAGCGCTGAGTTAATTTATTTAGCTCAGCTACTTACCCTGATAAATCAAAAGGAGTGCGACATGCACATCAATAACTTGGAAAAAGCCGTCAAAGTTAAAACCCAGCTCGCCGGCGCTCGTCGCGTTCTGAAAGATATGGAAAGCGGCATCATCGTTTCGACCCGTGCAAATCCCGGTCTGGCTATTCCAGTTACAGCTGAAACCCTCGCCACAATCACCAAGCTTCTCTCTTTCGACGCCGGTGTCGCCGAGCAGGATCTTTGCGATGAACTGACAGAACTTGGTGTGGAAGACGCTGATGAAGAAGCGGAAGCCGGTTGCTGCTCTACATGCGAAGAGCCGGTGGTTTCAGTCAGCATCATGGACATCGGTGACGGTCTCCATCCGGCTCATGTGATCGCAGATATCATCGGTCAGGCAGTTGCAGCTGCTAAAGCCGGCCACCGCCCAACACTGGGTTAATCAATGCTTGAGCGCCTCATCACCATCTGGATTGGAACTCTTCTACTCGGCTTGGTGATGAGTGCCGCTTTGATGTTCAGGAAAGCCCGTCATGAAACCCGAAGATATGAACACCATCAACGAAAACGGAACCGCGTTTAACGGTAATTACGGTCCGGTGTTTCTGGCCGTCGCTTTCGCCTTGCTTATTGGCTGTATCGGCCTCGTTAAGCTGATTTTCTAGGAGGCTCCAATGTTCTTCCTGACCGTCTTAGGCGCCATCGTCGTTGCCGTGCTGGTAGCCACAGGCGTCAAAGTAATTCTCGATTATTTCTCCAAATCAACTGCCAAGAAAGGCAAGAAATGAAACCATCATCCATCGCAAAGCTTATTGTAGCTGGCATTGTCGCAATTTTCGCTATCGGACTTCTCGGTGGTTCGTTCTACACCGTCGATGAAGGTGAGCGCGGTGTTATCGTCAGTCAGGGTAAAATCGCCGGTGTTGCCCAGCCAGGCTTTCACCTTAAAAAGCCATTCATTGACGATGTGAAATACATCTCCACACGCACCCAGGTTATCGAATTTCCGAATGAGCCGGTTTACACCTCAGATCGCCAGACAGCGAATGTAACCTTCTCAATCAATTACGCCCCGGTTTCCACCGACGATGTGATTATGTCTGTCTACCGGGAATATCAGACGCTTGCCGGATTTGAAGATCGCGTTCTTAAACGTCAGGTTCGTGAGCATATCAAAAGCGTATTTGGCAAATTCAATGCAGAAGCTGCTATTCGCGAACGTGGCCGTTTGAATACCGAGCTATCCTCAGCTGTTGCTGTTATCGGCGATCGTCAGATTAAGATCGAAGGTATCAATATCGAGAATATCAATTTTTCCGATACCGTCGAGCGAGCAGCCGAAGATCGCGCCAGAGCTGAAATGGCAACAAATACACGTCGTGAAGAGTTGAAACGCGCCGAAGTTGACAACCAGATCCGGGTAAATGAAGCGGAAGCAAATGCGAAGGTTAAACTTGCGGAAGCAGCCGCTGAAGCCGAATCCACTCGTCTAAAAGGTGAAGCGGAGGCGTCGGCTATTAAAGCAAAATCAGACGCCTTGCGTGATAGTCCTAATCTGGTTGAACTGACGAAAGCTCAAAAATGGGATGGCGCTCTGCCGCAGCAGTTCGTTCCCGGCTCAACCGTTCCATTTCTGAATATCCGATAAGCCGTCCTCCCAGACGCAGCGAGAAGCCCAGAGTTAAAGCTCTGGGCTTTTTGCTGGCCGGCGCGTCCCATGGGTGCGCCTTAAGTCTCCAGCCGTCTGCCGTCGTTTGTTAGCTTATTATCTAAATAGCGATAAAGCTAAATAGCGAGGCATGAAATGACTTTCTTTTATAACACGTCAAGAACAGCGGGTTCAGCACGACCGGCCTTGAATCCTTGGAATTGGGATGGCACAAAGCACTATCTCAAACATTACGATCAGCAGCTCTTCCTCATATTTGTTCGCGACAATCCTCTTTCTACCGTTGCAGATAAAAGACAGGCGGAAAAAGAACTGGTTCAGTGTGAGAAATCACTAGCCTTCTGGCGCCGTCATCCCAAGTATGAGCATCACGCTGCGCTAAAAGGTATAATAGAGTTGAAACGGAACTGGGCCTCGAAACGAGGCACATAGCAATGGAAGCGGACTGAGTATGAAGTTAGCGGGCGTAATGATTTTAATTCAAATGCTTGGAGGCGGAGCAGAGCCTACGGTCGAGGCGAAAGTGTTATCTATCACCCCGATTGATGTATGTGACGAGCGTGCTAAAGCTCTAAACGAAACCATTACGCCCCCACGCCATACTGAAGATGGTAAAATTATTCTTTTCGAGCGCCGTGTATGTTCAACCGTGGGTGACTTTGAACTCACAAAAGCACTTAAAGAGCTAGAAGCGCAGCCGAATTAAGCCGCTAACACATTTTCCGATACTGTTGGAAACGTATCTGTGCCGAAGAACAGCAATTCTCGGCACATTTGTTCATGATCCGCGGAGGCTTGATTTAAATAAGCCTCTCGCGAAAATGTCATTCCGCGACTTGCAAAATGTCCTTCAACGGCATCAATAATAGTAATCCAAAGCGCGCTAACTTCGCCTTCAAATTTCTGCTCCTGCATTTACTTAGCGACCTCCAAACTTTTACATGAGCTTAAAAACTTGTTTAAAACTCAAACACGTTAATCTTTGACCGGAAAATCAATTCTTACAGTGCAAATTCCGCGATTATTATCTCCGCAGAGACCCGATTTTAATTTGCTATAATAAAATAAGAACACTTATTAAAATACAGCAATATCAGGAGTTTATGCGTATGCCTTGTGCAAATGTTCCCAGTTTGTTCACTACACTAACCGCAAAATCGGAATCAAACAAGCCATTGATTAGCGAAGGTGACTGCGGAGTGGTGCTTCGAGCTGATGGAACAGCGGAAATTTTCTCAACCGGGCTCTCGCCTCTTCTAAACGATCCGGAACAGTGGGGTGAGCGTGAGCTGAAACAAATTGAGATAGGTAAGAAACTTATGGCTATCTCAATCGCCCTCAACAATGAACAACTCATGGCGATCCTTTACGATGTCGCAAACGGCGTAATCGACGCTGAGCAGGCGCATGATGCAATCCGACATTGATCTGCGAAAGGCACTGATGGTCGTCAAGCAAGCCTTGGCGGCCGATCCCACCCTGATTGAACACCTTGCGCCCGGAATGGTGCTTATTCGTCGCCCTATGACCCCTAAGGAGCGCGGTGCCGCCGCTGTTCCGGCGATGAACGCAGCGCGCCGAAAATATCACGAGGAGATGATAGCGGCTCTGCTACCGGTGATCGTCAATGTTCGCAGACTAAAAGCGGACGCAAACGGTCATGAGATTGCTATAGAGCTAAACAAAACCGACTACGGCCCTGCAAAATACCGCAAAGAGTGGACTTATGTTGATGTTCGCCGATTGCTGAAGGAGTTGAAAATTGAACTTGAGCCGACTGCGCCTTGAGTTTGCCGCCGAGGGATTTCTTCGCTCTATGCGTCGTTCCTATGTGGCTCGCTATCCGGATCGTGAATGCCCTATTAAAAGCAGCCTTGCAGAGTATAGCGAAGCTGACAGAGGCGCGCTTATTAATGCCGTTCAATCCGCTATAAACCTGACACAACCTAATTCAGACCAAGCATTTAACAACTGGTCAGAGCGGAGATTAGCGACCTCAGAATAAACCCATAAGTTATCCAACTTCGCTTCTGCTATAAATAAGTAATTGATGACTTATAAGGAGTAAGAAGTGTTAATTGACGCCCTATTAGAAGCAGCCTTTGCGTCTGGCAAACTTAGGCTAAAGCAGCAAGGCGATAACAGTTTTGCTCTGCAAGCAAACATAGGTGGCGCACGGATAACTTTATCCGCGGTGCAACTGCTTTCAGCAGAGGATATGCCGCTCGAAGTTGCGCCGAAGGAGAATTCGACTTCCGCTCAAGTTGTGCCTTTCCCAGGGGGTGCCGCTTAATGAGCAACTTTCGCATACCGGCTCAGTTACGTGAGGAACTCGATAAGGGTGATGACTGGAGCGTCGAGCGCGGAACAAGACATTTTCACATAAGAATAGCCGGTCAGTTGGCCGGTATCCTTCCTTTTCGATGCACTGATAGCAATCGTCGGGCGATGAAAAACATTATCGCGCAAATCCGTCGTGCGCGCCGCGAGGTATTAGCATGAGTATGTTTCTGGCAATCAAAACGATCCATAATAAGGCTGATAAACGCTCCTATACGCTATCTATTGGCCTAACGAGCGGCGTTGAAATCGTTGGTAAAGTTTTAAACTGCGAACATAATACCTTTCTCACTCTTGAGACTACGAAGGTTGTTCCCGGATTTATCGTCGGCACAGTTTTTTATATTTCCTATGACAAAATCGTTTACGCGGTGCCGAAATGGCTCTGAGTGATCTTGTAACTGCGATGATGGGAAGACAAAGCAGGAAATCTCTCATTACGGAGATTTTAAAAAGCTCTCCGCCCTTCTCACTCGGCCGTCCTGTCTCGCTTCTCACTATGGACGAACTATTCAGTCCTGTTCTGTCGATACCAAGAGCGGCGCCAGAGTTCTCCTACAAGGACGAACGCTATCCGGCCGCCAACGTCGATATTTACCAGATCAGAGGCGAGCGCCACGATCCGCGCAATCCTAACCCAAAAGCCGGGCTACGGATCTTCTACACCATCAAGGTAGGAGATCGGTCTGTTGGCGGTGAATACGCATCACTGGCGATCGCTAAAGCAATCGCAAAGCCAATGCACGACCGTCTGATTAAAGGCTTGGTTGATGATCAGCGCAAACTCACCCCTCATTTTGGGAGGTTTTAATGAAAACTAATATACGTGCAAAATTCGCCTTCAAACGCGGATACATCGCCGGTCTCCTTACGAAACGTAATCTTGAGCGTAAGAAGCAGGCTAACCCTATTAAGCTGATCAATCTTGAGCAGATCAAGAATATCGATGGCGCAGCCCGTCGCGCAATCGAAGGCAATGGCATGAAGCTATCGCCGGATTGGTGGTGATATGAGGTATCATGTCCAACATGACGATGAAGTGTGGTGTAACGATCTTTGCCTGTTTGTAGCAGGTTCAGAAGCGGCGGCGCATGAATTCGTCGCACAGTCCAATTCCGCTTTTGAAAAGATAGAGCTTCATCGCCCCGAAACGGAGCTGCGCCGTCTCGCCGATCAGCTTCAAGCCTGGCTCACCGATAACACAGATGAGGATTTCTCTGAGGCGCCAAGCGTTGACGGCGCACGATTGCTCATCCTTGAACATATTGGTGACGCATGACGAAACCCGTCACAGAAGAGCGTATTGTGGCAGCCGCTATCTATTACGGGGCGATTATCTCACTTCCTCCCCCTGCCCGACATCACACGATCATCGCCGCGATGGATCTATCCATGGGTATCGAGGGAACAGGCGCTATCCCACAGCTGCAAGGCTTTCTCACCAACACCGGACGATATGTCGGCCGCGTCGAAGCTTATTACATCGCTATTCGCGCCGGACAGATCAAAGACAAACCAACACCAGAGTTATATTCGGAGGATATGTGGTGACTGATAAATCAGAAGGTCAAGCATTCAGAGTGGTCGCGGTTTTTACTGATGAAGTTTTTGCCAGATCGGAAGAGGAAGCTGTTGAGCTCCACAAGCGGCTTCTAAAGGACTGGGCGAAAACGGGCGAACTTGATCGCGCGCCTATGCGTGATGTGGAGTCCTCTCAGGTTTCCGAAGAGCAATGTTATATCTCATACAGGAAACAGAATAATGGCTGACGAAGAAAAGACCTTGCGCATCCGCGCGCTTAACGACCAACTGCGCATGACCGGATTTGGTCTGAACGCTCGTGTCGTGGTCGCCGGCTCCCTCGCAACCGAGATGCCAACGGCTGAGAAGCTTTTTTCCATCGTTGACGCTATGAAAGCCTTTAACGACTTCCCAGATGGCGATGATCCGCATCATGAGCATGACTTTGGTGTTTTTACCGTCGATGGCGAGCGTTATATGTTCAAGATTGACTATTACGCCCTTGATGAACGCTCCGGCTCCGAGCATCCGGATGATCCTAATGTAACTGTTCGTATTATGTCAGTGTTTTATGCCGCGGATTACTAAATCTGCGGCTTTACTTAAAAGTTGCTGATCGGTAATGAGTATAGAACATCGGCGATAATGGATCAGATATGAGCGCGAACCCTAAAGATTGGCTGAATACAATCGAATCTATGCTTTCAAAACCGCTCATATACGGCTTTGTTTTATTTATTTTAGCACTTACCGTGGAAACCCTACATAGTAGCGGAGGAATAGACGCCAATGACATAGGCAGTTGGGTTCTGCCGTTAGCGCGTATTTTGGGCGTAATGTCGTGTTTTTTAATAGGTTTTGGAATTTTATACGCCCTAAGAGACGTTTTTAAAATATCGCTCACTTGGATTTACTCCAAGTGGAGTAGCAGATCCGCGAATAAAGAGGAGCTTAAACGCCTCATAGAAAACGCTAATAGATTAAGCCCTAATGCAAAATCTATGCTTAAACTTTACATGAAGGAGCCAAGCGGTAGATTTCTTTCACCTGAATGGGGTGATGCGTTTGATGAATTATGCACCGCTGATCTTGTGGAAGGTGAGGAAAGCGAAAGCGATTCAGCATATGGAATATATACAATACACTCATCCTTTGCAGGAAAACCATACCGCGTAAATCGCATTTACTACAATAATAAAAAGAAGTGAGCGCGGAACGCTATGATAATTAATCCCAATGAATTGCTAAATACTAGCGATAAGATTGTCGAAAAACCATTTAAATATGGTTTTATAGGCGCCGTTTCGGCTGCAATACTTATACTGTTGGACTACTCTACTTTTGTAAATATGAAAGAGTTTGGTTCTTATTTTCTTCCTATCATTTACATTGTATTTGCATTTTCATCAGCGCTTATAATTTGGGGTATATTTTTTTACACCTACGCATGGCTCGCAGAGGTAAGCAAAGCGCGAGCGGAAAAGAAAAGAAAGTCTACAAAATATAAGTTAGTTTCTCAAATGCTACTGGAAAACTTAGATCGTCTTAGCGATGGATCGAAGCGGTTAATGTGCGAGTATGTGGTAAAGCCAAGCGGAAGATTTCTCTCCCCAGAACTAACCGATGAATACCCTGAATTTCACGCCCTCTTAGACGCTAATCTTATCAATATTGAAAATCGTGAAACAGCAACTTATACCCCTCGCCGCGCACTTACGCCCGGAACCCATTGTCGTGTGAATTATGCTTTGTATGCACACCTCAAAGAGACCGATCCGGATTTTGATAGATTTAAAGCTAAATACCATTCTTAATTGAAAGAAACCTATTTTAACCCTCCGTTCGCATTGCTATAAACAATAAGTAAGCAGTGAGTTAATAATTTCTCGTAAACGAACGAATGAGGTGTGAATGTTTGGAACCTATTTTCTTCTCTCCCTTGCAGGGATTTTGACCCTCGGCGCCTTTGCATATGTCGTCGCATGGGGACGAGGTTACGAACCCTTCCGGAATGAAAAGCTCGTGAAATAAGGCTTCACAGTAAGCCAAGCAGGCACCTGGAGGTCGCGCCTCCGGCGACGAGTGAAATCGTGACAAGCGGAGAGAGATCCGCACATATGCCGGGGTTCCTAACTCGACCGTTCAGTATTCGCGGTATGGGGCCAAGTTGAGAAGCGTGGGCTTTAAAGAGGAAAGTCGATTTTGGAGGGCAGTCATGACGCATGAAGGAAAAGACTTGAGGTTCAACTCCTCACCTCGGCACGAAATTAATTAGTTCTTTGGCTGAAGTCTCAGCCCCTGATCTGATCAATCAGGAGAAGTGTCGAGCGGCAAACGCGGTCAGGGTGATAACGACATTAAAGAAAACTTCACCGGGATATCGGCTCTCCCTCAGTAGAATCCGACTTTGTATTTGTCCGAATGGACGAACGAGAAGCTGATCGAATACCGCGAGGGTTTCGACGCCATAGGATTGGCATAGATGGCGCCATATCAGCTCGAAGTGGAAAGACGTAGCAGTAGACCAACCGCGCAAATGGGCCGACTGCGGAGAGGTGATACTCCGGTTAAACACGCCAGTTTCAGTTACGCCGACGGTGCGCAAACTCCTGACGAATGAGCAGGTTTAGTAGCAATACCCGAAAACCCAAGGAAGCTCTATTCGGCTAGAGCGTTTTGACCTTGGGTCAGGTTCAACAGGAGAGAGTTATGGTAAGAGCCGGAATGCTTGGCCAATCCATTATCCGTGAAGCGATGTTTTTAGCCACAGTCGCACATATGGCGGTCGGTCAAACTCGCAAATATACCGGTGAGCCATATATCGTCCATCCAACCGCTGTCGCGCGCCTTGTCGAAGAAGTGCCGAACATTCCCTGGACAGCTGTCGCCACGGCATATCTGCATGATGTGGTAGAAGATACCAAAGTCACGCTGGAATACATCGAACAGGTATTCGGGCCACAGGTTGGAAGAGGTGTAAAGGCTTTGACCAATGTGGATTTGTCGGCGGGAAATCGCAAAGCCCGGTTTGAGCTGAACCTTGAGCGTATCAAGCAGGCGCCGGCATGGGTGCAGACCGTCAAGGTCGCCGACCTTATAGATAACACGTCCACCATCGTTCAGCACGATCCGCAATTCGCCCCGCTTTATCTGCGTGAGAAAAAGGAATTGCTGGAGCGCGCTCTACTCGACGCCGATACGACGCTCTGGAACAAGGCGATGTCGATCTGCAAAACCCATCTCTATGATTTGGATACGAAAGGGGTCGCGGTATGACGGCGATTCAAATACCGGATATTGCTATGCAGGATGCGCTTGACGCGACGCAAGGTAACATCCCGGCAGTTATGTTGGAAAAGGCGTTACTCGCAATTATTCCCCATCTCTCTATGCCTTGCGCAGTAGAGATAACAAAACTGAATTGGCGGATTTTCTGTTCTCGCTCTCTTAATCGCGAGGCGAAAACGGCATTCGGTGATTATGTGATCCAAAATGAAAATGGGGTCTGGCGTTTATATCTTCCCCATCAAGAGGATCACCATTCTGAATTTCAAGATGACATCGCGGCTGAAACCGCCGCGCAAGCTGATTTTGAGCGCCGCATTCTCACCTGCGTAGTCACCAAGCCTGTTGATCTGGTAGCGGTGCGTGAAGAGTGTGCCGAGGTCGTTGAGAATGCTGTGCTTTCCTATCACGTCGCTGACTGCGCTGGATTAGCAGATTGGAAGGCATTTGAAAAAGGACAAGAAAGCGGGCTTAAGCATGGAGCTGCCGCCATCCGCGCTCTTTTCCCTGCAGTCACGGCCAAGGAGGCAGGCAAATGAAAGAGCCATTCGACCTATCACAAGAGCAAATTGATAGCTTAGCCCAAAGGATTCATAGCTACCACTCTTGCGATTACACGCTGAGCTGGGGGAAGCAAACCTCAAAATATCGCAATAATTGTCGCCGCCAGATGCGTGACGTTTTAAGGGCGCTTGAGTTTTATGGGTTTAAATTAGAACGACCGGCGAGCCGCGCGACCTTGGCGCAAGGAGATGGGAATGATTAATCCTAATCACCCAAGTTTCGGCACGTCATGTCCGGTTCAGTATTCCGTATCTCCGAAACCAACAGCGTGGTCGATGGCCGGTTTCGGCTGCGGATTAACCGGCAATCATTGCATTCCTGACGAGCATTGCGCCTCAAAGCGTGAGCGGCACGCAAAAATCCAAGCAGATAAGGCAATGATAGAGCAAGCTCTGAAAGGACAGCAGAATGACAGTTGAAATCTCATTTGGCTGGTGGATCGCACCGGTGGTAGTCACGGCACTGGCATTTCTGTGGGCATACCTGAAACAAGATAAATCGACAGGCGGCGACTATGCTGAAGCCGGAAGGCTCGTAGGCAATCTGCTTTTGTATTTTATCGCCACCATTCCGGCACTAATCGCGTGGCTCGTTTGGAGTTTAGCAGCATGACAAATGAATTAAAGCACGACCTGTCTAACTTTGGCTATGCAGACGGCGGCTATATCGGTAAGTGCAGCCACTGCAAAGCTTCCTTCACCGGGGATAAGAGAGCGTGGTCTTGTAAATCGTGCGCAGAAAAGAAAGCGCTCGAACCAAAGACCATTCGCGCCACGCCTTCCGCCGATCCGCTGGCGGGATTGGTGCAGTATGATTTCGTGGGTGCAGAACACATAGGCGACTTCGCCACATTTCGCGCACCTGATTGGTCGCAAGCCCCTAACGGCGAATACGTCCTTCACTCCGAAGCCGCCAAGGTTGTTACGCACCTTACCAAGCGATTAAAAGCCACTGAAAGCGCTATGGATAAAGTCATCGATGAAAAAATCGAGGCGACTATCCGCGCCGAAGCCGCAGAAGCTGACAGAAATCACTGGAAAGCCAATCATGATAATATGGCGCAGCGTAATTCTGTTTTGAGCCAGCGCCCTGATCTGCCAGTAGATCGTCTTCCCGCTATTCGGGAATACGAGCGAATGCTTGCAGTGAAGGATGCGGAGAATGAAAGGTTGATCGCGGCGCTAAAAGAGATTGATAAGAACGCGGTCGGTTCAATGGTTCCATCCTCTGTAATTTCAGCGTTAGTTGATACAGCCCTCAACGTGAAGACCTCGGCATGAATGACGAATTTGACCCTTTGTGTAAAAAGTGCGGCGGAACCGGCGATCCAGGCAGTTGGTGGACTTCTTTTGTAGGTCAGCGATTTCTTATCCAGTGTGATTGCGTAATGCCCGCCTCCCCGCCGAGCGCTACCACCGTTCAGCAAATTATTGCAGATCGAGAAAGGGCTATCAGAAAACAAGAAAGAGCGGAGAAAATGGCCCAAAAGTTGAAAACTCAACAATATTTGGAGGAAAAATCCGCCGAACAGGCGCTGATGCGTTCAAATCCTAATTACGGACGATTTTAGCCCCATTCTTGGTGCTTCTTTAGTCCGCAAAATATGGCAATGATATCGCTTTACTCGCAAAGGAGATATCATGACCAGCAGAAACGAGCTCCGCAACCAGATCGTCAATGTCATCATCGCGCAGGGAATGCTAGATCAGTATTCCTCAGTTGGCTTTTCAAGCAATGGACATATCTATCTGCGCCTACGCGATCAGGTATTTAGGATCGACGTTGAAGAAGTAGATCAGATTGGCCAAGCCGACGACCCAATGCATGAAGCGGCTGTGTTTATGAACACGCTTGAACACCTCACCGAGGGTGGAAGATAAATTATTTCAATCCATTCATTGTTTTAAAATCAATGTCTGTTTAAATAATCAGATCAGATTTGAGAGCGAAGCAGCAGCGCCGCACCAGCCGGCGCAACCGTGGAGATAAGGCTCCCCGGCTGTGGCAACAGCCTTGCTCTCAAATGGAGGTGACGTCATGTGGTTAATACCCTTACACGTCAGCTTTAAAATTAGAAAGACCCGGACGAGCTGGTCACTCGATGTCCGGGTCAAACTGATTTTCTAGCTAGTCGGGGAGCAGGTTCGCGCCTGCTCTCCACCTTCATAATATAGCGAGATTTTCCCCGACTTCAACCTCGCAATTCGAGCTTCTCGACTCCACGGTAAAATAATCATACTCTGATCAGAATACGAGCCCTCGGCGCGTCCCGAGCGCGCCAATGCGACGTAGAGCTTGCTATAATGGAGAAAGATACCTCCAAACGCCTCGAAATCCCAGCCGATATCCTTGCTGCATCGTGCGATTGTGAAAACAAGAAACACGAAAGGACAGACGATGTTCCAACAGCAAATTCAAAGCAATATCGACCGAGTGGGACAGCACGTATTCGGAATCTTCCCGATCAGTCCTGATGATGAAGGTTATCTTTACACGATCGGGAACGCGCTCCGAGGACTCCCGGAGCTCCTCATCGTCGGTAATATACCGCTCGATATCGGCTGCATGATCCTCAACGTCGTTGGCGAACATATGCGGAAAAGCGAGAAGGCTCCAGAGGAAGGCTTTCTCGACCTCGACTGGTCTTTCCCTTTCAAGATCCGGAAGTGCGGCGCTCGCGCAAAAGAGCACTACACCGTCCAGTGCGGTCAATTCCTTAATCGCGAGAACTATGACGTCCTTCAGGTCATGATCTGTGACAAAAGCGGGAAATACCCCGGCGATAAGGATGTCGATCCTCGCTACGACGTGAGCCGACCATGATCACGACCTTTAAAGAGTTGCGCCTCGAATATTATCACCATTACGCGGCGACAAATCGAAGTCACGCGGCTGATCAATGTCGCTGGGATTATATGACCTACCCCAACAATCCAGATAAGCCGTTTCAAGACTATATCAATCGTCTCCAACAGGTTTACGAAGAGCAAACCGAAACCAAACTGCCGTCAATCTTCTCTTCGGGATTTCCGCACGAGAAGCTCAAAGCGTTCGCTCTAAAAATTGCGCGCACCTTTGAAGGGCAGGTTTATGGCCTTGCGAATAACCAAATCTGGCATATTCCAAAACTGAAATAGGTATTTAGCTAATAGGCTATTTAGCGACAAAGGAAAGCTATGTTTCGGCAACCCAATAATGAGCAGATGAAAGAGATTGCCGATGGCATCTTTGCTATTTGCGAATTGTCTTCCAATAGCGCCTATCACGCCATGCATGACAAAATTCGCCGACATCAATACGGTCAAGGGTCGTTACTGACGACTAACGATTTTCTTGATCTCCGCGAAATCCTGCACACGACGGCTCATTTGGTTCGACCAACGGGCTGGGGTGCGCCATGTATCGAATTAATACAGCTTCACTATCGCGCCGGATGTGCCGTCAATGATGTTCTCCATGAACGTGGCATTAGCTACGACGAAGATCCTCGCAGCGAACAGAGCCACGGTAAGCCGCAGTCAGAAAGCTCGCCTCTTTCAATCATCAGTCTAGTCGTATTGCTCTTCATTTTCCTCGCTGGCGCCTTAGCAAACCAACCGACTGCCTCAAACTCGTATGCTATAAATGATTATCGAAACAATGCGACGGAGTAAGTGAAATGGCTATATCGGCAGAAACCCAGGCGACGATCGACCACTACAAAGCCGTGCGTGACTTAATCGGAAAAGAGGATGTTGCGCAAATTAAAGCCTTCACAGATTGGTTCGTTCAGGCTCACGACCTGGAGAAAGCGCCTCAATTTGTGCAAGACGCCATTGGTTTGTTCTGTGACATCTTTGATCCGACAGGTATCGCGGAACAGGATGCCAATTTTACTGAAAGTCCGATTTTCACTCCGGAGAACGAATAATGGCATACGGTGATTATAAGGGGCCGGATAAGCCTGACAAGGGCAAGGAAGGCGGCAGCTGCAACAGAACACTTTGTCAGACCGCCCCGGCAGAGTGGTGGAACCACGGATCACACAGTTGGTATTGCGCCAGTTGCAGGAAGCAAATCGAATTCGATCCGGTGAACTATCGCGAATGGAGACGGGACTTCGAGCCCAAACTTAAGCATCCGATGTTTGAAACCCGTCAGATGATGAACGAGCGCGCCGTGAGCTGACCATGACATGGGTCGGTGTAGCGCTCATGATCCTCGGCGTCTATTTGATGATGAGGGCTAATTAACTAATAAGCTATTTAGCTAAATAAATAGAAGGAATTACAAATGAACAATCTTAATGAGGCAGAAAAGGCGGCTCTCCGAAAGGCTATTTTGTCAACGGAGTTTCAGATGCAGATCGGCGCCGGTGAATGGAATCTTACCGAAGAGGAAGAAAACTCTCTTTGCGATTTAACCGATCGCCTCAAGCAGGAGCAACAGTCGGAAGACTAATACCTAAACAATCCAACCGATCCCCTTCTCTGCTCATGCGATAACTAATTATCGAAACAAACAGAGCAGAGAAGAACAATGAGCAAAGCATGGATCTTATCAGTTGCGCGTAGTGTCTATCGTGAAATGAACGAGCGTTTTGGCGCCGGAACTATGACACGTCGCGAAGCAATCGACGCTGCTGTGGATTCAATCAACGAATACATGCAAGGCTGAGGGGAAAGCGCAATGACTGTATTAGCCAAGGACTTCATTCAAACGCGTCCGGATCGCGCGCAGCTGGAGCATCATCACACTGTAATTTACAGCGCTCTAATCAATCGCTTCGAGCCACTTCCGGCGCACTTAACGCTAAAGGAATACGACGCGCTCACAGAATCCGGAAGCTTTCTGATCAACCAAGGCGTGCTCGTCGAAATTCTGCGTATGGAATTCGATAACGAACCGGAAGAGATCTACGTCGTGGATATCGCATATGAGCCGGACGCTCATAATCTGTCATGTCTGAGTGACGGATCAAAACGGTCGCTTAATCTACAGCTGCAAGCGAAATCGCTGGAACATGCTGTCAAAGGCATCACAGAGGTAATGCTGCTCACCACGATCTAATCAGTTAAGCGCGCAGTCGGCGGTCGTGCAAACTATGCCTTGCTCTTCGGCGTAGTGGAACAACACCGATAATGACGAAGAGGTAGCGCTCTTAAACACTATCCTTCGTCAACCTAAGCCGGGACGTTCCTGAAAGCGTCTCGGCTTTTCCTTTACATTATGTCAAGCCACGGTCGCCCGATCCCATGGAACGATATCGTTACGGTTCCGGAATGACAGTTCTAATTGATATAGACCTTCTTATGGCAAATAAGAAACTCCTTAGCGCTAAGTTAGCAGCAAGTTTACATGAAAACCGCCATATCGCTAAAAAGCGAAATATGTAAACCGCTATAAGGCTAATCAGCTGAATATAGAAAAGCGCATAGAAGCTCACCAGAGCGCAAACACTCTCCAGATGATTACTGATAAGCAAATACATATAAACGCTATCAGGTGAGCAAATCTGAGCGAATTAGCGATCATATAATCATAGATCACGCACAACACTGGCCTGATAAGGGTTATGACGTCAATAAATAGCTATTTACGGAATAAGCTAAATGACGATCCGGCGATAGAAGACACTAACAGACCAGTAGCGCAAGAGAGCCATGGCGTAGAGACGTATGCACCATAGAGAAGATAGCTGCGTAGGTGTGGTGAGTTATAGAGCTGATGAGAAGTGAAGGAGATATGCGTGGGAAATGAAAGAGAAGCTGGTGAGAAGTTGGTGAGAAGTAAGTGCGGTGGATTGTGGGCCGCGCCATGGTTCAACGGGATCTCCCAGCAAATTTCCCCATCCACCCATGGAGCAACCAAGGAAACACCGCGGCGCATCCATGGTCTGACCTCGGAACAACCACGGCACCTCCGCGGATATAACATCCCACCAACTTTCGCGCCACGTTTTATACGAGCCGGAGAGTTCCCTTGAAAACGCTGACCCTTAATTTTTTTCCAAACTTAGTAAGTAACTTATTAGTTATTTAAATAACTATATACATAGTATGGAGACGCGAATTAAGGGTCAGCTAAAATCCTCCGGTTCGTAAAGAGGTTTTTCGCGCCTCCTAGGGTAAGAATTCTCCGGCTCGTAAACGCCGCGGCGCGCCCATGGAAATCCACGGCCTGACCAAAGAACCTTCCGGCTCCACACGCGGCGATGCCGTTCCGCATAATATAACCATAGCAACAAACCTCGTTTTACCAGCCGACAACCACGAATTAGCGTTCTATTCTCTAATTATCGAAAGCAATAACGCTTACGAATAAAAGAGAGAAAGTTAAAAATCATGGCTCGCAAGAATAACAATAAAGCATTAGTAACGCCTGTAACCGTTAACGCGGCGGAACTTACAGATCACGACTTGGCAATGCTTCAGGCACTTGAAGATGACACCGGAGATACTGCGAAATCACCGGAAACAGTCCAAGTCTCGGCCGGCCCTGCCCCGACAAGCACCGATCCGGAACAGTCCCTCACCCAATTGGCTGATGGTTACACGGATGCGGAGCGCTTGGCGATGGCGAACAAAGTTGCCAAGGGTTTTGATGACCGCGCTGCCTATGAGCGCACCAAGAACCCAAACAATGATCGCATCCAGAAGAACCTCGACAAATCACGGGCGAAACTGGTCATGCCTTCTGCAGCGGCAATTCTGATCGCCTCACAGGTCGAGCCTGAATTCGTGAACCGCTCAGTATCCGAAGGTTCACGCTACAACGTCTATGCCGTGGAGAAGCTGGCGGACATTGTGAAGGCCCTGCGCGACGGGACAATGACGAACAAGGTCAATATCGCGGTGTGCAAATCCTTGTTCTCGTTCCGCAAAGCAGGTGAAAGCTTCACAGGGGAGATGGCTAAAGCTGCGGTGTGTGACAAAGTGAAAGTGTCCAAGGCGATGCAAGCCATTCTGATCCGGCACACAGTTGACCCAGGCACCATGTCTACGCAGACATCCTCTACCATGACTGCGCTTCAGACTATGGGCATCGTCAAGAACTCCGGATCGTTCCGTGCACCGGTCTATGAACTGATCGACAGTCCACAGACCCGTCGTCTCGAAGAGGTGCTGGCGGCGTAAAGCATCAGTCCAGCTCAATGAACCAAGGGTGATCGACGGGTCACCCTTTGTTTTTGGCCAGTCTCAGCCCATGGTTTGCCATGGGAGATCCCTGGTGACGTCGGCCCATGGGGTTTTCTGGAACCGGTGGGCTCCATGGGAGCGGGCGCCGGATGGAACCGGGGTGCGCCATATACAGGTCAGAAACCCACCCCAGATCGACATAACGGGGCATAGGGGCGCTTTAAGCCCATGGGTGCGAGTGTGTTCTATATTTCCCCATGGGGCGCGTCTACGGGCTTCTGTGGGGATTTTAGCCCCTACCCTTTCCATGGTGTCCCGTGGGTTGCCTAGGGTGTCCATGGTAACGATTTAGCTATTTATAGGCTTAGCGTTACAGCCATTTAGCTAAAGCGCCATGGTGTAGCCATGGGAGCCGGCGGAGGAACGCCCTTCCCTCGGCTATAGTCCAAATTTGGGGCGGCCATGGGGTGGTGATTAGCCAAAAAGAAACCCGCCGAAGCGGGTAATTGGGTGTTAGGCTTTCAGGCGCTCATATAGGGGATTGTCCTGCATACCCGTGGTTTCCAGCGCCCTCATTAGGGTTTCGCGTTCGCCTTTGGTGAGGCTGATCCGGATCGGACTTCCCTTGGCGATCTTTTGGCGTTCGCGATAGGCGCGCACCTTTTCTGCATTAGTCATAGCCATATCAATACTCCCTTTCAAAGCTGGACTTAATCAGGACACCAATCGGAATATTCATCTCTGCCAGCGGATTAAGGTCATCCAGATCCAGAGTGTCCCAGGCCGCCGTTCTAGCGGCCAAGGTTTCGCGTTTGTATTTGTGCGGAGCCACATACAGCTCCGGCGCGTCTTTCTGTTTCCTGCTCATGCTTGCTTCTCACACGCCAGTTTAATCGTCAGCATCTGGCCGGTCGGTAAAATGATCTTTCGAGGCTGAAAGCGGCCACTGAAATCGAGACATTCATCAATCGTCGGCACCGTCTCAATGATCTGAGTTTCCGTCACTGAGCCGGCACCGGTTCCGATCACTGTCAAAAGCATCACGCTATACATGCGTAGGAACTTCCATGCTTCCAACAGCGATTACGGCCAGCAGAGTGAGTGACATCACCAAGGCGAATATGTTTCGCTCGGACGGATAATCGAATGCGAGGTATGAGCGTCGTGCGACTAGAGCCGCCAAGGAACTGAGAATAATCAATGTCATGGAACTACTCGTCATGTGGCGCGGGATGCGCCGAGGGGTTCTGAGTGACTTAGCGCGCATATTTCAGCGCGCTAAGTCAGTGATTACTTATGTTCATCAAACAGCTTATTGAGTGCTTTAACTGCGCTGTTATTCTTCGCTACAGTATATTCAAACTTGTTTTCTGTTTTGATCATTTTCAGAACGCGCATTACGTTGAGCGCGATTGTCATTTGACGATTTGCATAAGCAGCGTCGTGCATTGCTTTCTTACGATAGATCAGCGCTTTTTTATCGTCGCTGATCTTCGCAGCGCTATCAATACAAGCGCATAAGTCAGCTTTTGTGAAAGCGCGATCAGCGTTTGAAAAGTTGATCATTGTGCGAAGCGCTGCAAAGACTGTTTCGCTTATGTCATGCAGTGAAGCGCGTTCTGTCGCTTTTGTGATAGCAGATACAACATTGACTATCTGTCTGATGCTATACAAGCAAAGCTTGTCAGCAGCGTGTTTCGTATCAACAAAATCAGCAGATGAAACATTCAGCTTTTCAAGAAAGTTTGTGTTTTTCGAAAGCGATATTGCTGTTGCTAACTTCATAGCAAGCTGTTTGTTGCTTTCGCTTTTCACGTCTTTTGCGCGATTAGATACAGCGATGAAGAATGCATTTTCAGAAGTTGTCATAATATTTCTCTCTCTTAATTTAGTAACTGATTACTTATTATTTGTTTTGTCAGATTGCTTGTTTGTTTGTCTCGCTCTCTGATGATTAGAGAATAGCATATGCTGCACATGATGCAAGCGAAGTCTTAGAAAAAACGTAATGAAATCAAGGGGATACATACATCGCTCGCCACACTTCCGGCTCCTAACCACCTCTCCTACTGGACTTATCGAGACGGACATTGGCTTAAGTTGACATCCGGGAAATCCCAGAACCCGAATATCCTCTCTAACCACCGCTCCTGCTATTTCGCTACATAGCCTTATCGCCCTTTAGCTAAACCGCTATTTCCGATTGACTGTAGGTAAGCGCTTACTTATGGTTATGACTGAAAGAGAGGTTTCATGTCTCACGTCGATAATCATGATCCGGAGCTTCAGAAAGCAAGCGCCCTACTCCGCTACACCGAAAGCCTCGAAGCTTACAAAGCGGAGATTATTGAGGCTATGACTGCTGCCAATGCTAAAATCGAGATATCAGCTCAGGAAGCTCTGACCGCCGGTGTCGATCCCGCACTTGCGATTGCTCTTTTCGCCACTGCTGTTCGCGAATGTCAGAAAGCGTTCCAATGACCACAATTGCTTATCGTGATGGAATTATGGCTGGAGACAGCCGAGCATGGTCTGGTGATAAACATCCGATCGGCTCCAAAAGCAAAGTCTTTAAGATCGGTGATTTTCTCATCGGCATCTCGTCCAGTAAGGTTGGCGAGCCAACGTGCTTCCTACACCTTCTTGTTGAGCATCTTGGGACTGGAAGTAGCGATCTGACCAGAATTAATGCAGATCGCGAATACGGCGTCCAGGCGCTCGTTGTCGATAAAGCCGGTGATGCCTACTACTGGGATGATGGACAGGCTTTCAGCGGCCCTCTAAAGGCCGATTACTACGCAATTGGCAGCGGTGAGCAGACTGCACTTGCCGCTATGGTTCTGGGCAGGAGTGCCGTTGAAGCGGTTGAGCTGGCAATTCAGCTTGATCCGTGGACTGGCGGTAAAGTGGAGACTGTCAGCTATGACTGAAGTTATTGTAACGCACGCCATCTTCTCGATTGCCATGATTGTTTTCGCGATTTCGGCCTTTAGCCTTATCGCTAAAAAGCGAAAGCGCCCTGTAACGGGCGCCTCCTCATTTTGAATTCTGCTTTTCCAGCCAGAGTTCAAAGCTTTGTTCAAGGATATCCTTCATTTGAACGCCATTAAGCGCCGCCGCTGATTTGTAGCGACGGTGAAACTCCGGATCGACTTTAAAGCTCATATCCTTCAGCTTTTCGGTCATATTGCTTGCAGGAGTTGTCGGGGCTACAGCGGCTCCCATAAAGCTCATTTTGAGCGAACGGGCTGGCTTTGGCACAGGGGCTTTGGTTGGATTACTTGCCTTGCTCATTTGCGGCCTCCGATAATTCGTTCATCTTCTGGACAATTTCTGCGGCCAGTTCATCGGCGCGCTCGTTCAGAGATTGGAAATTCGTTTCAGCTACCGACCGGCCGATATTCTGCGCCATCTGATAGCCGGTCTTTGCAGTAAGGTCGTTTTCCGCGATCTGATACCCAGCTGACCGCAGATATTCGCGCGCCTCTTGAACAGCAGTTGTGCTTTCGGTGATTTTATTCAGGACGATTAAGATCCGCTTGCGGTCAACGCCTTTTGAAACCAGTTCGTTCGCGAATAGGATTTGGGGTTTAAGATCGTCCAAAGCCAAACCGGTTGGAATAATCACCAGCTGCGCGGCCTTAGCGATATCCAGACTGGAGTTATCACTATCAGGCTTGCCATCGGCAACGATCAAATCAAACGGCTCGCGCTTGAAACCCTTGACCGAGGTATATGGCTCCGCCGCAATCTCCGGCACCATATCGGTAGACATTCTCATGCCCACCCAATCGACAGAGGTGAGCTGTTTGGTATTGAAGTCAGCTATTTTTACGCGCCAGCCGGCAGAAGCATAAGTTCTGGCGATCAAACGAGCGAGGGTAGATTTACCTACGCCGCCCTTCTGGGATAGGCACGCGATCACTAATTCGCTCATTGGCTATATCCGTTTTTAGCTATTTCGTGTTCTAGCTAAAAACGGATAGACCATAATGGTTAAGAAAGTCTAGTCAGGGGAGGGAGTAAAGCCGGGAAGATCGAAGAGAAGCTCTGAATCATCCAAGGAAACCACGAATACGCGCCAGCGGTAGAGAATACTGTTATCACGCGGCTCCCGTGAGATTTCAGCGCTTGTTGGAATGTTGTGCTTTTGTTTAAAGGCAGAATGCACGACTTCTCTGTCTTGAGCCAACGCGAGTTCAAGTTCGTCAAGCTTTCGATGCATGGTTTCGCATTTGAGATGAATTGTTCGATTGCTTACAGGCGATTTGATGGCCTGATGAGGCGCGCCTCTCGTCAATTGTGATAGATCATCCATTTCCAAAATAGGAATGCTCAAGGAGTTGCCTTGAAACGCTCCTTGATAATTGAACCAGCCAATGAAATCGCCTTCACAAAAGACCTGATATCCCGGCTCTTGTTGCGTTCGGGACACGACCCCGCCAAGTGAGAAGCTTTTAACATTGAGGGTGAGCGCTTCTGGCCGCTTAATCCCGACACCAGAGAGCCATGTTGCAGTTAAAGGCTTATCCATGGCGCAATCTCTCGACTGTCGCCAGCAAGTCTTGACGCAGCACCTCTTTGGCTTGGGCCGGATCGTCATAACGAACCTGACCGTCATTAATGACGGTTGCGCTGATGCAGCTGCGGTCGTATTCATCGAAAGCATTTCCGCTCGGCGGAGCGAGGGGATTTACGATCTCAATTACAACGCCGCCATTGGCACGGAAGAACTGCCCCTGGGTCTTGCGAACAGAGCCAAATGAATAAAAGGCATTAGGATAAAGATTACGAGTGGCGATGAACGGCATGATGTGCTCGCCGAACATGCCTTCAAGCACATTGCCCAGCTCGCCCAGTAGTTTTCGGTTCTGCCATGTCTTTCCGAGAATTTCGGTTTCGCGGAGCTTACCGTCGATTGTCTGAACATCGTCCCATGAAAGACCAAGCTTATTCACCGCGAATTCACGCAGCACATGACCGTCGTCGATTGGGAGATAATTAAGATCCTTCGAAAGGATCTCTTGCGCCGTTGATTTACCGGATGTCGGATTGCCGCAAAGCGCAATAAAACGAGGGTAGGGGATGTATTGCATGTCGTTGCCCTGCTAATAGTAACTAATCACTTACTTATAGCAGGGCAGTTACGGGATAATGCGCTAATTCAGGGTTTCGGTAATTACCGATTTAGCTCTTTCGACCTTTAGCGCCGCACTTGCTTTCTTCAGCAAGCGCCTTAATTCAAGGTTTTCAGCCTCAAGCTTGTTAATTAGCTCCTCCTGATGATCCCGTGTAAGCATGGACTTCCCACGGGCGTCAAAGAAGTGAATGGCTAGACGTTTCTCATCCGGCGTCATGCGGCCGCCTTTGTCTCGAAGATAGACCAATCAAAATCCTGTCCTTTAGGAAGAATGCCTTCAACGAAACCCGGAGTTGCTTCCACAATGGATCGACGCTGCCGAGCGTGGTCGGAGAGAGTGGTGTTAATGTTGCAGGAGTAATCAGCGATGAAGGCATAGTTTGGCATATTCTTCTTTGCTCGCAATCCACGACCAATCTGTTGGCGCAATTGCACTTCAGCTTTATAGCCGCCCAGGCGCTGAACCAATCCGACAGCTGGCACGTCAACACCCACATCAAGAATAGTGGTGCCGATCAGGACATCGATCTCGCCGGTCGCGAGCATGTCGATGTAACGCCGGCGAATTTCCATCTTGCTTTCGCCGTAGATAAATTTCGCACGCAAACCGTTAGCGTTGTAATAGTCCTCGATCTTTTGACCGTGCTCTTTACGCACGCAGAGCGTCATAACCGGCAAGCCGACATTTTTTGCCCTCAGCGCATCCTTCAATGCGTCCTGCAGCATAAAGTCATTATCGATATAGCCGAGCTTATAGGCGCGCTCCCAAGGGCTTGTGCGTCGCAATTTTGGGTGAGGGGCGCAGTCAACAAACTTGAAATACGGTTTTGCAAGGATGCCGCGGTTGATCAGCATTTCCTCGGTGATGACGATCAGCTTCGGCCCAAAAGCAGCCATCAGTCTCATATTATCTTCGGCGCTATCGCGCATAAACGGAGTGGCGGTCAGCGCAACTCGAATAGAAGCGTTCTTACAGTGCTGCAGGATCTTGTAATAGCTTTCACCGCCGGCCTCATGTGCTTCCTCACCTATTACAACCTCAATCATTTCAAGCACTTTGAGAATGCGATTTCGCTTTTTCGTCTTTTCGTCAAATCGCTCTTTAGCTATTTCGACAATTCGTTCACGCGGTAAATTTTCATCCTTGTTCTTCGACAAATGAATTGATTTCACGACCGCTCGTATCTCTGCATTAAGATCCGGCACTTCCAACGCCTGAACCAACGTCTGCACCATTCCAAGGTTAACACCGCGCACAACCTTGAATTCGCCATCGCCAATCTGGCCGGTGTTAAGACCGATCTCTTTCAGTTGATCATCCATTTGATAGAGAAGAATGCCGCGAGTTGTTAGAAACAAGGACATGCGGCGGTATCGAGCCATGATCAGCTTTGCGATCTTGGACTTACCCCCACCGGTGGCTACCTGAATAATTCCGCGGCCGTGTTTCTCAACCTGCCTAAGCGCACGCATCTGATAGTCATATCGAGGATCATCATTTCCGAACTGATCAACGATAGGATTCTCCGGCCCCAAAGGTTCGTGATGAGGCTTGCGGATAAGATGCACAGTATGGCCGCGTTTTTTCAGCTCCGCGTGGACAAGATAAACGAACCCAGCCGGGAAGGTATGTTTGACCGTATCGTAAAAAGAGGACTTTCCATCCCAGCGGCCGCTATTCACCGACCACAAATGATCAGCGCCATCCACGACATAAGACAGCAGATCTGCGGTGATCTGAGCGACGTCGGCCGGTGGGTTTACCAGTTTTGCTGCGACTGCGTTATGCGCGAGCTGAATAACAGCCATAGAAAAAATCCTTATTGCCTATTGTGGCTTTTGTGGTAAGTAAGTAGTTACTTAACAGAGGATAATGCTTTGCCGCAACCACAATTGCTCAATATTGCCCCTCAAAAGCTTCAGGCTAACTCCTGGAACACGAATTTCGTGTCGCCTGATAATGAAGCGAAACTTGAGGAGTCGATTAAACGAAACGGGCTATTCAAGCCTGTTGTTGTTCGAGAAGTTGATGGTGTGCTGGAGATTATCGGCGGCGAGCATCGATGGCAGGCAGCCGTTAAACTCGGACTTTCTGAAATTCCAGTCGTAAATCTGGGGCCGATTGATGATAAGCGCGCCAAAGAGATTTCGGTTCTCGATAATGCTCGTTACGGCGCCGATGACACCTTGAGCTTTGCCGAACTTCTTAAAAGCATGGGTGATGCAAACGAACTGCAAAGCTTCCTTCCTTATGGGGACGAGGATCTCACAACAATCTTCTCAAGTGTTAATATAGCGCTCGACGATCTGGAAATTGACGGGAATTTCGAAACGTCGGAGATTGAGGAGGCGCCTGAACCTCCGGCCGCCAAGGCGCCCAAAACTCATACGGTAATGCGCTTTAAACTATCCCTGCGTGACGCAGAGCGGCTGACCGCTTTGATCGCTCGAACGCAAAAAGCCCAATCCTTCACTGATGCTGATGATCTTACAAACGCCGGTGACGCCTTGGTTCATCTTCTGATTGATCAGTTCGATGTGAAAGGGCTCCAAGACCAGATCACCGACAAAGAACTTGATGCGGCATTGGCGGAGATCGCCGAGTGAAAGAGCCGAAGTTTCCCGAATGCACAGGATGTCGCTTTTATTCCACGAAGTTTACGCGCGAGGAGTGCGACGAATGTGGGGCAGGGGAATTCTTCGAACCGCGCATAAGTAATCGCCAACCTTCTCGTGAAGAACTTATGGATATTTATAGAAAGACCTATGATGAGTGATCAGCCCAAAATTGAGCTATGGGATGTCGATAAGCTCGTTCCATATGCGCTTAATGCGAAAAATCACCCTGAAGGTGAAGTCGAGAAACTGGCAAACTCTATTCTGACCTATGGCTGGACACAGCCTATTGTCATTTGGACAAACGGCGAGATCATCGCAGGTCATGGCCGTCGTCTGGCCGCCATCAAACTCGGTCGTAAACGTGTGCCGGTTATTGTTCGTTCTGACCTAACCAAAGACCAAGCCGACGCACTTCGTTTGGCAGATAACCGAGTGACGGGCCAATCTTACGATATGGCTCTCATTCAAGACGAACTGCGCCGGTTGGCGGAAACAGATATCGATCTGACCACGCTTGGTTTTGATGAAAAAGAGCTGGATTTTTCAACTGCAGACCTCGGTGAAATCAATGATGATTTCTTCGTAGAAAATATTAGTGAGGCGGTTGAGGCTCAGCAGCAGGCTAATATTCAAAAAACTGAAGAGGTTGATGATACTGCGGCGCCGGTCGCTGATGCGCTCGGTTTCAAACGTGTATCCATCTCTCAATCACGCATCATTCGCGATTTCATGTCCCGTATTGAAGATGAGACGGGGCAGAAAGGTGCGGATGCCTTTGTCGCATATATTGATCAAAGATCATAAGTAAGAGGTGACTTATGGAAGAGGCGCCGGGAAAAGTAATCTCAATCACAACACGAGAGGAGATTTCGCCGGCGACTAATCCGGATGTGTCAGTTGAAGAAGAGCGGGGCGACTATGACGTCGATACCGCCCTCGCCTTTCAGGAGTTCGCGAAGGAGGCGAGGGAAGGGCGCTACACCGGATGTCTAATACTCGGATGGGACGCGAAAGAAATGAAATTCATCTCGGAGCTAATTCTACCTGAGGACGACAGACCGGATGTTTCAGCGATGATGATGCTTGGATACCTGGAGACCGTCAGACTTGCGTTAGCCGATATCGCCACTACAGAGCAAATGGAAGAATAAATGGAATACACCATCTCTCGCGCATTCAAATCCAATGTTGAGCGCTCACCGCGCGTGCTTGAGATCGGTGAGAGCTTTGGTTTGGCTTTGTCGGATAAAGAGTTCGTTATTTACGACAACCTGAAGGTTAATATCGATCAAGGCGACGTTGTTTACATCACCGGTCAGTCGGGCTCTGGCAAGTCGCTATTGTTGCGCGATTTAAAAGCCCAAATGCTGAGCGAAGGTAAAAAGATTGCAGATCTCGGTGAAATCGTCCTCGAAGAGAAGCCCGTAATCGACCTGGTTGGCAATTCCACCGTCGAGGCGACCGATCTCCTGGCGAAAGCCGGTATCTCCGATGCCTGGATCTATATTCGCAAGCCTTCCGAGTTGTCGGACGGCCAGCGCTACCGGCTGAAGCTCGCAAAGATCATGGAGCAAGATGCTGATGTTTGGATCGCCGACGAGTTTGGCGCCGTTCTGGATCGCGTCACAGCCAAAATCGTTGCTTTTAATATCCAAAAGATCGCCCGGCGGCTTGGTAAAACACTCATGGTCGCCACAACTCACACAGATTTGGCGGAAGAACTCGGCCCGGATTTGACCATCACAAAGCGATTTCGCGAGAAGGTCGACATTGAGCGCGGAGGTCACAATGCCTAAAAAGCTATTTGGCGCTTTAGCTATTGCGCTATTTCTTTCGACCTGCTCAGGCGTTGCGCCTGTTATCGCTCATCAGGAGCTGGTCTATGTCCGTAATTAGCTACCTACATACGATCGGCGTCGCTTTGTCGATCCTCATAAATTCTCTTTTGGGCGGGCGACCTACGGAAACAGTTTCTTATCGCGCCGCGCAGGCTCGAAGTCATCGCAAGCGGTGGGGTTGTGTTCTCTGCCACGTTCTTGATCGGCTGGATCATAACCACTGCGATAAAACGCTTAAATGGTGGAGAGAATATAATGGCCGATTTTAGCTACGCCATTCAGGAACTGACGATTTGGTTCGTCGGTATAATTCTCTTCGTCGCTTATCTCGAATTCAAAGTTTTGAAGAAGCGAAATGGAGATGACGAATGACACCTACAGGTTTTTCTATTCTCGTAACCGTATTCTTACTGATCTGGTTAGCAATCGGGCTGAAGAACGTCACTCATTTGCTGATTACTAAAGCACACGTCTACTGGTATGCGCGTAAACGAGCGCAGAAGCGCGAGGGTAAGCGTTATGAGCGCTTTTGATACAGACACGCTTATTCAGCGTAATGCCAGCCCTAGAGCGAATTTCGCACTCGCCCGTGAAATGGTTGTTGAGCGCGGAACTAAAGCCGATTGGGATCTACTCCATGATCTTCATTACAAAGCCGAAGCTCTTCCGTTTGGGCCGCGATACTGGCGCTTGAGATTATTCGATGAAACGATCGGCGTGATTGTCACTGGTTCGCCAAAAGGTATGCTGCGTGAGCGCCATATGGTGTTTCCTAATCTGGCGCCGGGCTCAGGCGAGACGCGGCTGACAAACACGAACAGATATAACTACATCAACGCCAATTTTCGCGTCATCTCTCGTTTTGTCGTGGACACGATGTATCGCGGAATTGGCGTCGGTTATCGCATGATGAATTTGGTATCGCGCATGGAGGGTAATACCTTCATGGAAATTCAATCGTCGATGTCCAAGTTTAATCTGTTCGGACAGAAGGCCGGCTTTCGTTTTGTCGAGCCTAGAAACGCAAACAAGTTTGAAGCCGGTCTGAAATTTTTCCGCTCGCATTTTGAGGCATCACCGCAGGATTACTTGGCGATCGTATCAGAGATCGAAAGTAAAAGCCCGGCGGCGGCTGAAAAGCTGGTGCAAGCTTGTAAGGATTTCTACCTAAAGAACTCGGCGCTTGAAAATACTGGCGCTAATCGCGAGCGAGGCGCAGCGCGCGTGGCGGCTATGACCACTGTTGAGGTAATCAAAGGTATCCAGCAGATGAGCCTCGCATCTCCAATGTATGGAATTTGGAAATGTCCAGATCCTAAAGGCAGTGTGCCGGATTGTTTACCCATTACGCAGTTTGATCTTCAGCGTCCAAATGAAAGGCTGAAACTCAATGTCGTATAAACCAAAGCGAACAGATAAACAGCGCCAAATTATGTTTCTGGTATTGGAGGCCGCAGATGTCGGATCTTTCTACACTATAACAGAGCTGCATCAGGCGCTTCCTTACAAATGTGCCTACGGCTCGCTACGAACGTCATTAAGATTTTTGTCAAAACGCGGCATCGTCGAGCTTGAGCGTTCCGGAATGAGTAAAATCGTTCGACCGACAATAAAAGCGTATGACTGGTTTAGGGTAGGGGGTCTTTGAGACGATCCGGAGAGTTTCCCTCATCCTTTCTCTTACTAATCTTATAGTTATTATATTAAGTAATTAATTACTTATTAAGAAAGTGGACAGGGAATGCTTCTCCGGCTAGTCTATAAGTAAGCGCTTAGTTAAGGTTATAGGTTTATGTCTGATGAAAATATCTCCGGTTTGAATGAGGACACGTCCGGAGATGACAAAAAGTCCCGCCGTCTTTCAGATGCGGAATGGGCTCAAATCGTAGAATGCTACGAACTGGGAACGAAGGGCGTTGGCGAACTCGCTGACGAATTTGGCGTTTCTCGGCAAAATCTATCCCAGCGTTTTAAAAATCACGGCATTAAACGCGGCTCGCGTGCTCATGAGGTGCAGAGTGCTGTTCAACAAGCGGCGTTAAATCAAGCAGCGGCGGCCGCAGCACGCTCTGAAACATTTGCGGCTAAGAAGGCAGGCTGGATCGAAGAAACGCGGCTGCAGGGCTACCAGCTGATTAAGCAAGCTTCCGCTATCGCGGCCAAGATTGTCCAGGATCAGATCAAAGCTGGCGGCGCTATGGCGGCTATTGATGATGATCTTAAAGCCATTCGTCGGTTTCAGCTTACGATGATCGAAGGCGTTGAAGCTCGCCTACATAAAATTCTGCGAGCTGATGAAGAAGTTGACGTCGCGGATCTGCCTGAACTGCCACTGATCGATCTTACCGCGGAAGATATCGTTCAACATCATCGCGATATTGGCGCTCTTGATGAAGATACTGATATCGAGGAGTTGCTGAAGTCTGTCGATCAGGATCTGACCGGAGTTTCAGCATGATTGCGCCTGGTCAGCTTAAGGTTCATCTCGGTCAAAAACGTGTTCTTCGCGATCCTCGTCGATACCGAGTGATTGTGGCTGGGCGCCGCTGGGGTAAAACTCAGGTTTGTAAGATCGCCCTTATTCAGGCGGCCTCAGAAAAGAAGAACCAATTAGTCTGGTATGTAGCACCGACATATCAGATGGCACGCGACATTCTTTGGGATGATCTGAAGAACTCTATTCCGGCGAAATGGATTAAACGCGTAAACGAAACGCGAATGACAATCCATCTCATCAATGGATCGAAGATCATGCTCAAGGGCGCCGACAAACCGGATTCACTCCGCGGTGTTGGTATTAACTTCCTGGTTATTGATGAAGCGCAGGACGTTAAAGAGGAAACTTGGGAAACCGTTCTTCGTCCGACTTTGGCGACCACCGGTGGTCGCGTTATATTTATTGGCACGCCTAAATCGTTCAACTGGCTCTATGAAAAATACATGGAAGGCCAGCGCGGCGATACTTATAAGGATGAGAAAGGTCGAAATGTCGTCAACGCCTGGAAATCATGGCAGTTTCCGACAATTACTTCGCCTTTCATTCCTAAAAAGGAGATCGAGCAGGCTCGGCGAGATATGGATGAAAAATCCTTCCGTCAAGAGTTTGAAGCGTCCTTTGAAACGATGTCTGGTCGCGTCTATTACTCCTTCGATCGAAAAATTCATGTCGGTGATTACGAATTCAATCCACATTTGCCAATTTACATCGGTCAGGATTTTAACATCGATCCAATGTCATCGGTGATTATTCAAGAGCAACCGAATGGCGAAATCTGGGTCGTGGATGAGTGTGTTCTGTTTGGTTCGAATACGCAGGAGACCGCGGATGAATTAGCCAAACGCTATTATCGCCAGATGAACCAGATCCGGATCTACCCCGACCCTGCTGGCAACAACCGATCCCATGGGCGAGGGGAGTCCGATTTGGACATTCTTCGAGAGGCTGGTTTCACCAATATCAAATTCAAGCGCAAGCATCCGGCCGTCGCTGATCGCGTTAACTCGGTTAATCGTCTTCTGAAGACAGCGGAGGGAGTGGTTCGTTTACGCGTGAACCGCAAATGCCGTCACTTCATCAACGCCCTGGAGCAGACAATTTACAAACCTGGCACTCGTGAGGTTGATAAATCTGCCGGCGTCGAACACGCCGCGGATGCGTTCGGTTACTTTGCTGATCTCGAATATCCGGTTCGCGATATCAAAATTCTCGGTATTTCTTTGTAACCTTGCAAATAAGTAAGCGCTGACTTAATATCTAAGGAACATCGGGATTGTGATATGGCAACGGTAAAACAAGCAGACCATAATAATAAACTTCGCGCCTTCTACGATCGGCGTCATCCTCGCTATAATATTATGGCGGCTCACTGGCATTTTCTCTCAGCTTGCTACAATGGCGGCCGGGCATGGTTTACGGACAATATTTTTCGCTATCACAAGGAAGGCGAGGAAGAGTTTGGTAAGCGACTGCAGCGCGCCTATCGCTTCAACCACACTCGCGAGGTGGTCGACCTCGTTCAGAAATACCTTTTTAAAGGCTCGATTGCTCGCAAGCTCGATGATGCGCCTGATATTGTCAAAAAGTTTTGGTCACGAACCACTTTGAATGGTCACGACATCTCGCAATTCATGCGCTCGTCGGCTGGCGCTAATTCCATTTTTGGACGTGTTGCTATCGTGGTCGATAACAACATGAGAGTTACAGAGACCGAGAATGGAGCAAATCGAGCCATTTCTGTTGCGGAAGCCAAAAAGCAAGATATTCGTATCTATGCTTACGTGGTCAATGCTCTGGACATTCTTGATTACGCTTACGATGAAGATGGCGACGGTGGTCTGCTGTGGATCAAGCTTCGGGAACTAACACGAAACGATGCCGATCCAATCGAGGATTCAGGCGAAGTTATCGAACGTATGCGCCTCTGGACACGCAATGAATGGGTGTTGTTCGAAGAATATGAGGTTAAATCTGGCCGAAAAGTTGAGCGCGTGGTGCGCGAGATTGATCGCCAGACGCATGATCTCGGTATTGTCCCGGTCATCTTGCATGATCACACTATCGAGTCCCAGCCATATGAGGCTCAGGGGCTTATTGATGATATTGCTTATCTGGATCGCGCAGTAACCAACTATTTGTCAAACCTTGATGCGATTATTCAAGATCAGACCTTCTCTCAGTTGGCTATTCCGGCAAATGCTATTTCCGCCGGTGATGATATGTATAGCAAGGTGTTGGAACTCGGCACCAAGCGCGTCTTTGTTTATGATCCAGGCGCCGGTTCAAGTGCCAAGCCTGAGTATCTGTCGCCTGATCCGAAACAGGCCGGCGTTATTCTTGCGGTGATTAACAAAATCATCAACGAGATTTATCACACCATTGGTTTGGCAGGTGAACGCACCAAGCAGGACAACGCGGTCGGTATTGATAACTCATCTGGTGTTGCCAAAGCATATGACTTTGAGCGTGTGAATTCACTCCTGCTGACGAAAGCGCAGTCCTGTCAGAACGCTGAAAATAAGATTGTCGATCTGGTTTGTCGTTGGGCGGGTATTCCCACGCCTACGGACAACCTCGTAACCTATCCAACCACTTTCGACGTTATGCGTCTGGTTGATGATCTTGTGACAGCTGAGGCATTGGCGAAATTGACGGCTCCAGCGGAAATCCGTCGCGAGCATATGCGCCTTATGATTGAGAAGCTGTTCCCGCAACTGCGCAATGACATCAAACAGAAGATCCAAGAAGATATCAACAACTGGCTTGAGGGGGAGGAAATTTCCCTTCAGCCGCCAACCTCATTCGGCTCAACTCCGGTCGCCGGTCAGTCCCGCCAGGGGCAGGTCACGAAGGATACTCCGAATGAAAAATCACCGGCTACTAAAGGCCAAAAGGAAGTCCAAGATACCGGACGAAAATGAAGATAGACCGAGATACTGGTCAAAGGAGATAATATGAGTGTTGTCCTGAAACGTGCATTGGCTGCTGGCGGTGGTATCGCTACCATTATGTCAGGCCGCGGCCCTAAACCATTCCTGGCTCCAGAAACCGGAGCAGGCGGCGGCGCGACTGAGCCAAGTGAAGCGGAAAAAGCTGCCGCTGAGCAGGCGGCCGCAGAAAAGGCTAGTGCCGAGAAAGCTGCTGCTGAAAAGGCTGCCGCGGAAAAAGCGGAAGCTGACCGCAAAGCTCAGGAAGAAGCCGAAAAAAACATGAGCGAAAGCGAAAAGGAGAAAAGCAAACTCCTGCGCGAAGTCATGGAAAAGAAGGGCAAACTGAAGGAAACTGAAGAAGCTCTGCTGACGGCTAATACCGAGCTGGCCAAGTTCAAAGGCATCGATCTCGATAAGGTGAAGGCTCTGCTCGAAGCGGAAAAGACCCGTGAAGAGAAGGATCTCGAAGCTAAAGGCGAATATGATCGTCTGAAGCAGCGTATCGCTGAAGAGCGCGAAGCTGAACGCAAGGCATGGGATGAAGAACGCAATACGCTTCAGGGAACGATCAAGACCCTTTCTGGCGACATCGACAATCTCACCGTTGGTCAAAACTTTGCGACCTCCAAATTCATTTCTGAAGATCTGGTTCTGACGCCTACAAAAGCTCGCGTTCTTTACGGCAGTCACTTTGAGATGAAGGACGGTAAGACGGTCGCTTATGACAAGCCCGCTGGCGCATCCGGCCGCACGCCTCTTGTCGACGCCGGTGGCGAACCTTTGTCTTTTGATGCAGCTTTGCGCAAGATCGTAGAGGCTGATCCGGATAAAGATTCCCTGATGAAGGCAAAGATGACGCCGGGTGCAGGTTCACGCCATAATAACTCTGGCACACAGTCTCAGCAGGAAATTGCTAAGCGGGGTGACCAGCTTTTTGGCGCTTCTCGCATCGCAGCCGGTCTCGCTAAGAGTAATTAAAGGCATAATTTTTGCTTTATAGCAGATAAGTAAGCGCTTACTAAGAAAATTCGCTTGCAATAACCTGTGCCGTCACGGTATTATAAGTAATCAGTTACTTACCATGACGGCACTGACTAACATAAGGAGTTTTAAAATGCCGCTGCTTGTCGAAGAAGCCAACAAGCTGTCGATTGAAGACCGGCAGCGTGGCGTTATCGAGGAAATCATCGACAATGATGAACTCTTCGCCCTTCTGCCATTCACTCAGGCCAAGGATAAGGTCTACTCGTATGTTCGCGAAGGCGAACTGAGCGAAGGTGAGTTCCTGTCGGAATACGAAGATGTGCCGGAAGGTGCAGCTAAGTTCATTCCAGTGGACACTCGTCTGAAGGTTCTGGCTGGTCAGGTCGATATGGACAACTTCACAACCGAAGTTCAGTCCGCGCTCAATGACCAGATTGCCATTCAGCTTGCTGCTAAGTCGAAAGCACTCGGCCGTAAGTTCCGTCGCACTCTGATCATCGGCGATAGCGGCACCAATACGAAGGAATTCGATGGTATCCGCAAGCTGACTCCGGCTGATCAGGTTCTGGCGGCTGGTGATAACGGTGCCGCGATTTCCTTTGAAGCTCTTGATGAACTGAAAGATGCCGTGAAGCTCGGCTGCGATGTTCTGATGATGCGTCAGGAAGTGTGGCGCTCGATCCGCGCTCTGAACCGCGCTTTCGGTGGTAATACCGCCGATATGGCTATGATCCACAACTTCGGTCGTGCAATCCCGATGTATGATGGCACCCCTGTCATCATCAACGACTTCATCCCGATTGATGAAACTCAGGGAACGAACGATAAAACCACCTCCGTTTATGCGCTGCGCTTGAACGAAGCAGATGGTTTCCATGGTCTGTTTGGTGGTGCTTCTGCTGGTATTCGTCTTGAATCCCTCGGCACCCTGGAGAAGAAGGACGCCTCGCGTTGGCGTGTTAAGTGGTATTGCGGCACTGCGCTGAAAGCCACTCACTCGGTTGCTCGCCTTAAAGGTGTAAACATTTAAGGTTGTTAATAAGTAATCGCTGACTTAGAATAGGGCAGGTAATTCCTGCCCTATTTGTTTTTAAACGAGGCTTACATGAAGCGATTGAAACTCTCCGGCTCTCAGTGGGCTGGCTACACCGGCGCAATCGGCACCGTTGATTTTAAGGATGGCGTTTCGGTTTATCCTGTTCCGCGCAACATTGCCGATCGTCTTTCGGCCGCCATTCGTATGGTAGAGATTGATGACGAAGGTAATGAAATTGGGCCTGCTGGTATCGCGAACCGATTGATCCGGGATTCCGCGATGCGCGCGCCAGTCACGTCTGCTTTGGCTCGTCAAACAGAAAGCGAACGTAAATCCGAAGATCTTCGTGAAACGCTGAAAGCGCAGCGCTCGCCGGCTGAAACCTTCTATACAATCGAAGAGCTTCAAGCCATTGCAGATAAGGATGGCATCAAAGGGCTTCGTAAAGTTGCTGAGCCTTGGGGCGTTAAAGGCAAGGCGATCCCGGCAATTATCAAAATGATCCTTGACGCGCAGAGTTCGTTCGTAGCGTCTCGCGATGGCATTATTCACGCGTTTGCGGGAAATGAAGAGCCGTCTGCAGAAAAAGCCGATGCGGATAATACTGCTTCAGACGTAATCGTCGAAGGCGGCTCGGATGTTGAGAAACCAGTTGGTGATGACATTTTAACCGCGGCGATGACCGGCGATCTCGGTGCCGCGATTAATGCTGAACCTCAGAAGTCGGGCGATGAACAAAATAAAACGCCTGACGCTGAACCGGTTGGTGACTTTGTGAACTCCGCCGCTGTTCTGGCTCTCCAGCACAAGGGCTAAGCCATGAAAACCTATCCTGAAGATTACAACATCTCTGTAACCTTTCCGTTTACTGATCTGAATAACGAACCGATTGTGCCGGTTTCATACAGTGCTGTCCTTTATGATGATGAAGGAACCTCACTGTTTGAGGTATCAAACCCGCCATTTGATCCAGGTCTCGGTCATGTCGAGGTTGTAATTCCAAAAGAATTCAACCGTCTTGGGGTAGGGCAGCTTACTGCCGGTCGTGTGTTGCATTTCTCTCTGCACACGGCCGACGGCATTATTCCGCATAAATTCTCATACATTATTGAAGGCACCTTCCGCCTTGTCATTATGCAGAACTCTTTCCTGACGCTGGAAGGCGCTGAGATGCTTGCGCGTGAAATGATCAATATCACGGGTTGGAATCGAGCCACTGAGGAAAACCGAAATATTGCTCTCATTGAGGCATTTAATCGGCTCACGCGCATTCCTATGCGGTTTCGGACGGAGAATGGTGACAATGATCGCGGACGTTTGGAAATGTTCGCGCAAGAAACAATTATTCAACGCTCACAATGGCCAACCGTTACTCGTGAAGATTTTATGAGCTGGCCGGCGAATTTCCGTAAAGCTTTGCGGATGGCTCAAATTACTGAGGCAAATGAGCTGCTTGAAGGTGACCCGATCGCCAAGAAACATCGTGCCGGTATTTTGTCTGAAACAATTGGCGAAAGCTCGATGATGCTGCGTTCTGGCAAGGTTGAGCGTGATGTTTCCTCCACAACTCTGCAGCAACTTTCCGGCTTTATTTATTACAGTCATCGAATTGCACGGTCGTCATGATTCAAAACCTTCTTTCGAAACATGCCGACGAGGCCGCCGCGCGCTATGCCCTGCTCGCTGATAGCTGGCAGGCGAATTTCACACGCGCTATGAACGATCTGGACTTTGGCACATCCTCACACACCGCTGCGTTCATCAACGCAGCTCAAGATGCCGGTAACATCTTCATTGAGCAGGAGCTGGCTATCGGTAAAATGATTTTTGACGAAATCGCTACAGAAGCTCACCAAGCGACTTTGAATGAAATCAGCAGTAACGATGCAAAAGTTCTGACGGAACGCGTTACAGAGCATTTACGCGCATCCCTTGAGTATGTCGCAATGCAATTACTCGCACAGATTTTACGCGATGTTACACTCCTGCGACAGAAGATGCAGCGTGTCGCCTTGGAGACGTTCGCGGCCTCGCGCTCGCGCGGTATTTCACAACGGGCAGCTATGCTGGAATACCGAATTGGTAGTTCAACGGAGATGGACTTTTCGTTTTACGACCGCGCCGGGCGTAAATGGCACTCCCGAAAATTCGTTCGCGCAATTTGGCGTCATACTCTCCTGTCTGCCTATAACGAAACCGTAATGCTTACATTGGCTGATCACGGTATTTCACGCGCACGCGTAGTCCATGAGAATGCAAACGCGGATGCTCATAATACCATCATCTCGTTCGGCGCAAATACGATGCACGCGACTTATTCCGAGATCGCGGAAGCCGTTTTTCATCCAAATTCAAATGCAATTTTAGCAATGGAGAGCGATTATGTTTCGTCCTAATCAGACTGGTCGACTGCATCGTTTAGAAGGACGGGATATTTATTCACGTCCAACCTATGCAGATCCGATTGATTGTCCATTTGCTCCGGTTTCATTGAGCGTGAAGACCGACAAGACCAATGTGCGTGCTGACTCATCAGCCTCACGCGGTTCTGCTGATGAGTTAATCGCACGCACTCGCATTCTGATTATTCCTCAGATTAAACCAAACTTTGACGATTTGTTCGATTTCGACGGCACTCATTATCGTATTGTCGCGATCCATCCACGCTATACGATCACCGGTGAAATGGATCACTATGAAGCCGACTTGGAGGTTCAACCGCAGTGAAGATTGGTCTGAACGTCAAGGGTGTAGATCAGGTGCGCACGGAGTTGCGTCATACTGCTGATCGCGTGGTTGACAGCGCACGCGGTGCTATGCGCCGTGCGGCAATTCGTATTCGGGATGAAGCGCGTATCAATGCGCCGCGTGACAAGTGGAATCTGGAGGAGGCTATTCAGATTGTTCGAACCGTCGGCACGCGTGGCCGTTTGCAACTGGACATCGATATTGTCCCTACAATTAATGGCGTGAACGTCCACCAATATGCGCTGCTGATCCATGAAAATTATAATTCCATTATCGTAGAACCCAATAGTGATCCGCTTGCGCGTCAAGGCACGAAGGAGAAGCAGGCGCAGTATCCAGGTCATGTCATTGGTGAAAAATTTCTTCAACGCGCTGCGGAAAAAGAGCAGGGGAAGTTGACCAAACACCTCGTCTCGGTAGTCACTCAGGCAATCAAAGGCTGATCATGATTTGGGATATTTTGGAACAAAAGCTGATTAATGCGAACCTGCTGGTGCCGGCGGTTCCCGGTAAAACTCTTTTTCGCCATACGATGCCGGCGGATGCCACAAAAGGGGTTATGTTTAAAAACCCTCTCAGTGGTATTCCCGTTGACCCATACTTGCCGGGATTTCATAAGCCTTCGCTCCAAGCAATCGTGCGGCACGTTGATCCGGAAGAGGGTGACCTTTTATCCCAACAAGTGATTGATGCGCTCCAGGTGGATGAACCAGAAGATTTCGCCGAAACCCAAAAACGTGGTCGCGTGCGCATTCATGTGTTTTATCCGAATACGTTACCAATCCAGTTTCCACGTCTTACTGGTAATGGATTTGAATGGTCGCTTAATTTTACTACGGCATTCGCCATTCAGCGCAAATAGCGTTTTAGCTAAAACGCTATTGCCCAGCTCTGCCTTTACAGGTAAACTAAGTAATTACTTAGTTACCAATAGAGGAATTTTTGCGCCATGGCTTCGTCCACTGAAAATGTGAAACTCGGCGTTTGCACTGTTCTTTTCGACGACATTGACCTCGGCTTCACCAAGGGCGGCGTTGAAGTGGAAGTGCAGACCTCGACCCATGAGGTCAAAGTTGACCAGATGGGTGAAACTCCAATCAACGAACTGATCACCGGCCGCACGGTAGTAGTTAAAGTCCCGCTTGCTGAAACCACTCTGGATAATCTGGTTAAGATTATGCCGGGTGCAACTCTTGTTACCGATGGAACCGATCCTCTGAAAAAGAAAGTCGTTGTATCCACCGGCGTTTCAACCTCGTTGCTGGCGACCGCCAAAACGCTCACGCTCCGACCAAAAGGCACTACTGGCGCCGACGACTTTACAGTCTTTAAGGCAAACTGCCCTGGTGCTCTGAACTTTGCCTATAAACTGGATGACGAGCGTGTATTCGTGGCCAACTTCAAGGGCTACGCCGCAAATGACGGCTCGCTCTTCTCCGTCGGCGATGACACTGCTGCGGCGTAATCAGTAAGTCATCACTTACTTAACCGCATAGTAATCACGGCCGACGTTCTTCTGAGCGTCGGCCTTTCCATTAACTCCCGGAGCTTTTCCATGAACTATCTCGATCTTGATGCCGTTGCCCCAGAAGCTGAATTTACCCTTAAACTGAATGGTAAAAAGCACGCTCTGAAGGTCGCTACAGTCGAAACCTTTATTCAGAATATGCAGGATCTCGAAAGCCTGTCGATTAACGCCAATGCGGCGGAAGAACTGAAGGTTGCTCTTGCGATTGTTAAACGCGCATTCCCGACCATTCCTGACGAAGATCTGAATAACCTGACCGTTCTTCAGGTTAAAGCAATTGCTGATTACGCTATGCAGGCTAACGGCGAAAAGGTTGAGAAGATCGAAGAAGGCGCAGAGGGAAAGGAGCAGGAGGCAAACTAAAGTCCATTGATTTTGGATTTTTGTTTGCCCGTGTTCTGAAATTCTATCAGCTCGATTACGACCATCTGCTTTCATACAAATGGAAAAGATTTCTCTTTTTAAACAAGCAGATCGATCGATTACAGGCTGAAGAAGATCTCCGGCTCGTCCAACTCTTCAGCGCTGCTGGCTCCCAAGAAGGATACACGGCGCTGACTGAGCGATTACAGCGCCAGATGGGTAACGTAGCTGTCTACGAACAAACCATCACCGTTCTGAATATGGACGATAACTCTCTCGATCCGGAATTTGATCGCGAAGGGCTTCACGCACTTATGGGAAGACGCCCTCCGCAAGATAATAAGTAAGCAATTACTAAAGGGTAGATATGACAGCGATCCGCGTCGAACTTGAACTTGCAGATGGTCAGTTTGTCTCTCGTATGCTTCATGCAGGCGAGAGTGTTGATCGTTTTAAGCAAAACGTAGCACGCGGATCGAAATCGCTTCAGGATCTGCATAATGCCGGCATCAATGTAATCTCCTCGATTAACCGCGCGGATCAGGCCAGCAAAGGTTTCTTGGCCACCCTTCGTGACGTGTCGATTGTCACCGGAATGTTATCCTTGGGTATTTCGAAGGTGATGAACCTTCAAAGCTCATGGATCGGCTCTATCGTTAAGATCAACGCCGAGTTTGAAAAGCTTAATTTTCAGATGCGAGGTATGGCTCGCTCTGCTGATCCGATTAAAGAGGCGGGTCAGAATGTGGCATGGCTTCGCGAGAAGGCGATGGAAATGCCTTTCTCGCTGGAATCCATCACTAACGGCTTTGTGCGCCTGAACGCCACCGGTATTGATCCGACAAAGGGCGCGCTTGATGCTCTCGCCGACGGTCTGACCGCCTTTGGTGGCGGTGAAGAACAGATGAAGCGTATGCTCATCGGTATCTCGCAGATGTCCGGTAAAGGCGTTGTGCAGATGGAAGAAATGCGTCAGCAGATCGCCGAGCATATGCCGCGTGCTATGGAGCTCATGGCGCGATCAATGGGCGTTTCTATGGCGCAGTTGATCAAGGATATCGGCACCGGTCGTGTAGAATCCAAATCCGCACTTGAAGCTTTCTTTGCTGAACTAAATCGCACATTTGGCGGTCGCGCCGCGCAAATGATGGATACCTTCAATGGACAGCTGCAGCGCACCAAAACACAGCTTGAGCTTTTGGCGACCTCAGACACCATTCGCCTCAAATTCTTTGATGGCGCGCTAAAAGATCAGCTCCGCGATCTTAATGAATTTCTGACATCACCGCGTGCGCAAGCATACGCCAACCAGCTTGGCGATGCTATGGCCAAAGCTGTGCAATGGGTTCGTCGTGGTATTGATACCCTTATCGAGTTCCGTAATGAAATTGGTAATGTTGCAACTGCCGCTGCTTACATTTTTGGTGGTCATCTCCTCGTAAAGGGCTTCAGCGCCTTCACCGGGGCGCTCGGCACTCTTCGTTCGGAATTGAAGATCGCCGGTATGCAATTCGCGCAAGCCAGTGTCCAGGCTAATCTCTGGACAATTGCTGCTAATTCTGGCGCGCCGGCAACTATTCGCTATGGCAATGCTTTGGCGACGCTGCGCTCTGGCATGTCGGCTCTGATTACCGTTGGCGCCGCCTTCCTGCCGTGGATCACCGGCCTTGGGTTAGCAGTTTACGCCGCCGGTCAATATTTCGGTTGGTTTGGCGATAAAGTTGGCGATGCTTATCGAGATCTGGAAAAATTCGGAGCTGAAACTCGTAAGCAGGCTGAGGACATTTCCGGTGCTCATATCAAAAACCTGCAAGATCGTATCGGTGCTATAAAAGCCATCAATCCGTTTTCACCTTCACAAGGTTGGAAAGACGAGTTGGCCAATCTTGAGAAAGAGCTGGCCGCTGCGCTGGCGCGTCGCGAAAGCTTGGTTGAGCAGAGCGGTGAGCGTGAGGACGCTCAGATGCTTACCCGTTACAATTTGAGAATTGAGCGTGAGCTTAATCTCATCAAGGGAAAGTATGATCGCGAACAGATCGCACTCAACGAAAAGCACACCGAACGTCTCAAAAAGGCTCAGGAACACGGCGAGAGTGTTCAGGATCTGGAAGAAAAGCTTAGTGCTGATCTGGCCGCCGGTCAGAAAAAGTATCACGAAGATAACATTGCCCAGCTCCAGCAGTTTATTGCATGGGAAGAGTCGGTTCTGCGTTACTCCGACGGGGATAAAAACCGTCAGGCACAGGTGCGACTTGACTCGCTTAATGCACGCTTGCGCCAAGAACTGGAGATGATGCGTAATTTCCGCCGCCGCTCGGTGGAGTTGATCGCAACACCAGATGATCCAAATAAAAGTTACGAAAAAGGCGAGAAGCTCCTGCAAAGTTTGCAGGAAAAGCTTAGCGGTGTGCGTGCGGAAATTGCCGGCACATCCCCGGAACTCGCCAAACTCCAAGAGATGCTAAACAATAAAAAGTTTGGCGATATGGGGCGCGAAGAGGTTGAAGCCCTCGCGAAATCTATTCGAGGCGCCACTGCGGAGTTGGCGGCTCTTGAGGAAATTCGCAAAGGGCAGAAGGACGCCGAGCGCGATCTGGAGAATATTGAAAAGCGTCTTTTCGAGCGCGAAATGGAATTGCTTGAACGACAGCAGGGGCGCACGATCACCGAAGGTGAGCGCTTTGTGCTGCGTATGCAGAATGGAGCGTATAAGGGACTTGGCCCTGCTTCTCAGATCGCAAAGGCTCTCGAAGGTGTTCATGGTCGCCTGGATATTGCTGGTTCAAAATCGAACCAGCTTGGCGATGCTCTTCGTCAAAATACCTTTGGTGATCAGACGCAAAACAAAATCCAGGGCGTGAATGACAAGCTTCGGGAAACGGCTCTGATCCTCGATGGCATCGGCCAGAACCTGAACGGTATAAATTTCGGCAGTTTTGATATGGCTGGCGGTTTCGCCGGTATGTCCGGAATTACGCCTCGCTTGCCTACGAGCGTGCCGACTGAGCTTGCTGGTCGTATGAAAGAAGCTATGGAGATCCTTATTGCAAAGGGTTGGTCAAAAACGGCCGCCTCTGGCATCGTAGGCAACCTCTCCGGCGAAAGCTCTCTTAATCCGAACGCGCGCAATAAGGGCGACGGTAGAGATGGTTCGGATAGTATCGGCGTTGCGCAGTGGAACTCCGGTCGCGCACGCGCACTTCAGCAATTCGCTCGTCAGCGCGGCACGCAATGGAATGACTTCCGCACTCAGATCGAGTTTATCGATTGGGAGTTGAAAAATAACGCGAACTACGGCGGAAGCGCGCTTCAAATGGCATCTTCGCCAGAGGCCGCATCCGATATTTTCATGCGACGCTTCGAGCGTCCTGCGGCTTGGGCTATTCGGGAATCCGGCCCAAAGCGTGCGCAGTATGCACGCAATGCCTATTCTATGCAGGGTGGCGCGCCTACAACACAATCTGAACAAGCAAGCTTCTCCTACAACCCGGATCGCGAAAATGCGATGCGTGAACAGATCGCCGCCACTGAAAAAGCACTGGTTACGGCGCGCGAACTGTCTAATCGAGAAAAAGATCTCCTGACTAAAGAGCAAAGTCAGGCGCGTAAGGACTACCTCAGCGATATTATCAGCAAGACTGAAGAGGCCAAAAAGGGAATTGAAGGAACGGGTAAGAACCTGAAACAGCTTCAGGATCTGATCCGATCGGGCAAACTTGGCTCCAAAGACCTGAACGCTCCTGAATATAAAGATATGATCGAGGCTGTAAAAGAGCTGGATCGTGTCGAGCAGGATCGCTCAAAGCGTAAAGCGGCTATGAGCAAGGCCGATACCAGCACTGAAGATCTGAACCGTCGTCAGATTGAAATGGCACGCCGTGTTGAGGAGGCCAATGCTCGTATTTTTGATCCGTTGGAGAAGAAGTCCACTTCAGCCTACCGCTCTCTTCGCCAGGATCTTGACCAGTATATTGCTGACGTAGAGCGCGGATATGGTCGAGATACGCAAGCGTATCGCGAAGCTGTGGCCATGAAAGACAGTCTGCTGAAGCAGCACCGGAACATGGAAGTGTCCGAGAATGCAGCAAAGTGGTCTAAGGAAACACTCGACACACGCCGAAGCCTGATGTCTGCTACTCAGCAGCGCCAGTTGGCTCTGCAAGATGAAATCGCTCGCATCGATGCCGAGGTTGCTGCGTTTCAGGGTAGCGAGGAAGAAAAGGTTCGTATCGTTGCTGCCGCGGAAGCGCGGAAGGCAGCCCTTCGTCAGCAGGCTGCGGCGGCTGGATCACCAGTTACCGGTATGTTGCAACAGTGGGCTGATACACAGACCAACCTTGCGAATGCAACCCAGAACTGGATGAACTCTCTTGCCGACGGTGTGACCAATCTCGTTATGGGAACGGGTGACCTTCGTGGGGTTATTCAGGGTATCCTTAAAGATATCGTCAATATGGGCGTCAAATGGATGATGTCTCAGCTTTGGTCAGGAATGGGCAACAAAGCTGGAACCCCGAATATGGGACAGAAGGGGCAGGGCGGTAAAGGTAAGATGATGATGGCCGGCAAGGGCAAAGCCGGTGTCATGCACACGGGCGGTATTGTTGGCGCGGCGTCTGTTCATCGTGCGGTGAATCCCGGCATCTTCAGCGGAGCGAAAAAATATCACACTGGCGGCATTATTGGTAATCCCGGCCCGAAATTGTCTCGCGGAGAGGTTCCAATTATTGCGCAGGAAGGTGAGGGTGTATTTACGCCGGAGCAGATGAGTGCGCTTGGCGGCTTCAATCAAACCACATTTCAGATTAGCGCCCCGATCAGCATTCAGGGAAGTTCCGGAACGCCGGAGCAAAATCAGGATTTAGCCACCCGTATGGCGAAACAAATGGAAGACACTATGCGGGGTGTGGTTGCGGATGAGCTGAAAAAGCAAACACGACCGGGTAACTTTGGAAATTCAAGGAGTAGGTAATGTCGCTACTTACGTTTCGCCCTCCAGTTGGGCCATCCCCAGGAACTAAATTCGCGCCTCAAGTTAAAGTGCTTGAGGCAGAATTTGGTGATGGATACTCACAGCCGACCCCGGACGGTATCAACAATGTTCGTGAGAAGGTCGAATTAAAGTGGGACGGTTTGTCAGAGTGCGAGATGCACTCGATCAATGACTTTTTCACTGAATGTAAGGGGACGAAGCCGTTTTTGTATAAACCGGCAGGTTATCGCAAACCACTAATTTGGACTTGTAAGGAGTGGTCTCGTAGCCTTTCAGATGGTGTTTGGAAAATGACCGCAAACCTGGTTCAGAGCTTCACAAGCCTAAGCTAACGGTTGCAAATAAGTAATTACTGACTTATTATCAGGGCTGTAAGGAGCCCTGATGGTTACGATTTATCAACAAGCGCAAAGCCTATCGCCAGACCCAATCGTGAGTTTATTCACGCTTGATACGACGTCTATTGGCGGGCCGCTTATTCATTTCGTTCAGGGACGTGACGCTAACGGTAAAGTAGCCTTCAACGGCACTCAATACGAAGCAGTAGATATTGAATTCACAGGCATGGAGATTTCAGGCGTAGGTGCATTGCCAACGCCTACAATCCGTCTTGCGAACCACGATGGCGTTATTCAGTCGGTCCTCAACACATGGGGTGATGTTCTCGGTTGTCCAATCTATCGCATTCGCACTTTCGCTCGTTTCCTTGATAATGGTTCCGAACCTGACGGCACGGCTTTCTATGGGCCAGATACATTCCGCGTCGAACGTAAGGTGAATGAAAACCCGGTGTTTATCGAATGGGAGCTTTCCACTTCGATTGACCAAGAAGGTAAAATGCTGCCGGGGCGCTCCGTAATCAGAGATACCTGTCTTTGGCGATACCGAGCATGGAATCCGCAAACTCGCCGGTTCGATTATTCAAAAGCGCAATGTCCATTTGCAGACAATAAGTTTTTCGACATCAACGATCAGCCTGTTGTTGATCCAGCTAAAGACGTTCCAAGCCGCCGCATCTCTTGTTGCGAGGCGAGATTTGGCAAGGGAAACCCATTGCCATTTGGCGGTTTTCCAGGCGTTGCGAGGGTTCGCGCATGAATATTAATAAGTCACCACTTAGTTATGATGCCATTGAGGCAGCTAAGGCACACGCTCGCAAAGAGTATCCAAACGAGAGTTGCGGAATTGTTTTCAACGGTGAGTATATTCCCTGCCAGAACATTGCGGGAGATCCGACGGTAGATTTTGAAATCTCACCCAAGGTTTATGCCAATTACGCCAAGCGAGGCGTTATTGAGGCGATTATTCATTCTCACCCTGGCGGCCCGTTGTTTCCAACAGAAGCCGACATGATCGGGCAGATTTCAACAAACGTGCCTTGGGGAATTATTCCTCTCGTTGTCGAAGACGAAGTTATGCGGATTGGCGACCCTATTATGTGGGGTGATATGCTTGAAAAAGCTCCGCTAATCGGCCGGACGTTTGTTCACGGTATCCACGATTGTTACGCCATCATTCGCGATATCTACGCTTTGGGTAAAGAGGGATTGTCTGCGCAAGGCGTAACAGATGAGTGGCCGTATGATCCGATTACATTGCCTGAATTCCCGCGCAATGATGCTTGGTGGGAAGAGGGTAAAGATCTGTATGTGGACGGATTTGCTCAAGCTGGTTTCCGCGTAATTCCTCAGCATGAAGCGCGTGTCGGCGATGTTTTCTTGATGAAAATTCGCTCCGAGAAAGTCATTCACGGCGGCGTGCTGGTGACCGACGATGTGATTGTTCATCATCTGCCTATGCGCGCATCGCGCCGCGAGCCTGCTGGTATGTGGGGTCGTAACGCGGAAATGTGGCTTCGACATGAGGCTGCTGATGCGTAATATTCATCTTTATGGCCTTCTTGCTGAGAAATACGGCGACACTATTAAGCTAGACGTAGCGACCGCCGCAGAAGCAATTCGCGCATTATCAGCCAACTTTCCTGAGATACTGGCTGATTTTCGCGCAGGGTCTTGGCACGTCGTTCGTGGTCAGGATGTCGATACCGGAATGTCGCTCGAAGAGAGTGATCTGGCCACCTTTAATCTCGGTAAGGGTGATTTGCACATCTTGCCGTATGTCGCCGGCTCCAAGCGCGGCGGTCTTCTGAAAATTATTCTCGGTGTTGCGCTTGTTGGTTTCGGCTTTTTCATGGGCGGCTTTGCAGCGCCTATTTTCGGAAGCGCGACCGGCGTTCTGAGCGGCATCACATACGGTCACATGATGATTTTTGGCGCAGCGATGGCGCTTGGCGGCGCCTCGCAATTGTTGGCTCCAGAAAACAAAAGCAGCGAGGGCGATAAGGAGTCTTCTTTCACGATGTCCGGCCCAGGCAACACGTATGACCAAGGTTATCCGGTGCCACTTGTTTACGGTGAAGTAATCACAGGATCAGTGATGATCTCCGCCGGTATCGATGTCGAAAAGATTGCGGTAGGTCGTTGATGAGTATCCAGACAGTAAATAACCTCGTCAGTGAGAATACCCGAATTCGCGGTTCAGGTGGCGGCGGTGGTAAAGGCAAGGGCGGTGGAGGCGGTAAAGACGCTGATAACACCCTGCGCTCAAAAGCACGCGTGCGCATGATCGAGGCTATCTCTGAAGGTGAGATTGAAGGTCTGGTTGACGGCGCGAAATCAATCTATTTCGAACAAACCCCGCTTCAGAATGAGGACGGCTCCTTTAATTTTAAGAACGTCAATTGGACGGAGCATAAAGGGCTGCCAGACGAAGGTCACTTCCCCGGTCATGCCGGTGTAGAAACGCCGTTTAATGTCGAAGTTCAGGTAAAGTCAAAGACGGGGCCGGTTCAAAGAACAATCGCTGACACAAATGCGGACGCCGTTCGCGTGCTGTTGCGCATTCCTTCTCTTTTTTATCAGGACAAGAAGAAGGGTGAAATGAAGACAGCCTCGCTGTCTTATCGTGTTTGGGTGCGTGCTTATAACGGCACTTGGAAATTAGCCGTTGAAAAGCATATCCGTAATGAAAAATGCACAAGCCCCTATCAAATCGCTCACCGAGTAGAATTGCCGCTTGGTGGCGCGCCGTGGGATATCCGCGTCGAGCGTGTGACCGAGGATAGCGAGAAGATCGAACTGCAAAACGATCTTTATTGGGAAGGTTATGTTGTCATTGTTGATGGCAAATACATCTACCCTCATACAGCCGCTATCGCAATTGAGGCGAATGGTGAGGATATGGGGCAGAGCGTCCCCGCTCGCTCTTTCCGCGTTCGCGGCTTGAAGATCGATGTTCCGTCAAATTACAATCCGTTTACGCGCAAATATACCGGTATCTGGGATGGCACATTTAAACGCGCTTGGACGAGCAATCCTGCTTGGATTTTCTATGATCTAATCACGAATGATCGTTACGGCCTTGGCGAGTTTATCCGCCCTGAGATCGTAGATAAGTGGTCGCTTTATACGATTGCCCAATATTGCGATCAGCTTGTTCCGTCTGGTTATAAAAATGGCGATACTGGCGCGGATATTATGGAGCCGCGCTTCACATACAACGGTGTCATTAATAATCGAGAAGAGGCGTTTCACGTTCTGCAGTCGGTTTCCACTGCCTGGCGCGGTATGGCTTTTTGGTCGTTGGGACAAGTGTTCGCGTCGGCCGACATTCCTGCAGATCCGATCAAAATCGTAACTCCTGCGAATGTCATTGGCGGTGAGTTCAATTATTCCGGAACAGCTCTGAAGGCACGCCACTCTGTGTGTCTGGTCAAATGGAATGATCCAGATGATTTCTTTCGTCCAGCAATTGAGGTCGTCATTAATGACGAGATGCTCCGTAAATATGGCTGGCGTGAAAAGTCCATTACTTTTCAAGGATGCTCATCTCGCGGCCTGGCTCATCGATATGGCAAGTGGATCTTGGATGTTGAGCAAAACGAAAATGAAACCGTAGAGTATCAGGCCAGCTGGGATCACGCCGAGGTTCGTCCGGGTGAGATTATCGCTATTGCAGACCCGGCTAAGGCACAGGTTCGCGCCGGTGGTCGTATCCGCGCGCATGATCGCTCGGCTCTTTCGATTACTCTCGACGCTTCTTTTGAGGCAACCCAAGGCGAGACTTACGCGCTTATGGCCGCCTTGCCAAACGGTAAGATCGAGTCACGCCCGATTGTGTCGTGGAAGAGTGATCGCGAGCCGGTTTTGGCATCCGATTTTTCACAGCAGCTCGACGCGGATGCTATGTTCGCAATTACTGGAACGGATATTACTCCGCGTCAGTTCCGTGTGATTTCTATTCGTGAAGAAGAAAAGAACATCTTTAAGGTGTCGGCTCTTTTCCATGATCCGCTGAAATACGCTCGTGTTGAGCAAAATATTAAATTCGATCCGCTCCCTTACACGCGGCCGAAAAATGAAGCGTATAAGCCTGAAAATCTGTCAGTCAAAGAGTTGTTTTATCAGCTGAATGGCGCACAGAAATCACGTATTTTGTTTTCTTGGTCGCCAAGCCCGGTCGCCGTTTCTCGCCATTTCGAGGTGAAAATTCTCACACCTTTCGATGGAGAAATTGAATATGGCGTAACAGAGAAAACCTGGCTTGAGCTGAACGATGTAACACCGGGTATATACGTATTTCAGGTGCGTGCGTTCTCGCTAACGCAGCGCCCATCTGAATGGGCTGAGTTCGAATATGAAGCCGTGGGCGCGGCGGGTATGCGTATGCCCACTGTTACAAACATTCGGCTCGCGGATCGGGCAGGTGATGAGTTCATCGGCCGGAATATTTCCATCATGTGGGATAACAACTTCGCTTCCTCTTCCGATCCGACATCGGATGATGGATCGCTATCCAATGAATGGTCGCCATTTTATAAGCACAATACGATTAAGGTATTTGATGTAAAATCCGGTCAACTGATGCGCGAACAGCGCGTTTTTGCGCCCGAATTCACCTATACCTACGAAATGAACGCTGCGGACGCGCAAGCGCTCAGCTTGCCGTCAGCGCGCCGAGCTGTTCGTTTTGAAATTACCGTAACGGATACATTTGATCGCACATCACAAATGTTGGCGCGAATGTTTTCAAACCCAGCTCCATCAGCGGTTGTTCCTGTTAATTATCCAGGTTCTGAGCAAATTCTTTTATCCTTCTCAGCTGCTAACCGAGATCCTGATTTTGTAGGTTATCTGATCTGGGTGGAAACTGTATCTGGATATGATCCGCTTACCACGACGCCTTGGGGAGACGCTGCTGACACAAATATTACAGTGCCAGCGGAACCGTCCACCACATATTACTGCCGCTTTGCGGCATATGACGCGTTTGGCAAGGAAGAGCTGAACATCTCGCCAGAGATTCAGATCGTTACAGCCATGAGCGGTGTCGATCTCGATCCGCCAGAAAAACCAGCCGCGCCAGTTATTACTTCCACTTTGGAAGGCAGCTTGGTTAAAATGGTCGCCACTTGGGATGCGAATACAGAGGAAGATCTTGTTGGTTACGATGTAGAGATCAAGCAGGGATCTGGTAATTGGATTTCCGCAATCACATCTTCAAACCGATACGAATGGCGTGTTTTACCGGCGATCTCATTTGCGGTTCGCGTGCGTGCGTATGATCGGGTAGGTAATAGGTCTTCCTATAGCGATATCGTAACCCACACGACGCTCAAGGACACTACACCACCGGCGGCTCCTACCGACTTTAATGTCTCTGTAGGCTTGACCTCGTTTTGGCTTTCTTGGGTCAATCCGGCAGACGAGGATCTGGATTGCATTGAGATTTTGGAAAATACCACCAATGATCCCGCCACTGCGACGGTGGTAGGCACTTCCGTTGGTAATTCCTTCGCACGAACCGGTCTTGATAATCAGGTGCAGCGCTTCTTTTGGTTGCGTGCGGTTGACACTTCTGGAAACGAAAGCGTTCTGACCGAAGTAAAGACCGGCACTACAGCCGCGTTGCCCGACGCGAAGCGAATGACAATCACCGGACTTGTTCTGACGCCAAATTCCCCAGCGACAAATAAGACGGCATGGAATTCTTTTACCATCGCCATCGGCTCGGCGATTAACGGCGTTACTCAAAAGACGATTACAGCCGGTAATGTCACTTGGACTTCAGGTTCGCTCTATATTTATTATGTAGAAGGGGAAACCGTTCTTCGCTCAACCACCTCGGTTACAACCATGTTTGTGGAAGAGGGGTTCCCTATCGCGGTATATCGCGGCGGCACTGATCTGCAAATGGCCGATGGTAAGGTGATGATGGATGGTAATAACATCATTGCCGGAACCGTTGGTGCGCAGCAGCTTGTTGTAAATGATGCAATTATCACAAACTCGCTCCAACTTAAGGATGCGGTGATTACATCAGCCAAAATCGAAAGCTTGGAAGCTGATAAGCTCAAAGCAAATACAACAATCTCCAATACGATCATTGTAGGCGGCGGTGATACCCTTGCCACTATTCGAGATCGCGCAAGAGATCCGGCTGCGCGTGTGAATCAGAACACCACTTTGATTGAGCCTGGTAAGGTAAAGATTTCCAACATTGGAACGCTTTCTCATTGGGCTATGGGCGGTGATAGCACCGAAATTAACGGCGGCGCACTGGCAGCGAATACGCTTAAGGCAAACGCCGCGACTATTGGTATGCGTGGTATTACAATCGACGGCCTGACTTTTGAGCACAATTCTCCTGCAGTTAATAAGGTCTCATGGTCTGTCGGCACGATCGCTTATACGAATGACAGCAATCAATCAGTCACCGTTAATTTGACCGCCGGTAACGCGACTTGGACTTCCGGCTCTCTGTATATTTACTGGGTCAAGGGCGAAACGATCCTTCGAACAAGCACCAATATAGTCACGGCCAACAATGACGATCATGTCATTCTGGCAGTTTATAAAGGCGGTGTCTGGCTTTTCGCGAGCTACGGTCGAACGATTATTGATGGCGGGCAGATTAAGACCAATTCTATTGATACTGCCCAGCTGAAAGCCGGAGCGGTAAAGGCTGACAATATTGAAGTTACTCAATTGTCCGCCATTAGTTCTGATCTGGGAGATATCAAAGGCGGCTCTTTAAATATTAACAGCAGATTTCTGGTTAATTCAGACGGCACTGTAACAATTCGCAGCAACACAACCGGCGCCAGATTGGTGATTAGCAACAGTCAGGTGAATGTTTACGATCAGAACAATGTCTTGCGTGTAAGATTGGGTATTTGGTAATGCCACAAGGACTTCAAACATTTAACGAAAATGGAATTATCCTTCTCGATACATCGACAAGGGTGTCATTTATACTTGGAACGCTTAGAGTTTCCGCGACTGGCACCCTGCGGGATAGTCGCCTCTTGGACGGCATTCCGTTTTATATGATTGCACCACCGGACACGGGCGTTTCTAATCTTATGCCAGTTAATCCCACAGTGGAGATTAACGGCGATACGATTTCATATTTTGTGGTGGCGGGCTGGTTCTCTCGCCCATTTAGATTGATTTACGGGATCAGATAATGCCAGTAGGCTTAGAAGTAGTAAGCGACACAGGTTCGTATCAGATTGTTAATAGCTACTATAACCATCTCTGCACGCATGTTGAGAATGTTTATTTTCCGGCTAACTCGCACAACACAAGGGTTTTGACGCTCCAAGGAAGCGATATAGCCCTCTTTGGTTTTCATTCGCCAAATGTGTTTAGTTTTCCCATCTTTATGTATGAGAACGGTGCATGGACTATAAATCTGTCCGTCTATAATCCTCATAATACTCAACAAGTGGTTCAGGTTTACACATTTGATCGGGCGCGAAACATTACAAGCTCCGGGTTTGGATTGGAGGTTTATAACGAAAACGGCGAGATGCTTTTTTCAGCTTCGCATCCTCCATTGCGAATTATTGATAACCCCGTCGCGTCAAAAAAAATGGGCTTTATGGTTTCAAGTTTGAAATGGGAAGCTTCAGATCGCGATAGCATTTTGTGGGGGAAGGGGCTTCGCCTGAATGGCGCAAATCTTGAGGAGCAGAGCGTGAATGCTGGATATATTTCAGTAAACGGCGATTGGAGTGCCAACTCGGCATATTTTAATTACACCGATTTAACGGGTATGTAATTTAGGCTCTAGCCAGAGCCTATTCCGTGGTTGATTGTAAGTAAGCGATGACTTATTATAACCGGACTTAATCCAGCGGAAAGACGGAACAATGAGCGTCGAAGAAAATGGTTTTTATCTCACCGGTGCGCGTGCTGCTTTCGCCGTAAGCTTGATCGTTCTTGTAACCTATGGATGGAAAATCGCTGCGCACTCAGTCGCGCAGGAATTAACCATTCAGGCTCATACGGCTTACATCGAAGAAGACAAGGCTACAAAAAAAGAAATCCTGCTGGAGATCAAGGAGCTGGGAAAGAAAGTCGATCGGTTGTCTTATTCATCCTCTGACGCTCCTTCCGAAAAAGAGACCCGTTTGGGTCGAAATCATCAGTAAGGAGTGACTTATGACATTACCTAAAACCGGACTTTCCTGGCTGGATCACGCAGCGTCATATATTGGCTTGCGTGAGATTAAGGGTTCTCAACATCACCCCAAAATCCTGCAGTGGTGGAAGGATATCGGCGCGTCCTGGTATAAGGATGATGAAACTCCTTGGTGTGGAGCTTTTGTTGGCGGCGTGTTGAAAGAAAGCGGTCTCTCTGTTCCTCCAAAAGGGCAAGGTGCCTCCGCAAAGGCTTGGAATGATCATGGTGTGAAACTGGATCGACCGGCCGTTGGGTGTCTTGTGATTTTTTCTCGCTCTGGCGGCGGTCATGTCGGATTTGTTGTTGGTAAGGACAAGTTCGGAAACCTTATGGTTCTGGGTGGAAATCAGGGTGATGCTGTTAATATCAAGCCTTTCGCGATGAACCGCGTAGTTGGTTATCGCTGGCCTTCGACATGGCCGGCTGAGCATCGTTTTAATCTTCCCGTAATGAACAGTGACGGTCGGGTATCAACAAATGAGGCATAGTATGAATTTGTCCAAACTACCTGAAGCGCTTGTGGAGAAAATCGCCGAGGCATCAGTAAAGATCGGATCTGAACGCGCTTTGATCGCTCTTCAGGGATTGGTTCACGTTGTTGCGCCTTTGCGTATCATCGATGGCGTGTTGAGAGATGAAACCGTCGATGCGACGCTGGCTGCTGTTAAAGTTAGTGGCATCGATAATGTCGTCGGTGCGTATGTCGAGAAAATCGAGATGCGATTTCCCGGCATTTTCCAGGAAGAGGACGACGATGATCCAAAAGAAGAAGAATTGGAGGACGCGTCTAAACCCATGCGTCGGCGTCGATGAAGGACGTATCCAAGAACGAATTTCTCGCGCAGGACAACTGGCCCCGTCGTCGTCGCTGGATGATCATTATTCTCGCTTGGGCGATGCTCAACGCGCAATACATCATCATCTGGGGCAATGACACTGGTTTGCATCAGAACGCTCTGGTTACGCTTCTGGGACTCATTGTAGCGATTGCAGGTTCATATGTGTTTGGCTCAGTCTGGGATGACAATGACAAACGCAAATGGCGCTGTCGTCATCCGGATCATGATATAGGAGCTGGTGAATGACGAAAGATATTTACGTCGTCATCGGTGGAGTCATTGGCCTTCTAATCGGTGTGATGCTGATGAACGGCTATAATCTTGTGATTGGACACCCTCGCGTCGCCGCCGAGGCGCGCTTGGGTTACGTTCTCACAGCTGAGCGCGCCACCCTTGAGACGAAACTAGCGCTTGAAGAAAAGCGCCGGATAGCAGCTGAGCGAATTTCAGCTAATCACGCAAACGCACTCGCCAAAGCCACTAAGCAGAACCAAGCGGATATGGCTC